TTTCTGAGGCCGCATTCGGCAACGGTTAGCTCCCAAGAGTTGGTGATCTTGTCATACTCAATCGTCATGTCCCCGACATCTTGCAGCTCTTCGATCATCGCTATCATCATTCACCTCGTCTCTTCTGTCTTACTTCTTCCAGTGTTCCCACCTCGGCTGTCGATGATGCGCAATCCATCTCCACAGGTTCGGGAATAATCTAAACACAAGATGTTCGATCTTCGTCGCAACAGCATAGTGCCAAGATCCTACATTACAGCAGTCGCAAGAAGGATCACGAATAGAATGAGCCGAGCAAACGGAATACCATTCCTGCTTCCAGAACCACTTGCCTTTCGATTCCATCGTTCACTTCCCCTGATTTGTATCGCCTCGGCTCGCGCCGTCGTTTGTTTGCCCGGCCGACAAGGCCGGGCGTTCGCCCCTGCGAGTGTTGGGTTTAACTTAGCATTCAAACTGCATCAGCCTTGCGTCCGCTTATGCGAGCGATCAATGCTTGGATTTGATCGTGCTCCGGTTCCCATCCCGTCTCCTTTTCGATGGCCCAACCGACGAGCATCCAGTTGCTGCTTGACGGGTGATCGCTAATCACTTCCGCCAGCAAGAACCCAAGGTCTGCTGCGCTGATGCTGTCGATCTGTTTCTGGATCAAGTCAGGGTCGAACACTTTATCCATGTTTCACCTCTATACATTCTTCTCAGGGTGTATTGGTAAACGCCTTGTCCATTCCAAGCAACTTGCACGCTTCGCGCAGTTCTTCCATTCCTCTGGCGAACGATTTGTGAGCATCCGATTCTTTCGTCAGCAGGAACCCCAACCCTTCCTGAGCCACCGTTTCAAGACCACCAAGGCAGAGCATCGCCATCGCCAACGCCTTGCGAACCTCTTTTATTTCTTCTTTGGTCATGCTTCACCTTGCAGATTTCTCAGAGTGTAACCTTCAACTCGCGGAGCACCCTGCGAACCCGCGCATCTACGAAGTCCGCAGTCATGCTATTCGATTCTCGTACGCGACGTTCGATGCTTTCCTTGATCTCTTCTGTCACGAGGGCGTGAACCGCGTCGTTGACCTTGCCTTCCAGGCTCGTGGTCATCCTGCTATCGCGGAAAAACCGCTGGATCTCCGTGGAGAGCACCTTGGGGTCGGTCTTCTTTTCCACTTCCTTAGCCACGAGATTCTTGATTTCCTCGCGGACGATGCTCGTCACCTGCCCACGAATCATGTCCTTGATGACGGCGCGGAGTTCCTTGTCGTCCTTGATTTCCAGTTCGACTTTCATCTTGTCCTCCTGTTCACAATTCGGAAACTGTCTTACTCTTTACCTAATACTCTTCCGTTCTTAAGCCCTATGAGGTAGACAAGTGTATTCACATCTTCGGACAGATACTGAACCTTCACGGCAGCCATCACCTCGTCTTTGTCGAAGGCTATCTCGATCCGGTCCAGCGTAGACCGTATGCTCTTCAATAGCCCGATTGCCTGTTGCTTATCGGTTGTCATGTTTCACCTTCACTTATCTTCGGATCAGTTAACGCCGCTCTCCCAACTGGATCGCTCTTTCGATGATGCAGAACACCGCCGCATCGTAGGCGTCCTTGCTGGGCACCCAATGATCCCGGTAGAACCGTAGCACCTTCATGGCGTTCTTGAAAGCTGAGGGAGACAACGGATCGGACGCTCCCCTGGCACCAGACGCGACAGCCTGGGCGAAGTCGAGGACGCAACTTCCACCCTCTTCCCATTTCATGATCTTGGCAACTGCTTTTGAAACGTATCCCTCTTTGCAAGTGGGCATCTCGTACCTCACAAATTAGCCGATCTGTATTATTCTCGCTTCTTGCCTCTTCGATCCATCATCGCGTTGGCAAGACGAAACGCCTGCTCTGCGATCATCTCTGGAGATCCTTCTGGAAGGCGAACGGCCTCGGCCTGCATCGCCTGCCCGGCATATTGGTCTCGAAGTGTAAGGTGCGCCTCGGCCAATCGCGTCTCCAACTCGGCGATTTCGGCTTTTAGCGCGGCTATGTCCTTTCTGGCCTGATCTTCATCGAACGGCTTGAACTTCATTTCTGCCCTCCCTGTTCAAATCTGTCGGTCTGCTCAACACTGGTTCTCCACCTCGTCCCGGAACTTCCAGATGAGCTTGCGCCACCAGGCTCGGCCCTCCTTCGTGTCCCGCGGGAACAGCCAGAAGGCGCCGGCGAACGCCTTGCAGAACTTGCGGACCCTCTCCCTCTGCTCGCCCCAGTCCGCGTCGGGGTGGAGGAAGTCCATGTAGACGAGCGACTGGCCGAGCAGGGACCATGCCCAGATGCGAAGCTGGTCCACCGTCTTGTGCTCGTCCCAGTCCCCGCTCCTGTAGATCGTCGGGTCGTCGAGGTCCACCTCGCCCGCCCTCTTCGTCTCGAAGATGTCCATGTCAGGCCCTCTTGACCGGGACCGAGAACGTCGTGGCGCCGGGGACCCCGCGGCAGCCCCTGTGCGCCCTGTCGAAGGCCTCGCACACCGCCGCTACCCATCCCAGGCTCCCGAGGGGGATCGGCACCTCGTCCTTGCACACGTCGCATCGCATGGTCTGGGTGGCCGCGTCAACTACCGTCCTTGGCTTTTCCATTCTTCGTCGTCTCCGGCGGCCAGAGGGCCTTCGCCGTGTTCGTCAGGATCTCCCGGAGCTGGTTCACAATCTCGAACCGCCTCGCGTTGATCTCGATGCTCTTGAGCACGTCCCCCGCCGAATGCCTTTCCGACGCGGCCTTCCAGTCCGCCAGCATCTCCACCAGGTCGATCAGGGTCATGCCGGAGATCCCGGCTGAGAAATGCTCGGGGTGATGACGGTTCGCCTCGTAGTGGTGATCCAGCGCAGGCTTCATGTCAGCCAGAAACCCCTGATACTCCATGCTCCCGTAAGTGCTGCCACGAAGCTTCGGGGTGAACTCGTCGAAGGCCGACTTCTCCGGCTCCTCCAGCTTGGAGCGGTCGTGGCCCAGCCCCCGGTTCTCCAGCCTCTCCGCCACGGCCGAGAGTATCTCCCGCACCCTCCCGATATGCCTCGTCGTGTCCCCGGTGCTGTCCATGGTCAGGTCCCTCGCTTCGCCCTCGTCAGCTCCCTGATCCGCCTCTCGTGCCAGCGAACCCACGACGCGTTGTTCTTCCTCTGGATCTTGCGGATCTCCTCGTCCTCGTCGAACTTGAACGCCCTGCACTCCTTGAGCAGCTCCCGGTGGTACTTGAGCCGCGCCTTCCGCCGCGCCTCCAGGTCCTTGGCGCAGCACCCGCACCCGACGCAGATCTCCCCGTAGGACCACAGGACGGCGTAGCACTTCGGCCTCACGGCCCGGCAGACGTGGACCGACGGCTCCCTGGCCTTCACCCCGGCCCTATCGCCCGGCTTTCGCATCTTTCTCCCCCATCCTGTCGCCCACCGCCTGTCAGGATCTTCACGGGTGCCCTCTAAAACGGGATGTCGACGGCATCGGGAATGAGCCCGTCTCCAGGGATGTTATCAACCCTACTACCCATCTTCTCGCACAGGACTCTGTGGACCTCCTGGAGGTCGCAGGAGACCGCCTCAAGGACAGCGATCATCTCCCCCTTGCTCATCTTGGAGATGAACTTCAGCCAGCACTCCCGGCAGACGTAGACGTACGCGGGCCTTCGACCCATGTCGCCCTCGTCGGACAGGGCGTCCGCCACCCGCATCTCGATGCTGGCGGGAAGGGGGCGAATCAGCCCGCGTGGCTGCGACACCCTGCACACCTTGCAGACGCCATGCAGCCTCGACACCCTGCCTGTCTCTCTATCCCCCATCGCTACCCCCAATGACCCTGGCCGTCCTCACCGCGTCCACCATCTCCTTGAGGGGGACCGTCCTGCCCCCGAACGTGACGAGGGCCTCGACCACCACCTTCTCCAGGCTGTCGAGCTTCGCGCCGAACCCCCGGCACTCGTCCGCGATCTCGTCCTTCTGCTTCTCCGCCCGCCGCAGCTGCTCCCTGACGACCTTGGCCTCCTGCGTCAGGCTCCTGATCACCGAGTTGGCCTTCGCAACTTCCGGGTCCGTCGTCTGACCTCTCGCGGCCCGGATGATCTCCTCGCGCTCCCTCGTCGCTTCCGCCAGGCACACCTTCAGCCTGAGGATGGACGGGGTCATGTTGTCGTTGCAGTCCGCGTTCTCGCAGAGGTGGCAGTTCTGCTCGCCCGTCTTGCGGCAGTGCTCGCTCATCGGCATGTGAGGCATCTGTCACGCCCTCTCCGCCTTCAGGTGCCTGTCGAGGATCCGCTGGATGTCCGCGTCCTTCATAAGGGCCGACATCACGTCCAGGTCGGAGTCCGTCAACTGGCCCGGGGGAATCTTGAGGAGCTCGGAATACAGACTCCGCTTGGCGTCGATCAGGTCTTCCCTGCCGGGCATGGCCTACTCCTTGCGGAACCACCCTCCCTCGCGCCTCTCCCACGCCCCGGGGAACGGCGGCGGCACCTCGGTCTTGATCGCCAGGAACACCGGCCCGCCCTCGGTCGGCGTCCGCACGTCGGACCACGGGTTGTCCTGGCCCGGCATGGAGATCGAGGTCATCGCGCCCGGCGTCGGCCTCCCCTTGCCCTCGTCCGTGACCGCCACGCCTTCCTGCCTGCGGGTGAACTCGGCCTTCTCCAGCGGCGTCGACCTCGGGTCGGGCAGCTCCGCCGACGGGATGACCGGGATCCGCACCTCCTCCAGCTTGAACCTCGCCATGCCCCACCCGGGGAAGCCGATGAGCGACTGCCACACGGGCGACCGCTCCTGCTCCTCCTGGGTCCGGCCCTTGAACGCCTCCAGGAACTCCGCCACCTCAGCGTCCTTGATCAGCCTCTTTGTCATTCCTCGCGCCTCCGAACTGCGTGTCGTACCACTTCCTCTTGGGGCGCCGGTCGACCGACAGCGCGACCGCCCTCGCCCCCACCTCGGTCCTGCGGGAGACCTCGCGGGCGACGGCCTCCCCCTTCAGGACCCCGATGATCTCGCTCGCCTCCCTCTTCGTCAGCCCCGCCGACCACTCCTCGTACCCCATGAGATCGACGGCGCACCGCTCCCTCGGCTCCAGCACGTCCAGCACGTCGGCGGAGTGCTTCCGGACGAACCAGAGCTGCTTCTCGGTGATCGGGTCTTCCTCGGGCATCTTGCCCGTCCGGTACCACCCGTTCTTCGCCATGCGCTACCGATCGGCGAGCCTTCTCGCAACTATGACCTGCTGGAGGATCGCCCCGCACTCCCACAAGCCGTCTCGGACGGACGGCTTCCCCGCCGGACCCGGCCTGGCCTCGCCCACCCGGAGATGGGGGCACTTCAGGCAGGCCTCGAACCCCAGGTCGAAGGCCCCAAGACTCATCCGGCCCTGGGGGCACCTCCCCCTCTCGACGGAGATCGTCCCCTCGATCTCCTTGAGGATCTTGGCCTTCACCCTTTCCAGCACCTTGCCCCGGTCCCTCTCGGACAGGTCCGCCTGCATGGTGGTCTCCTTGGAGATGCACCACGCCACCGCCTTCGCCAGCCCGAGTCTGGTGAAGACCTCGGGGAAGGCCCTACCAGCGGCGACGAGGACCCACTGCCTGGTCTTCGTCCCGCTCAGGTTAACCAGGAGGTAGACCTCGCAGATCACGACCGCTTCTCCCCCACGGTGAGGAAGGGGTCCCCCGCCTTCCGCGGGATGCGGGCGTCGAGGGCCGCGTCCTCCCTCATCCTCTCGCGGAGCCAGGGGGTGTTGACCTCCCGGCGCACCGCCTCGGGCCCCAGGTCCCTCTCCAGCGCGGAGAGCAGCTCGTCGGAGACGTCCAGCGTCTCCCGCTGGCCCTTCTCGACGAGGCCGATCCGCTCGCCCAGGGACATGAGGGGGAGGAGCTTCCGCTTCAGCCGGTCGCGCTCCTTCTCCAGCCCCTTGATGTCCATGGCGACCTTCTCCAGCTCCTTCGCCAGCGCCGCCTTCTCGTCGTTTCCCGCCGCCATGTCCGCCGCAGCCTTCATCCCGTCCACCTCCACCGGACTCCCGAGTGCCACAGATCCACGCCCCTATTATACCCCGTTTCAACTTTTGGTCAGGACGAGCCCGCCCATCACGGAGTAGGTTCCCCCGCACTCCATCCAGGACTTCCCCATGCCCATGGTGTCCACCTCCACGGGGTTCCTGCACCGCCACACCCTCGACATCCCGTCCACCCGCCACTCGCGCACCCTCCCCCCGCACCGGGGGCACTTGACGGATTGGAAATCCGACACGCCCCCCCCGGACAGCGTGATGGCCGCCATCAGGTCCGCCTTCGCCTGACACGCTGGCACCGGGCACCCGAAGCACGGGATCTCCCCCTCCAGCATCGTGTCGAGGAAGATGAGCCTCTCCCTCCTCGATAGGTAGCAGTCGTCTGGGAAGACCCGGCTCATATATCGACGATCGCCTCGCCCTCGGTGTAGAACACCTGGTCGGCGTGCGGATAGACGAGCTTGTAGAGCCGCATCCCGAGCCAGGCCTGGACCGGCCCTATGATCCTGACCTGGATGGGCTTCCCCTTCTTCTTCAGGAGCGGCTTCACCTCGTTCAGGCGGGCGAGGACGGTCCTCTCTATCTCCGGCCACGTCCCGAGGTGGATCGGGACGCCGACCCGCTGGCGGTAGAAGGCGTCCAGCTTCGGGATCTCCAGCCCGAGGACGACGTTGGGGTCCCCGTCGATGAAGTAGAAGATGGAGCACACCGCCCCGTAGAGCGCGAGGTTCTCCTCCGCCGGTGGCTTCTGCTGGACCGGATTCTCCTCTCCCATGCCTCACCTCAAAAATGGTGCGGGCCCCCCGCGCCCGGTCCTCGGCAGCCGTCTTGCAACAGCGTCTGCGGGCGCAGACAGGGGCCCAGCGTCCCACGCATCGCCAGAGGGTCTACCCCTGGGTCGTGCTGGCCTCGACGGGCTCGCCCTCCGGAGCCTTCTCCTTGGGCTCGTCCGCCGTCGGCTTCTCCCTGGCGATATCGGGAAGGGCCTTGACGATCATCTCCAGCCTGGGGAAGCACGACCCCATGTCGGACTTCCACTCCCCGATGTCCACGAGCCTCTCGTTCAGGTCCGAGATGGCCTTCTCCAGCCGCGCCTTCCGGTCGAGCAGCTCGTTGCGCCTGCGGACGTGAAGGATCTCGTCCTGAAGGCACCTGGAGAACTCCGGACCCATGGCCCGGAGCGCCCGCAGCCCCTTCTCGCCGTACGCCTCCGACACCCACCTCGCCGCCGTCAGCCTGTTGGACGGGGCCCGTGCGGCACCGCCGCGCTTCTTCTTCGCCATGCTTCACCTCATGAGATGTCCAAGATGACCTGCACCTTCCGCCGGACGCAGAACGCCCGCCGGTACTCCTTTCCATTGCTCTTGACGGGGCTCCCCCTGGCCGCGAGCCGCACCGCCCTGACCCCCGCCTCCTCCCCCGGGGCCGCGAACACGTCGCCCTCCCCCGGCCCGAACTCCACGTACTCGTCGAAGACTATCCTGTCGAAGACGGGGGACCACATGGAGATGACCTCGGAGGCCGCCCTGCGGGCGATCCGGTGGTCCGTGATCGTGGGGTTGGTGAGGACCATGTCGGTGTGCCTGCACCGCAGGCCGTCCGACCGGGAGAACCCCTCGCAGTCGCACCGCCCGGCCAGGATCCTGTGCTCGGCGAGAACGGCGTCGGGGACGGCCAGGTCAACCTTCCTGACGATCCACTCGCTCGGGCCCCTCTGCTCCACCAGGTACGCGTGCTCCGTCTTCGTCCTCGGGGACTCCTCCGTAGATCTCACGCCATCCCTCCATTCCCGCAAGCAACCTCTCGACCGACGGGACAGGGCACTTCCGCTCTCCGACGGGCCTCCCGCCTCTGGTCCTCGCCTCGCTCTCCACCTTCCCCATCCTCTCCTCGTCCGCCGCCACGCGCACGAAGGGTCCGGTCCACACGCGGTCGTGGACATTCGCCTCATCCAGCCACCCCACGAAGAGGGAGGCGGCGACCGCGTCCTGGAACTGGAACAGCCTGTCGTGCTTCTCGGTCATCTCGGGATATCCAGACCCTTCTTCTTGTGCTCGACCTCGATCCCGAACTTCTTGGCGATCTTGTCGCCGTAGACAATCTCCATCTCCTCGCCCCTCTCCTCGAACGCGATCACCTGGATGTTGAAGACCTGCTCGACCCTCTTTAGGATCCGACTCGCCATGATCCTGCCCTCCTCGATCCTCCCCGAGAGGAACTCGGTGCAGATCATGTCGAGGGCGTACCCCCTCCCCACGTTCGGCCCGGCGATCTTCTTCGCGACCGACAGGGCCAGGTCGATGTTCGTCTGCTGGTCCGCCGTGACGTAGAACGTCTCGGTCCTGTCGACTTCGGTCTTGAGGACCTTCCCCTTCTCGACCTCGTTCCTGACCTTGTTCACCGAGGCGCGGAGGTCGTCGACCTGGGACGACCTCGCCCGGTCGATCCACCCCCCGATCCTCCCCGGCGTCTTCTCGGAGGGCGGCAGCCCCGTCAGCACCTCTGCCTTCGAGTACTCGACCCCTGCCAGGTCCTCCCGCTTGAGGCCCGCCTCCACCATGAGCTCCTTCTGGATGCGGACGAAATACTGGCCCTTCCGCTTCTTCCACCCCAGCCGGTCGGCCACGTACTCCTCGAAGGTGGCGTACAGCTCTTTGTCCTTCCCCTCCAGCGCCCGAAACCACTCGTTCTCCTTGACCTTGTAGAGAAGCTCGCACAGCTCCAAGTAGGACTGGTTCACGATCTTGACCAGCTCGTCGACCCTCTTGAGGGTCCACTTGCACTCCGCGACGTTCCCCCTGTCAGGCCTTACGGCCACGGCGTCCGTCATGCTCCATCCTCCACGCCTCGCCGCCAGAGAAGACGGCGTAGTATTCCTCGACGGTCGTGAATGCCACACCCAGGTCCTCAGCCATCCACCCCACGCCCTGCCCGAAGTTCTTGAGGAAGTAGTCCCGCAGGGACACCTTCCTCCTCCTCGCCGACGCGATCGCCTTGGGCGGCAGGTCCTCGATGGAAATGCCGAACGCGTCGGCCCAGAAGAAGACCTCCCTCTTGGGCGACTTCAGGTCCCTCGCGACCTGCCCTACCGGGATCCGCCTGCGCTCGCACAGCTCCCTCAGCGCGCTCTCCAGGCCCATCCCGCTACCCTTGGCGAACCTCTCCAGCTTCTCCAGAAACATCCCCTACCTCCACCTTCGGGCACCCCAGCGACACCGGGTCCGCCCACTCCAGGAAGTCCTCCAGGACCACTATCTTGACCGCGTCCTCCGTGTGGACCCGACGGATCTCCATCGTCGGGATCTCCTTCCCCATCCCCCCCATGGCGCTCTCGAAGAAGTCCATGTCCCCGAACCCCAGCACCAGGAGGTGCTCCTTCGAGGGGGCGTTCATGACAACCATCATCCTGACCTTGCCCCACTCGTTGGTCCGCCACTTGGCCTCCCCCTCCGCAGGGGGGATCATCTCCCTCCGGTACCGCGGGGTCTCCTCCGACAGCTTGTCCCACCAGCCCCAGAAGGGGTGCGCAGGGGCCGTCAGGAGCCCCGGGAGCCTGAACGCCTTCCTGTTCTTCGCGTCCGCCTGGACGCGCCCCATGAACCACCTCGCCGCCGGGAGGAACCGCTCGGCGCACTTGGGGTGGACGGTGAGGTCCCCGTAGGTCCGCTCCACCATCCTCCCCATCAGGGCCTGCCGGGAGAGGATCCTCTCGGACTCCACGCCCGTCCCCCCCTGCGCCAGCCAACGGCTGAAGAGGGTGGCGACGTGGCGCTCCCACTTCTTCCATCCGCTGTCAGGAATTCTTCGCCTCCTGCGCATACCGTATGCGCTCCCTCTCGACGGCCTCCTCGATGTCGGGCCTGAAGCACTCCAGGCGGTGCGGGCACTTCTCGGCGGCCCGCTCGGTGTCCCTCCCGCAGTTTCCCACGCACAGCCGCTTCTCCGGCCAGGACCTCTTGTAGAGGGCGATCCTGCTCTTGACGGCCTCGACCACCCCGTCGTCCCGCTTGACCCAGAAGGTCTTGGGCCTCTGCGGGTCCGCGTCCTTCGAGAAGTAGGCCAGGAGGCATCGGTCCAGGCCGGTCGCCCACAGGTACACGCTGATCTGGAACATGTACTTGGGGTCGGGCGAGGACAGTGTCTTGAACCACCTCCCGTCCATCGTCTTGACCTCCAGGAGGGCCCTCTCGCCCCACGGCATCTGGAGGATCCCGTCGACATGCCCGACGATCCCCTCGTCCGTGCGGACCCTCCTCTCCAGGTACGTCCAGTACCCGCCGCGCCGGGGCCTCTTGCCCGCCTCGATCTCCCTCTCCGCCTGCACGATGCGGACGGCCTCGTCCTCGCGGCGGGGGCCCGCGCTGGGGGTGCAGTCGATGTCGGGCGGGGGCATGAGGGAGTCCCTCCACACCTTCCCGCACCGGTTGCACCGCCAGTCCCCCCACAGGAGCCCCATCGGGCCGAAGTAGTGGTTCTGGACGAACCAGTGCCACGCCGTCCCCCAGTCGAACCGCGTCCGCGTCTCGGGCGAGAAGTAGCCCTCGCCCGGCTTCGGGAAGAAGTGGGCGAGGACCCTCTGCCGCGGGCAGAAGTCGAAGAGCTGGGAGGGGTGGAACCCCTGCTCCCGGCCCTCGTCCTCCGCGTCGCTCAGCGAGGCCAGGTAGCCCCACAGCACCTCCCCGAGGCTCCACTCGGGAACCGCGCTCGGCGCCTTCCTGGCCGCCGCCAAGATGTCCTTCAGTCCCATCCGGTCCTCCACCTTGTTATACGTCATTTCACCGTTTCGTCATCGCCGCCCAGCCCGAGCATGGACTTCGCCACCGGCAGCGGGACGACCGCCCAGTCCCGCTCCACCCCGCGGGGCATCCCCGTGAAGGACACCACCAGGGCGGGCGTCTTGTGGACGTCGGACGCCTCCCTGGAGATCTTCACGAGGTAGTCCCTCTTGATGGAAATCGAGGCCTTCAGGGTGGTCTTGCACTCGACCAGGGCCAGGTCGTGCGACACGTCGCCCTTCCCCCCGGACCTCCTGCCCGGAATGCAGGGCCCGGCGCTCGGGGGGATGCGCCCGGCCCCGCTCGCCGCGACGCGCTCCCCTCCCACCCTCCTGGCGACCCTCTCCTCCTGCTCGGAGCTCACGTCCTGCGGGATCGGGGCGGAGAACTTCTCCCTCGGGGCCGACCGGCGCCTGCGCCGCCTCTTGCCGAACCCCGGCTCCGCCTTCTCGCTGCCGTAGCGGTCAGGATTCATAGAAGCCGTTCTCCTCCAGCCACCCGTCCAGATCCCTCACGATCCCCATCTCGTCCCCGTCGGTCTCCACGGACTTTACCCTCCCGACCACCGCCTCCCTCAGCCGCTCCAGCCTCACGAACTCCGACGCGGGCACCGCCACCATCTCGTTGATCCTGTCCACCACCCCGCCCCCGGAGGACTTCCTCCGCTGCTCCCGCAGTGTCTCGGCGAGGTCGATGGCCTGGATCATCCGCGAGTCGAGGAGCTTCTGGACCCCGTAGAGCACCTTGTTGTAGTCGTTATCCCCCTCCCCCATGATGGCCGCGCTCACGGCGGCGTTCATGACGGCGTCGAGGAAGCCCTCCCCGAGCTTCAGCGGGATCCTCACGACCCTGTCTGGCGGGATCTCCTCCCCCATCTCCAGCCCCACCCTCGTGGCGAAGCACAGGCAGTCCCTCGGGTGGTCGAACCAGACCACGACCCTCGCGTCCGTCTTCTCGGGCGGCTTCGGCGGCATGGGAACCCCCTACGTGAGATTCTCCTTGGCCAGCTTCTCGGCGTTCGCCGGGTTGGACACGAAGCTGGCCGCGTCCTCGTTGAAGGAGAACTCGATCTGGAACCGGTACTCTGGCCCCAGCTCCCCGGCCAGCCACCGCTCGACCTGCTCCGTGACCCGCCTGCCCCGGAGCATGGCCCGGAACCGGATCATGGCCCACCGCTTGTACCGCTCGACGTCCTCCGTGGACACTCTCTTGTCAGGCATTGTCCTCCTCCATTCTGACGACCTTCACCTCCGCGTACTTCTGCCCGTGCCTCTCGACGGTGTACGCGGCCATGACCCCGTTGTTCTCCACGACCCACCCCCTCGGGAGCGGGAAGTCGACCCTCCCCACCAGGCAGTCCACCATCCCGTCGAGGGGGCGCCTCGGTCGCGGCCTCCTCGACACCGACTGCCCCTTTACCCCGGCGCCGACCATCTCCGCCATGACCCTCAGGGCGGAGTTCTCCTCCTCCAGGATCCTGACCCTTGCCGCGAGGACCTTGGCCCGGTCCTTCAGCCTCTGGACCGACCCCCGCGACCTCGCCACCGGTCACTCCTCCTTGTCCTTCTTCGCCTTCTTCTCCTTGAGCTTCCCGTCGCTCGGGGCGTTGATGATCGTCTGGATCAGGGCGTTCCTCGCCCGCCAGTACAGGTCGCCCCTCTTGAACATCTCCATCTGGAGCGCCGCCGCGCTCGGGAACTTCTGCCCGAAGAGGACGACCCCGTCCTTCTCCTCCTGGATGAACCCGTGGTCCGTCCCGACGCCGACGACGGTCGCGTCGTCCCAGACGTCGCCCGGCTCCCTCCACACCTCGGGGACCCCGGGGAAGGCCGGGTGCCTCGTGAGGCACATCTGGTACTTCCCGCCCTGCTTCGGCCGCCCGACCTTGTTCTTCTCGACGAAGTACTCGATCTCCTCCCAGATCGGGGCGCCCTTCTGGTCGTACTGGTAGTCCTTCTGCTTGAGCGTGACCTCGACGCTGGTGGCGAACTCCTGCCCGACTCCGCCCGGCTTCGTGTACCCGGTGTAGAAGGCGGCGATCTTCATCCTGAGCTGGTTCACAAGCAGGATGGTGCAGTTGGTCTCCCCGTGGGCGTCCCTCTCGTTGAGGCTCGCCGTCCACACCCGGAGGCCCTTGTTCACCATCCGGGCCTGTAGCCCGACCTGGAGGTCGTTGGCCGACGCCTCGCGCTCGACGCTCGGGGTCATGGCCGCGATCGAGTCCACGACGATCAGGTCGACCTCGGCGGTCCTGATGGCCGCGTCCACGAGGTCCACGGCCTCCTCGCCCGTCTCCGGCCTCGACAGGTGCAGGTCGTCGCAGTCCACCCCGAAGTGCGTGTAGAAGTCGGGCGTGAACGTGCCCTCACTGTCCACCCACAGGACGACCATCCGGCCGGGATGGACCTTCTTATTGGCGGCGTCCCGGCACTTGCTGGCGCAGTCCTTCGCGACCCTCGCCGTGTAGGTCTCCTTGACCTTGGTGATCTCCCCGGTCTGGGGGTCGACCCTGGTCACCTTCCGCTCGCGCTTCTCCTCCTCCCACTCCGTGATCGGCCCGAAGCACCTGCGGCAGAGGCGCTGGGCGCTCGCCACCACCTTCGCCATGAGGGAGGACTTCCCCGACGACTTGAGCCCGACGACCTCGGTGGTCCTGCCGATGGGAATCCCTCCCCCGGTGTCCGCGTCGAGCCAGAAGATCCCGGTGGGGATGCGGGGGATGTCGTCCACGAGGTCGGACGCGATGCCGACGCTCATCTTCCCGTGCTTCTTCCTGATGCGGTCGAACAGCTCGTTGAGCTGGCTCATGGTCCACCTCCAAAGACAGGACCCCCGCCGGACAGGCGGGGGCCCGCTCTCGCCCATGCCTCGGCTACGGCTTGCGCTTCTCCTCGAAGCCGGGCCTGATGTCCTTGCCGCGGACCTCGACGACCTCCTTCTGGAGCCTCTCCTCGATCATGTCGTTGACCAGCCCCTCGATCTCCTTGACCTCCTCGACGTAGCAGGGCATGGCGTACCCCACGTCCACGCGGGCGCTCTCGAAGTTGCCCAGGTTGATCGTGAGCCCCTTCTTCTGGATGACCTGGGCCGTGGCCGTCTTGAAGAGGCCGACCTTGATGAGCCGCTCCTCGGTCTTCTCGGAGACGGTCTCCTTCTCGCCGCGCCCCAGGATTCGGTCCTTGGTGCTGACCACCCACTCGAACCCGTCGTCCGACCCCTCCGCCACCGCCTTGGCCTCCGCCTCCGCGACCTTCCGCTCGTGTCCGCTCGGCTTCACCTGTCCTCCTTCGGGGAACCTCCCCCTTCTCAGACTCTCACCTGTCTCTCGAACTCCTCCCCCACGATCTGCTTCAGGACGGAGAGGCTCCGCCTCCCCCCCTTGTCGTACTTCTCCACCGCGTCGGCGACGGCGTCCATGTGCACCTCGGAGTACCACCGCCTGCCCACCCGGTCCACCATCGTGGGGGCCGGGATCACCTTCTTGTCCTCCCACTGCGTGATGGTCTGGACGTTCCGCCCGACACCGTCGGCGAACTCCCCGACGCAGTAGTAGAGCACGGTCTTCCCGCCCACGAGGACCACGCGGGGGTGGTTGTACTTGCGGACCTTCCTCTCCCCGGGCACTCGGCCCTCGAGGTACCTCTCCATCGCCTTCTTCCGCGCGGTCTCCCGCACGGACGGGTCCCCGGCGTACCGGTCCCGCTTCCGCTGGCTGATCTCCCCCCGGTGCTCCACGTAATACTTCCTCTGGTACTCCCGCACCATGTCCTCTGGCATAGGACCCACCTCCAATATCCTACGCCATTATTATATGTCTTTTCTGCCCTTCGTCAACGGGTTTTCCCCGCGATCTCGGAGACGTCGTACCCGAGCCTCCCGTACTGCCGCAGCCTCTTCTCGGCGAACTGGGCGCACAGCTCGGTCTTGTCGTCCACGAAGTCGATCACGATGGGCTCCCTCTTCCCCTCCACCTGGCGCAGGATCCGGCCTATCGGCTGCTCCACGTCGCCCTTGGGGACCGTGAGCATGAGGGTGTCGAGGCCGGGGTCGTCCAGGCCCTCCTTCGCGTACTGGAACGTCCCGAGCAGGAGCCTGCACCTCCTGGCGCTCTCCAGGCCCGCGTCGGAGGTCCCCCCGACGTACCGCCCGATGCCGAGGACGGATGTGTCGCCCGACATCTCCGCGGCCATCCTCTCCTCCTTGGGGAGCCTCTCCTTATAAAGGCGCTCGATCTCGTCGAGGTGCGCCAGGCGGTCGGAGAGGACCAGCACCCGCCTCCCGGCGCCCAAGGCCTTGACCACCTCGCCCACGATCATCTCGTTCCTCGCCGGGACCTTGGTGAGGGCCTTGAGGAGGGCCCCGAGGTAGGTCGTCCCGCCCCAGATGTACCGGCCCGACGGGACGCCGACGCCCGTCATGACCCGGAAGACCCTCGCGGTCCCCCCCACGCTCCCCTCCGCCAGCACCTCCCCCACGTGCATCTTGATGATCTTCCACAGCCCGTCCGACCGGCGGGGGGTAGCCGACAGGCCGATCCGCACCCTCGCGGGGAACATGGAAATCACCTTGTGCCAGGTCGCCGCCGCGTGCCGGTGGACCTCGTCGAACACCGCCACGCCGAACGCCCGGTACATGTCCGGCTCGTACTCCCGGCGTGAGAGGGACTCGATCATCGCCACCACCACGGACTTCCCCCGCCAGTCGCACTCGTCCTGCTGGACGCGCCCGACCTGGTCCGGCCTCAGGTCCGTGAACTTCAGGAGCTCGTCCTGCCACTGCTTCATCAGGGCCCCGGTGTGGACGAGGACGACGGCGGCCTGCCCCAGCTCGGACAGCATCTTGACCGCCATGACCGTCTTGCCCGTCCCGCACGGGGCGTTGAAGATCCCCCCGTAGGCGTCGGTGCCCCTCCCCGCCCTGACCCTGCCCAGGAATCCGTCGACGAGGGGCGGCTGCTCGGGCCGGAGCCCCCTGGTGAAGGCGAAGGGCTGGATCGGCGCCTGGACGGTCTCGTCCACGGTCGGCGGCCCGAACTCCCTCCGGCCGTAGGCCCTCGGCACCTCGACGCCGAACAGGCCCTCGCGGTAGAGGACGATCCTCTGGCCGGGGGCGAACCCGTAGTCCTCGCCGCCCCGCTGCTTCAGGACGAGGTCCTTCTTGACGAGGCGGTCCGCCGCGCCAACCTCGTCCGTCGTGTACGACGCACCGACCTTCCTCATCCCTAACCCCCCTCCCTCGGGTACTTCCTCAGGAGGTCGCGGAGCACCTTCCTCTCCGCCTCCTCCTCCGTTTCCGATCCCTTCACCACGGCCATGACGGCCCGCATCGAGTCGGCCTCCTCCGTCGCCTCCTTGAGCCTCCGCTCCGTCCTGGACTGGAGGTACGCGAGGATCCCCCTGCGGTTCGCCCAGATCCAGTCCTCGTACCGCCGGACCATGTTGCACCTGCAACCATCGGCGTAGCCCTTCCCGTCGACCGAGACCCGCGTGGTGAAGTAGTCCACCTCGATGTACTTGTCGGGCTCCTTAGCGGCGCGCGCCCGGAGGTCCTCCAGCTCCCCCTCGTCGTAGTCCCCGCAATCCCGCGTGGCGAAGTACACCCGCCCGCAGAACTCGCAGTCGACGACCATCCCCGAGCTGCCCTCCCTGAAGGCATCGAGGAACTCCTCCGACGGCTCCTGTAGCATTCCCATCCTCGACGCCACGAGGACCGGATCGTCAGGCTTACTGTCCACTCCCCACCTTCTGCATCTTCGCCCTGATGCGCCTCGCCAGGTCCCAGGCCTCCGCCCCGATGTTGTTCAGGCTCGATCGCTTCCCCTCGTGCCACTTCAGGCGGAAGTCCTCGCGCTTCTTCGGGTCGTCGATCGCCCCCATCGCGGCCTCGAACACCTTCCGCTCCCCCGGCTTCCCGATGAGAACGCTCTCCAGGGCAGCCGCGATCCCCCCGGCGTGGCCCTCCATGAACCTGTCGATGTCCTTCACCGGGCAGACGTTGGCATCCAGCCACTTCTCCATCCCGCCGAAGATGAACACCGGCATGCTCGCGCCGCCCTCCCCCACCTCCTCCAGCCCGAGCCTCGGGCTCAGCATCAGCACCGCGACGGCCGCCTCCTTGAAGTCCTCGGCCTCCAGGAAGTACGGGTCGCTCGGATTTATGATCTCGTAGAGTCTCACTGCTTGGCCTCCTCCCACGTGCTCCCGATGCCGATGTCGAGGATCATGGGTACCTTCAGCGCCAGGGAGTTCGCCGCCTTGTCGCGCATCAGTTCCGCCACGTCCTTGGCGATCTCGTCGGGTGCCTGGTAGACGATCTCGTCGTGGACCTGGATGAGCATCTTGACCGTGTCCCACCTCGGGTCCGCCTTCCGCCGCTCCAGGATCTCGCGGTAGATGTTCCTCATGACGAGTCGCACCAGGTCGGACTCAGCGCCCTGGACCACCGCGTTCCACGCCACCCACCCGTCCCACCAGAGGTTGCTCCTGGGGCCGCCGTCCGACTCCTTCTTCTCGTACGCGTCGGGGTCCTTGCCCTTGTGCTGCGGGTAGTTGCGCCGCCTGCCGAGGATCGACTCCACGTAGCCCTTCTCGCAGAGGTCCCTGCGGCACTTGTCCGAGCACCACCGGATCTCGGGGTACGACTTGTGGAACCCGTTGTAGAACTTGTTGGCCTCGGCCGGTGGGCGCCTCTTCGCCTCGGCGAACGACTTGGCCCCCCTCCCGAAGATGAACGCGAAGTTCACCCCCTTGGCCTCCTTCCGGGCCGCCTTCTTGTCCGGGATCGTCTTGTCGAACCCGAGGTCCCTCATCGTCCTGTCGTGGAGGTCGGACCCCAGGGCGTAGGCGTCCGCGATGTTCGACTTCCCGAACCAGCTCTTCGCGTAGTGCCCGGCCAGCCGGAACTGGAGCTGGTTGAAGTCTCCGCACACGAACTTGTGCCCGGGGGGAGGGACGAACATGGGCTTGACCAGGCCCTTCTCGGTGTCGATCTGCTGGAGGTTGGGCTCGGAGCAGGTGAACCGCCCGGCGATCGTCCCGGCCTGATGGAAATCGGGGTGCACCCTCCCGTCGCGGGCCACCCCCATCTTCTTGTCGTTCTCCGGGTCACCGCCGACGTAGGCGTACACGAAGAACTTGAGCGTCTGGCTCGCGGCCCGGTAGTCGAGCAGCGCCTTGACGAACGGGTGGTCGTACCCGGCCAGGATCGAGTCGTCGGTGGAGTAGAACCCGTTGTCCCCCGGTATGGCCTGGTGCCCGTCCCGTCCGAGCGGGACCGGCAGGAGCCCCTTCGGGGCCTCGAACAGGCCCTTGGTGTTGAACTTCGCGACCAGGTCCCTCTTCGCCGCCTTGGGCTTCCTCTTGTCCCTCGACGCCATGGCGGCGCGGAGCGCGTCCTCCGACGGCGCCCCGAAGAGGATGACGCTCACCTCCTCGGGGGAGCTGATCTTGAAGGAGCGCCCGACCGCCGCGAAGGCCCTCTGGGCCGCCTCCTCCTTCGCCTTCTCCATCCTCTCCTTGAGGGCCGCGATGTACTTCAGGTCGAGGCAGACGCCCTCCATCTCGGCCTCCATGAAGATCCTGACGATCTCCATCTCGACCTCGGTGAAGAGCTTCCTGATCTTCTCGTGCCCCGGGGTGGTCACCCCCCCGTCCTTCCCCCTCTTGCTCTCCTTGTTCAGGAACGGCGCGTGGACCCTCTCCCACACCCGGAAGGCGTACCTCGCGTCGTTCACCGCGTACTCCGCGAACCGGCTGCCCTGGACGAGGTCCCTCGACGCCCACGCCGTCGTGAACTTCTCCAGGTCGACGTCGAACTCCCTCTTGACGATCTCCTTCAGGCCGTGCCTCTTGTTGTTCTCGTCCATCATCCAGTCGGCCACCACGGTGTCGAACAGCCTGTTGCGGACCTCGACCCCGTTGGCCTTCAGGAACATGATGTCGAACTTGCAGTTGGACCCGATGAGGGTCTTGGCGGGGTCGAGCAGGACGGGCTGGACCGCCCGGAACACCTCGACCATGGAAAAGACCTGCTCCCCAGCGGACGCCCCCCCGTCGAACGGGAACCACCACGACTTCCCCGGCTCGAACCCGGCCGCGAACGAGACCCCCACGATCCTCCCCCGGAGGGGGTCCGTGGCCTCGGCCTTCGACGGCCCGTCCGTCTCCAGGTCGAGCGAGAAGAACTCCGCCTTCCTGAGCGCCGACACCGCGTCGTCGATGCTGGTCATCTTCTTCCTCCTCGCCTCGTCTCGCCTGGCCGCGGCCTCGACCGCGGACGGGTCCGACTCCAGGAGCGAGCGGAGGCCCTCGTCGCCGCCCCCCTTACGCAGGAGGGTGAGGAGCCTCCCCTTGGCGTCGCCTACCTTCCGGTCCTCTGGCATTGGCACGCCCGGCGCGACTCGGACGCGCGGCCTCCGGTTTAGGAAACCGGCGCTCTATCCTGCTGAGCTACGGGCGCATGGTGGGCTGGCTCGAGTCGGGATACCTCGAATGAGCGGCCTCCGTTATCTCCACCCCGCCTACCAGCCCATCTGGAGTCGCCGGGGGGTCTTGAGCCCCCATCTCCCGGCCCGTGTAATTCTCCGGTCAAGCCGGAGATGAACCATCGGTGACGAGCACCTTGGTCTCGGGCCGGGGCTCTGCCTTGAGCTACGGCGACAAAACCGCCGGACAGGGGTTTGTGCGTAGGGACTTCTGAAGAACGCCTTCAGGGCCCCCGTCCGGCGGCGGTACCGACCACGCGGCCGTTAGTAGGGGACCTCCTCGCCCGCGTCCCCCGAGGACCTCGGCGCCGCTCCCCTCCGCCCCCTCCCCCCGGCCCCGTCCTTGTCCTTGTCCGCCCAGGACGCCGCCCGCCGCTTCGTCCCGTCGAAGTCGATGCCGTCGGACATCAGCTCCTCGTAGGTCCGGGGCTTGAGCAGCTCGCGGTAGTTGAACGGCTCCAGGTTCTCCCGCGGGATCTCGGCGTCGATCTCGATCGCCTTGCCGTCCGACCCGATCACGGAGACGTGGAACGGCTTCCCCATCTCGGCGCGCCGCTGCGCGGGGAGGAGGACGCCATCGCCCCCGACCTTCTGGACGAACTGCCAGTCGTCGCCGACGGTGTAGGCCCGGTCGCCCGTGCGGAAGATGTTCCAGACCGTGCCCACCAGCCCCTTGCGCTGGGCGGCGTGGCGGAGGATGCGCTGCATCGCCTCCTTCTTCGCGATCAGGAGCTTGCGCTCGAACTTGTGCTCCTTGCCGTCCCGCCCCGTCCACCCTGGCCGGAGCTGGACGATGGTCATCGGCCAGGCGTCGTAGGGCCGCAGGCCCTCCTTGCACACCGGGCACTTCGCGGGCCCGACGCAGGTGCAGAAGTTGGGGAACTTGCCGTCGGAGGCCTCGTAGGTGTGCTCCTTGAAGTTCCCGATCGGCTCCTCGGTGGTGTTGTCGCCGTCGACGAAGATGATCGTCGCCTCGGAGCCGGACTTGAGGTAGAACCGCTGGGAGACCTTGCCCGTCCCGGACTTCTGGTTGGCGCGGTCCACCGCGGCCTTTCCCGTGTCAAACCATGCGTTACCCATGCTCATGCTCCTTTTCGTCTCTCACCACAATCGTCTCACATCTCGTCCGTGCCTCGTGGCACCTACTCGATACGCGTCCTGCCTGGGCACCTCCTTCCTGGCGACCGCGCGCCGCAGCACTCGCCTTATTATACCCGTTTTCCGCTGTTAGTCACGCGCCCTCACATCATTTTCCTCGCGTGCAGTAGGCAGAACTCGGTCTCCTCCCTGGTCAGCTGCTTCGGGTCCGTCTTCCCCCCGGGGAACTCGGTGTCGTACACCCCGACCCGGCCAACGAGCCTCTTGGAAATCTCGTCCCGCCCCCTGAACCCGGAGTCGTCCTTGTCGAGCGCGAGGAAGACGTCCTCGTAGCACAGGAGGTGGGCGTACTGCTGCTCGCTCGGGTGAGACCCCATGACCCCCACCGCGTTGACCCCGTACTCCCACCACCTGATGACGTCGAAGTAGCCCTCGACGACCGCCACGATCTTCTTGTCCTGCTCCGTCTTGTCATGCCCGAACAGGTGGCGCGACTTGTGGAAGTTCCAGTAGTTCCAGTACTTCTCCTTCTTCTCGTCGTCCAGGGCCCGGCCCACCATCCCCACCAGCTTCCCGTCCTTCCTCCGCACCGGGATCGTCAGGCGCGGCCGCGGGAAACCGTCGGGGTCCCTCCACTCCTTGTCGTACCCGAGCTGCCAGGCCTTGCACGTCGGAAGGGCGAACCCCCGGTCTATGATGTAGCGCGGCACCCTACCCAGGAACGGCGCGATCTCCTCCTCGGAGAACACCTCGAAGTCCACGGAGGCGACGGCCGCCGCGTCCCGCTCCTTCCACTTCTCGTCCCACTTCCGGTCCACCCTCCCGCAGATCGCCTCGACGGAGTTCTCCTCCTTCTCGATCAGGTCGAGCGCCGGGCCCGGGTCCTTGGCGAAGTAGGTCGCCCACTGCACGACGAGGCCTGGCAGCGTGCCCTTGGCCCCGCAGGAGTGGCATATCCACCCGGACCTGTCCCCATCCTTGACGAGCACGGACAGGCTCGGCGTGTTGTCCGTCCCCTTCGCGTGGGTCACCGGCGCGAGGGGGCACTCCATCAGCACGTAGGTGGCCCTCGGGGGCCCCGCCCTCACGCCGAGCAGCTCGGCCAGCCTCACCACGGCCTCCGCTCTCATCAGTACTTCTCCACACCGGAGTCGTCGCCCTCCTCGTCCGGCCCAGACGACGGCTCGTAGGTCCCTATCTCCTCGAAGTCCCCCAACGAAGGGTCGAACTTCACCGACCACGCCCCCCGCTCGTCCTCCCTGTTCTTCACGACCATGAGGACGGCCTCGCGGTCCTCCTTCATCCTCTTCGTCGACCCGAGCCCGATCACCACGTCGGCGTTCTGCCCTATGGCGTCCGCGAACGCGATGTCCTCCAGCCCGATGTCCACAGACGCCCCGCGCTTCCGCTTCATGTTCTTCCCTCCCTCGCGCCGGAGCTGGGTCGTCGCCACCATAGGCGTATTGATGTCCCCAACGAGGAGCTGGAGGTCGTTGGCTATCGCCTGGATGCGCTCCCAGTAGCTCGACACCCCGATGTTCGGGGGCTTGATCTTGTAGAGCCCGTCGAGGAAGACGACGTCCGGCTTGAACAGCCGCACGAGGACCGCGATGTCCCCGATCCTCCGCACGTTCCTGGCCGACGCGACGTAGAGCGGGTTCGCGGAGTCCTTCAGCTCCCTCAGCCCCTTGTGGTACTCGTCCTCGATCCCGATCCCGAGCTTCCCCCGCCGGAGGTCGTGGTAGTTGAGCTTCATGTGGACCGCGACCATCCTGCGGTTGATCTTCTTCTTGCCCATCTCCATCGAGATGAACAGGGGGACCTTCCCGCTCTTCCACGCGTGGACCGCCATCTTCACGAGGAACCAGGTCTTCCCCTCCCCGGGCCTTCCCACCATGACCCAGAAGTCCCCCTCCGCCACCCCCTGCGTCAGATCGTTGAGGCCGGGCCACGGCGTCTCCACCCCGAGGATCCCGGTACCGGCTGCCTTCGCCTTGGCGTACTCCTCCTCCATCTCGTCCGCCCGCTTCGTCCAGTCGTCGACCGGGTCCGACTGGAGGTTGAGGCGGGTGACGTCCTCCGCGAGCTTCGAGGCTGCGTCTATGGCCTCCTGCGTCCTCCCGGCCTCCATCGCCCGGAGCTGGCTCTTGACCCCCTCCTTGGTGAGGTTGTCCCTGGCCCGCTCCTTCACCTTGTCCACGTAGTATCCGACCGGCTCCTTCACGTCGGATAGCGGCGGGACCACGACCTTCGTGTCCCCCTCGACCGTCGCCGCGTCCGGGACCTTGCCGTACTTCGCGTAGTGGGCGACCACGTGGTCGTACACCCGCTGGGCCTCGTCGAAGAGGTGCTCCCTGAGCACCCCGCTGTCGGCCACGACCCCTATCCGGCCCCCGTGGACCACGTGCGCCATCAGGCACATGTCAAGACTTGGCATCTGTACCTCCGGCCTTCCCGACCGTCGCCTGCCCCTCTACCAGCACCGGGACGTCCCACCCGAGCCGGTCGCGCAGCATCTTCGCCGTGTGCTCGAGGGCCTCCGGCGGGATGGAAACCCCCTTCGGGGGCGTGACCACCAGGACATCACCCCTCGCGAGCCCGAGGGTCCTGACGTACGTGGCCACCTTCACCCCGAGGGCGACCCTGAGGTTCTCTACCTCTTTCCTCAGCGCCACCACGTCGTCGGCGAGCCTTCCCGGGTTCATCTCGCCCATCCTTCGGATGAGCGCCACGCTTGGCCCTTTTCTTGCCATGGTCGATCTCTACCTCGATCACGTCCCCGAACACCGCCCCGCCGTCCGGCCCCTGGGAGTGCGTGGGCATGCCGCCGAGCGTCCGCGCCGTCCTATCCTCCTCCGTCAGGTTCTCCACCGGCTCCGACCACACCCCCTGCGCCTCCAGGAGTTCCCTGATGGCCTTCTTCCCGTCCTCCGAGCAGTGGGCGATCGCGTCGGCCCACGTCGGCCATCGCCCGTGCTTCTGCCGGAACGCCATCTGGTAGTAGAGGCTGTCCCTGTTGTGGGGCTCATCCGGCCTGTGGTCGACCGCGCACTCCTGGCACTTCCCCTTCGGGGGAGGGAGGATGAACGCCTGCCCCTTTGTCGTCCTGATCGTGCCCGCCTCGACCGCCTGGGGCAGGGGCTTTCCGTGGACGACCATCATGACGGCGACCCTCGTCTTCTTCCTCATACGCACCTTATACCCAGGTTCCAGTTTTCGTCACGCTACCCGCACGCCCCCTGCGTGTTCCTCTTGCACCCCTTGGTCGTGCACCGCTTGCAGTTCCCGCTCATGTAGAGGGTCCCCCCGCACTCGCAGAAGTCGAAGGTGTTGTACTGCGTCGGCCTGACCGGCCTGGCGACCGCCTTCGCCGCCGGGGCGTCAGCCTTTGGGTCCTTCCCCGTCTCCTCCGCGGGCTCATCGTTGCGGAACAGCATCCCGAGGTACCTCGACCCGAGGTACTTGAAGATGTAGTCCACGATGGACGTCGTGAACCTGATCGCGGCCGAGCTCGTCCTGCCCGAGGGCTCGAACTTGGTCCCGATGAACTTCTTGCAGTAGATCTCCAGCGGGACCCCGTACTGCCTCCCGATGGAGACCGAGGTCATGAGGGCGTCCACCAGCCCCCGCATGGCCGAACCCTCCTTCGCGAGGGTGACGAAGGCCTCCCCCATCTCCCCGTTCTCCCACTCCCCCGGCGTGATGTAGATCTTCGTCTCGGACGGCGTGAACGGCGCGATCGTCACCCGGTGGATGTGCGCCTTCGCCTCCTCCGGCATCCTCCTCCTGGGCGGCCCCCCGTCCTCCTCCGCCTTCTCCGCCTCCATGACCGCGTTCACGAGCGGCTGGGACATCTTCGAGTTGCTGCGGTAGAAGGAGACCGCCTTCAGGCCGATCTTCCACGCCTGGACGATCACCTCCTTGACCTCCTCGACCGTGGCCGTCTCCGGCAGGCCGATCGTCTTCGAGATCGACCCGCTGATGAAGGGCTGGACCGCCCCCATCATCGCGATCTGCGCCATGGCCGACAGCCTCCTGTCCCCCACCTTGAGGGGGTACACGGGGTCGAAGACGGGGAGGTGCTGCGGCTTTATCACCGGCACCCCTGTGAGGGTCCCGTTCGCCTTGATGTACTCCGTTATCACCGCCCTCTCGTCCTTGGTGTACCCGAGGGTCTCCAGCCCCCTGTCCACCTCGAACGACGGGACGATCAGCTCGCCGCCCTGGTCCAGCCTCCTCTTGGTCACGTTGAAGAGGATGGGCTCGATCCCGGCCGTCGTGCAGTCCAGGATGTTCGAGATCGTCCCCGCCGGGGGGACGAGCGTGACCTGGCAGTTCCTGACCCCGTGCTTTGCCGCCTCCTGGCAGACCCTCTCCCAGTCCTCCGCGATCTGCTCGAACGCCCCCCCGTGGGCGTCCGCGAACGAGTTGACCCGGTTCTTGTGCGTCTTCAGGACCGCGAGCATCGCCTTCCGGTTGTTCTCGAACCCGTCGAACGGGCCGAGCGCCTTGGCGAGGTCCACCGACGTCTGGTACGCCTCCGCCGTCATCGCCGCCGAGATGGCCGACGCGATCGACCGCGCCTGGTCCCCGTCGTAGGGGATCCCCATGGCCACGAAGAGCCCGCCCAGGTTGGTGAACCCGAGTCCGAGCGGGCGGAATCCGTTCGAGTTCTTCTCGATCTCCGGCGTCGGGTACCCGCTCATCCCGACGATGATGTCCTGCGCCACGACGGCCACCCTGGCCGCCTGCCTGAACTCCTCGTCCTGGAACTTCCCTCCCTGGTAGAACGCCGCGAGATTGAGGCTCCCGAGGTTGCAGGCCGTTTCCGGTATGCAGGCGAACTCCGCGCAGGGGTTCGTGGACACGATCCTGCCCACCTTCGCCAGCGGGTTGGCCCGGTTCATGGCGTCGTCGAACTGGACGCCCGGGTCCCCGCAGAAGTGCGCCCCGTGGGCGACCAGGTCGAGGATGTCCATCGCCTTGACTGTCCTCACGGTCTTCCCGCTATGGACAGACTTGAGGGCCCAGTCCCTCCCCTCCATCGCGGCCCGCATCAGGGCGTCCGACACCCCGACCGAGAGGTTCACGTTCTGGAAGGCGACGGTCTGGTAGGCCTCCTCGACCGAGTACCCCTTCCTCACGAGGGCGCGCGCCTTCCTCTCCTCCGCGCTCTTCATCTCGATGAAGGCGAGGACGTCGGGGTGCCCGTCGTCCAGCCGCGCCAGCATGGCCGCCCTGCGCTGGATCCCGCCAGACTTGATGATCCCGGCGAAGGCGTTGAACCCCTTGAGGAAGGACGGCGGCCCGGACGCCACTCCCCCCCTCGACAGCGGCGCCCCGGACTCCCGGAGCATGGACAGGTTGTACCCGCACCCGGACCCCTGCGAGAACAGCCGGACGATGACCGGAACGATCCCGGAGATGCTGCCCAGGTCGTCGAGCACGGTGAGGATGAAGCACGCGCTGCACTGCGGCTTCTCCACGCAGCCCACGTTGAAGTAGACCGGGGAGTTGAACGAGAACCTCTGGGACGCGATCATCACCTTGAGCTCGTTCCCGAAGAACTCCCCGTTGGCCCTATCGAAGTAGCCGTTCGCCGCCCCATACTTGACCACCTCGCCGACCACCCGGTCGATGACCTGCCTGAGGGACGTCTCCCTCGGGGCGGACCCGTGCGCCGCCCTGAAGTACTTGTCCGCGAGGATGAAACGCGCGTTGTCGCTCCAGAAGTCGGGCGCCTCCACCCCCTCCTGGGACGACACGGTCTTCCCGTCCTTGTCGGGGACCCCGACGCTCCTCCTCGACCACTTGAACCCCGAGTACGGATCGCCCCCCTGGCAGAACAGCCGGGAGACGCTGATTCCTTTGCGGCCCATCCCCGTTCTCCTAACCACCATCCTCCGTCACTCCATCAGCCTTCGCGCGGTCGCCAGGGACACGATCCTCTCCCTCACCGCGCAGCCCGGGCACCTCGCCCTGCACTTCCCGTCCCCGCCCCTGTCGTGGCTCATCTCGATCGCCTCCATGGCCACGTCGACGGCGTCGGCCAGCGCCCTCACCTTCCTCTTGACGGACTCCTCCGCCACGGAGGACGCGACGTTGTACATCGCGACCCACTCCGCCTGGTCGTAGATGAATATCTCGTCCATGACCTGGTTGTAGAACATGTCCCCGTCGACCGGGCTCCCGGGCTGCCCGGTCAGCGACTTCAGCCTTTCCCATCTCGTCCCCGCCCCTTCCCCTGCCATTTCCCTCCCTCCGAGAACCTCTGCCTCATGTCCGCCATCTGTCCCCGGGAGCCGTGGCAATCCGTGGGATCCCTGCATATCGGCGTGCCGCCCCTCTTCGGCCCCGACGACCGGAACTTCTCCAGGCACACCTCGGTCCCGAGGTCGCCCCCCGGGCCAGCGTCGCCCCCCTGCGCGACCACGCACCCGAACACCACCCCCTTGGCCCAGGCCACCCAGGCCTTCTCCGCCCGGCTACCGATGGGGTGCGGGCACATGACCCTGACCCTCGCCTCCACCTCGTTGCGGAGGCGCAGCAACCTCTGGCCGAACGGCGCCCCATCCGTCGGCCCCCTCGCCATCTCCTCTCCGAACCGGCCGCTCCGGCCGTCACCTGCCCTGTATCCTCCTGGAGACCCTGATCCCGTCCATCGTCTCGATGACCCGGCAGGACCAGCATCCCTCCACGCACTTCCCGTCCGGCCCCCTCTGGTGGTTCAGCCCGATCGCCTCAAGGATGGCGTCGACCTTCGCCTCGACCTCCACCATCCACTCGCTCAGGATCTTCCCCCCGTCCCCCGCCACGAGTCCGCTCACGCTGACCTCGTCCGTCGTCGCCTGCCTCGCGTCCAGCGTTGACTTGCCCATCACTTCCGCCTCCAGTGGTCCTCGGCCCCCTTCACGAGGACGTCGTCCGTGTACTCCTGGAGGAGCGCCCACGTCTTGTCGCCGTAGACCTTCCTGACCTCGGCCAGGCTCATGTTCGTCGTGATGACCACGGGCCTCAGCCGCTCCAGCCGGTACTTCAGCAGGGCCCTGATCTTCTCCCTCGGGAACTCCCCCCTCCTCTCGTCCTGCGACTCCATCCCCAGGTCGTCGAGGACGAGGAGCGGGGCTCCGCGCATGTTGTCCCTGCGCCAGCACGACCGGCTGATCGAGGCGTCGGCCACGTCGAACGCGTCGATCCAGTAGGGCTCGAGCCCGTGCGCCATGGCCTCCCCCACCGCCGCCGCGGCGACGCAGGACTTCCCGCCCCGGTACGGCCCCCAGAGGATGAGGCCCATCCCTGCCTCGATGTTGGCCCGCAGCCCCTCGACGTACGCCCGGACCCTGCCGACGAACGGCAGGCCCTGCGGGATGGCGTCCAGGCCCACGCCCCACTTCCCCTCGGGGACGTTAGAGGCCTGCCAGTCGGCGGGACTCACGGTCCGCCTGCTCCAGCGTGCTACCCTCATCGATCATCCTCGCCCTTATCTCCTCGCGCCTCTGGTACCTCTCGACCTCGGCGCTGTCCCCCTTCCACTCGTCCGCCGTCTTCCCGGTGGCCACCCCGTTCTGGGCCTCCCTGACCAGCATCTCGAAGAGCCTCGCGTTCTCGACGATGGCGATGCCGGGCCTCGACCCCTTCCACCGGAGCCTGCCGGGGAGCCCGTCCCCCCAGTTCGCGAAGAGGTGGTCCACCGCCCTCTTCGCCAGCCCGATGTCCATGCCCTCGTCCCTCATCCAGACGATCCGGCGCTTCGCCGCCCCCAGGTCCTCGATTCTGACGTCCGGGGCCCCCTCCCCCGGCCAGGCCCGCTTGAACATCTCCCGGAAGTACCCGACCAGGTCGTTCCCGGTCCACTCCGAGACCGGCTTTTCCGGGTCGTACATCCCCTTCTTCCTCGGCTTCTTCCTCTTCCCCCCTCCCGCCGCATCCTCCTCCCTCTCCCACGGCATCACCTTCCGGCTCCCCCCGGCGCATACCGTATGCGCGGGCGGGACCCCGCCTCCCCCCCCATCCGGGAGAGGTCCGTCCAGGACGAACGGGGAGGCCCCTGCCCAGCCCTCCTGGGCGCGTTTACCCTCCTCAGCAGGCGGAAGGGCGCCCCCTCCCCCGGAATCGTCCTGGGGGCTCCTGGGCTCGCCGCCATGTGCATCAGCCTTGGCACCCTTCCACTCACCCGTCTTCCTTCCCGGTTGAGCCCCGGAACCGTCTGGCGGGCGGCAGCCCGCCCCCGTAGGGTCTCCTTCATCCCCCTCTACTTCCACCACTCTCTTTCTACGGTTCAATTTGACCCCCACGGGAGATCTTTTTGATCTATCAGAGGTGTCTTTTTGATCTCTCTGGGACCGGAGGTCTCCGCCGTACGCCTCCAGGATCCACGGGGGGATCTCGTCCGGCAGCCCGTACTCGTTCGTCTTGCCGAGCCCCCTCCTGTGCCTGACCAGGAGCCCGATCTTGACGAGCGCCGCCGTGCTCCTCTTCACCGTCGGGATCGACAGCGCGTTGTTCATGGCTATCGTCATGATGGACGGGAACGCCCTCCCGTTGCCGAAGTCTCGGATCCGGTTCAGGATGAAGGCGAAGACCAGCTTGTCCGACGGCCCGATCTCCCTCATCCGCATCAGGAACCGCGGGATCTGGTCCCACCCCATCTCCAGGAGCCGTCGCTTCATGGCGAGGTTGTTCTCGCCAACGTCACACCTCGGCGCCATAGAAAAGTCCCTCCCCGTCCCCCTGACTCGCTCCAGGGAAACGGACCGGCAATTCCCCCACGCCGTCACGCTCCATCCCCTCCCCGTCACTCGGTTGGGGCGGAGAAACGAAAAAGCCGCCGACGCCCATGCGCCGACGGCTCTTCTTGGCACTTCCAGCAGATAGAACAGGCCGCGCCCTCTTTCGAGTCGCGGCCTGGTTGTTTGTTTCGGGGGCTACGCAGGGCGGGTAGTGGGGAAGTTCCCCGCTTCGCCCCCCCGGAATCGGGTGGCAATCCGACACCGGTTTTTCGGTGCTGGTCTTCCTCGTCCCCACTTCCCTGTTCCTTTCCCCCTGCTCTGGGCCGTTGCCAGCGGCCATGACATCTATATTATGGGGCGTCGGCCCCATCGGGGCAATAGGTGAACACGATAATTATACGCCGCCCGCCATTCGGGTCAACGGCTAAAATGTCGTAAATCCATTATTTACAAGTATTTACAAGGACTACCGTCTGTCGGCCATTTCCACCCTCAGACCACAATTCATTGTGTGTTTCCCTCCGTCCTACCCCTCGGGCAGCATCCTGAGCGCCACGAACCTCTCCTCCGAGATGTCGCAGGTCAGCCCCTCCAGCGAGACCCGGATGTCGATTTGCACCGCGCCATCCTCGCAGCTCACGGAGATCCGGTCCGCCACCAGCCTCCTCGCGTCCGACCTCCTACACTCCGGCTGCCACGGGATCCTGACGCCGTACTCCTCGACGACCCCGGCCGCCTCCTCGACGGCGGAATCCTTGACGACCTCGGAGAGAGCCTCCGTCCCCGGCTCGAACAGGAAGGACTGCGCGGCGGCCTCCACGGCCCTCGCGATCTCCCCCCTGATCTCCGCGTCCAGCGCCTTGCCGATCCTCACGCGCACCGCGCCGCCCTCCCGGCGACCCTCGCGGCCGCCCGCTCCGGGTCCGACCTCACGTCGTGCTCCCACACGACCATGACCGACCACCCCGCCCGGTTGAGGGCCCGCCTCGCCCTCGCGTCCCTCCTCCGGTTCCCCCGGACCTTCCTCTCCCAGAACTCGACGTTGGACTTAGGCAGACGGTAGTGCCTCGGGCACCCGTGCCAGAAGCACCCGTTGACGAACACGGCGAGCCTCGCCCCGGCGAAGGCCAGGTCGGGGCTGCCGGGGAGCGACCCGTCGTTCGCCGTGAACTCCAGGCCCGACCCGCCCAGCGCGGCGGCCAGGGCCCTCTCAGGCCCCGTGCCCCTCCCCCTGATTCGGGCCATGATCCTCGACCGCACCTCCGGCGCCACCGTGTCCATCCCCGCCTCCCCCGTCGATGTCCACGCCCGAGTCCTGCCCCTCGACGAACCGGTGCCCGCACCTCGGGCACTCGCACTCCTCGCCCGCCCCCCCGCCCCCGGCCTTGTCCTTCGGCGGGGGAGGGTCCATGAGGGCCGCCATCTCCCTGTCCGTGTAGTCGAGGATCTCCAGCAGATCGTCCTTCGGGATGTCGATCTCCAGCCCGGCCACGAGCATCGCCAGCCTGGCCTTGTCGAACTCCCCGTGGATCGAGTTGAGGTTGAGGGAGATCGTCTTCGCCGTGGCCTCGTCGACGTCGAGCCTGACGACCGGGACCTCGGAGAACCCCTCCTCCCCGGCCGCCCTCCACCTGTGCTCGCCGTTGATGATGGTCCCGTCCCGCGACACCACGAGCGGCGCCGCGAACCCGACGCGGACCAGCTCCTTTCGGAGGTGGGCGTACCTCCTCGACGGGAGGACGTTGGGGTTCCACTCGTTCGGCCTCACGCTCCCTATCGGGACCACCTCGATCTCGATCTTTCCGCCAGGCGTCATGACCATTTATATCCGCACCTCGGGCACGCGTGCCTCGTCTCGATGTTCTCGTCGAACTCCCTGATGTCGGGCGCCTCCAGGGCGGCCCGCAGCGCGTCCATGTCCCCCGACGTGATCCCGAGGACCCTCTCCATCTCCCTCCCCGGCATCCCGAGCGACTCCACCAGGGCGACGAGCCTGGCCGGGTCGTTCTCCCCGCGGATCGCGTTCATGTTCACGCAGAGGGTCTTCGCCGTCCTCTCGTCGACGTCCAGGTACACGACGGGCACCTTCCACCCCTTGTCCCTGGCGAGCACCCAGCGATGCTCCCCGTCGATGATCGTGCCGTCCCTCATCGCCGCCACGGGCTGGACGAACCCGACCCGCTCGACCTCGCGCATGAGCCTGTCGAGCATCCCGGCGTCCATCTCGTTCGGGTTCCACCCGTTCGGCCTCAGGGCCGACGCGTCGACGTAGACGACCTCCAGCTTCGCCTTGCTCATCTCCCCAGGATCTCCTTCCTGACGTGGGACGCCAGCGCCCGCATGAACATGGGCATGACCGCGTTCCCGATCCTCGCCCACCTGTGCTGGTAGCTCCCGATGAGCTCGAAGTCGTCGGGGAAGGACGCGATCCTCTTCGCCTCCGCGATGGTGAGCCACCTGCTCCCGTCGTAGTGGACCAGGCCCGACGCGGGGCTGCTCGTCTTGAGGATGGTGGGAGCGACCCTCAGCCTGTCGATCCTCGCGGTGTTGAAGTACCCGCCCTTGGCGTCGGCGTCCAGCCCATGCTGCCCCTCCCGGATCTGGCTAAGCATCCTGCTCGCCCTCGGGCTCTTCGAGAACCCCGGCATCTTCACCCCGTCGTCGAACCCCTCCAGGTCCCCGATGGCCTCGCCGCACGTCACCACCCTCGCCGACGGCCTGGGGAACGACGGCTCCGCCCCGACGTCGGGCCTCACCCCGATGTAGATCATCCTCTCCCTGTGCTGCGGAACCCCGTAGTGCGCCGCGTTGAGCAGCGCGCACTTCACCGCGTACCCCGTCCCCTTCAGCACCCTCATGATCTCGATGAAGGCCCCCCGCATCTTGCCGCGCACCTGCCCGGCCACGTTCTCCATGAGGAAGACCCTCGGCCCCAGCCCCTCGATGAGCCGCGCGAACTCCATGAACAGGCTGTTCCTCGGGTCGCTCACCTTCCTCGACCCGCTCATCGAGAAGCCCTGGCAGTTATGGACCGCCAGTCCTCCAGCCACGTACGACTCGTCCTCCTCCACCTCCAGGTTGTAGACGTCCTCCGCAGCCCGATCCTCTTCCTCATTACTCACGACGGGCAGCCACGCCCCAGCCTCATCGACAAACCCTGGCCTCGGCTTCCTCGATCCCGGAAGGCTATAGCCGACCGAATACGCCTCCCTTACCATCACACTTCTGCCTTGGATGCTACCTACACCCGCGGGATAAAGAACATCAATCGACGCCACCACTCCGAACGCCCTGGCGACCATCCTGGCCACGCCCTCCGCGAGGTCCCTCGACACCGTGGTCGCCTTCCTGACGACCCCTGCCTTCCCGTTCCTTTTCAGGCACCCATCCCCCTCGAAGTACCCGTCCAGGAAAGCCTTCTGCCACTCCTCCGGCTGGGCATGGAACGCCGCCGGTATCCTCTTGCCCCCCGCGCCCTCCCCCACAACCCCCACAAGAGACCACAGGTCCAGGTCGCTCACCGACACCCTCGACGATCCCTGGCTGTGCCTCTGGACGCAGGCATGGAGGCCCATCCCCGACAGCCTCACGGAAAGCGGAGCCGCTTCCTTATCCGCAACCGAGAACACCACCTCGCGCCGATATGGCCCCCCATCAACAAACGTCGGCTCTCGGCCCCGGCGATGCCCCTCGGCCACGTAGAACCCCAGAACCCATGCAAACTCAGAGGATTTCCAATCCAAGGAACACGGCCTCGACAGCAGCCGCATCTCGCTCCGGTCGGACCCGCTCTGCCCCTCCACGTTGATCCTCTGCCTTGTTACCACATCCGGCACGACCAGATCGGGGACCTCCGCGACATGCGGCTCCAGAACAACATCGCCCGGCCTAATCTCCTTCGCCGCGGCCCACTCGGGCGCGGAGTAACTCCTCACTCTCGGACCCGCCCTCCTCCTCACATACAAAGGGTGCCCCTCGGTGCAAACAATATCCTCCCGACCATACTTGATTACCAGCCTTCTCAGCCCTCCCGCTATCCTCTTCGTCCTCCCGACCACCCTCCTGTACCGACCCCTATGCGTAAGCACAAGATCCCCTATCTCAACCCCTTCTATCGGCACCTTCCCACGCGCCGTCCACACATCCGTCCCGGCCGGGAAGCACGGCGGGCTGCCGTCGAACACGTCCAGGTCCCCCTTCCCGATCTTGCAGAAGGACAGGACCTCCTCCGCCGTGACCTTCGTGATGTCCCGCTGCCAGACCGGGACCCCCGGGAAGTTCCTGGCGAACGTCGCCACGGCGTTCTCCTCGAAGTCGACGGCGAGCAGCTCCCGGAACCCGGCCATCCGGTACCCGAGCGAGCTCCCCCCGCACCCGGCGAAGGTGCTCACGACCGTCGGGGATCCGACCGGCGGCTCCGCCTTCCAGTCCACCCGCAGCGACCTGACGTACTCCGTCTCCATCATCGATCCTCCTGAGGCGACACCTCTCCGACGCCCGCCTGGGCGATCCGTCCGCACTTCGCGCAGAGGTAGAAGATGGGCGCGTCGCGGTCCGGCTCCCTCGGCGCCAGGAGGTGCGCCTTCCCCCCGCAGGGGCAGAACGACCCCTCCGTCTCCTGGAACGTGTAGATGGCGAGGTCGATGGTTGTCCGCCTTCTGATCATTTCCACCATCAGTTCTTCCCGAATCCCACGGACCTGATCCCCAGGGACTGGTCCGTCTTGACGGCCCTGTACTCCGCGACCTGCTCCGGCGTCGCGTCGGCGCAGAGGAGGACCCTCCAGACGTCGAAGCCGTCCGCGCTCTTCTGGCCCGTCGGCACCGGCCACCCGTGCTTCGTCGGGTCCATGTACTCCTCGCGCCCCTCGACAAACTCCTTCCCGCACCTCGGGCAGACCTTCTTCTCACCCACGCCTCTCCTCCTTCTCCTCGAGCTCCTGGCGGAGGTACATGACAAGGTCCAGCGCCTCCTGGTACGCGTCCATCAGGGCGTCCCTCCCGTTCCGCGTCATGAGGTACGTCCCGTACTTGATCTTCCCCGCCTCCGCCCGCGCCCTGAGGTCGGCGAGGACGAGGTCGAGGACCCTCTTCTCCCCCGGCCTCGGCGGCGGCTCATGCCTGCTCGCGTTCATCTTTCCCTCCACCCACTTCCAGTCGGCGGTGATCTCCTTGTCGAGATTGACAGACACCATCTGGGCCATGGACTGTAGGAGCCGTTGCTCGATCTCCGGGAGGCTCACCGGCTTGAACTGCACGGGCTCCGGATCCATCATCTTCCTGGCGACTTCCTCCTCGCGGGTCCATACCACCTCGAAAAGGTCCGGATTGATGCAGTGAACCTCCCCCCGCCAGTCCTTCGCCAGTACGCATCCTCCGATGTCGGCCTTCCCCTCGATGAGGGTGAGGTGATCCCCCTTCGATGAGATGGAGCCACATTCCTTCTCTACCACCTTCCCCTTCAGGATGACTACATCCCCGATCTTCACGCCTCCTCCTCTTTTATCTTGCAAGGAAGGCACTGCCGGGCGTTCGGAAGTGCCTTGAGCCGGGAGGGTTTGATCTCCTTCCCGCAGGACTCGCAGATCCCGAAGGTTTTGCCCTCGATCCTCCCCAGGGCCATGTCGATCTCGCGGATCTCCCTCTCTTCCGTCTCGATCAGGCCCCGCGTGATCTCGACCTCGTAGTCGAACTCTTCTGAATTCTTGCTGGGAATCCTTATCGCCTCATCGGCCTTCATGCGCCCGATGTCGTTGAAGAGTTGCTCCCGTTTCTCCAGGAGCCTCTTCTCCAGCGATTTAAGTTGCTTCGCGTCCATGGGTCTCCTGTATTACGAAATCGACGGGGCTCCTTCCCGGGGACGCTCCATCGGGGTCATCTCATGTTTCTCGTTCGGCGGCCAATCGTGCTTCACCGCGAACAGGCTCCCGTCCGAAACGACGTAGACGTAGAGGCATTCATGCGCCCAGTTCGCCTCCGGTTGCAGGTCCACGAAGATGAGGTGACAGGGCTCGTCGGGGGGAACCACTTGGGCGGTGTGGCCCATCACGTCCAGGAACAGGCCAGGCAATCTCTCCTCCTTGGAGACCATCACTTTGACTTCAGGGGGGAGGGCGAGCCCGATGGTGGCCCAGAACCCCTCCTCCATCCTCTTCGAGAGTGTCATCCGCGCTCCTTCTCTGGCAGCCCGAACAGCTCCTCCGGCGGGACCTCGACCTTCCTCGTGGTCACTATCCCCCGGTCCTCCGGCCTGACCTTGGACATGTCGGTCCGCCTGACGCAGTGGGAATGCTTCCCGCAGACCCCGAGGATCCTCGACATCCTCTCGTCGGAGACGTGGTCCGCCGCCCCCTCTCCGCAGACGAAGCACCTGGTGGCGACGACGCCCGGCGTGAGCGGGCCGCGGTAGCGCGGGTACATCCTGCCCTTCAGCGGGCCGCCGCAGTCGGCGCCGCACGTCTTCCGCCCCCCGTCCCACGCCGCCGCCATGGCCTCACAGTGGCGACAGATGAAGAATAGGGACGAGTCGGGAATGGGCAGCGGGGGCATCCTTCTCCCTCCCCATGATGACGTCGGCCACCCGCTCCTCGCGGGTGCGCCTGCGGGCCCGCCGCCTCGGCGGCTTGTCCGGGGACTCCCTCACCTCGGCCCAGGCCGCGTCCCTCCCGCTCGTCGGCGAGTAGACGCGCACCGACAGGACCACCACCGGCCTGGACCGGTAGCGCACCCTCTCCCCGCGGACCGGGACCCACCCGAGGGGCATCTCCCCCCCTACCGGGCCTTGCCCGCCAGGGACCTGATCTCGGCCATGAGCGCGTCGATCTCGGTCCGCTTCGTCCTCTGCGCCCCCGTCCACCGGTCGGACTTGAGGACGTCGGCGGCGAACTCGGCGAACGGGACGCAGTAGGCCTCGCCGTCCAGGGTGAAGACCACCCACGACTCGCCGGTGTCGTCCCGCCTGGCCACGACCTCTACGGCCTCCGGCAGCGAGGACAGCCCGGCCGCGGAGAACGCCTCCCGGACGGCCTCCCCGGGCTCCTCGTGCGTCTCGTGCCCGATCACGTGGCCCCCGATGAGGACGGCCCAGGTCGGGGCCTCCTCGACCGCGACGTCCACGACCCTCGGCGCCTCCCCCGGCTCGGCCGGGGCGCTCCGCAGGGACAGGGACCACCGGGCCCCCACGCTGTCGACGCCCCTGGCCTCGACGGCCTCCCCCGCCATGAACCTCACCAGGTCCTCCCCCTCGATCCTGAACGCGATCCGCCTCATGCCGTCTCTCCTGAACGGACGACCTTCCTGAACCTGATCAGTATCTCCCTCGTGTCCCTTCCCCAGTCCTCAGCGGACCACCCCGCGGGGACGGGGAACCGGACCACGATCCTGCTTCCCGTCCTCTCGAACTGGCCCCCTATCCCCAGCAGCGTCGTGAGGAGCGACATCTCCTCCGTCATCTCCGCGACGCGGTTCCTCGCTTCGAGGAGCTGCTCCTTGAGGCGGTTCTTGCTCCTGTTTTTCGCCGTCTGGAGGTGCATGTCCCAGCCCGTCCATCGCGTCCCTGATCGCCTCGACCATCGCCTTGAAGTCGAGCTCCCCCATCCCGATCCTGATCCAGCACTGTACGTCCCTGACCCTGACCTCCGTCTCCACCGCCCTCCCCGCCACCAGCCTCCGGAAGTCCTTCCCGTCCAGGATCACCGTGATCTCCGGCATCCGGCCCCTCCTTCTTCGGCTCAGGTGCCACGGCCCCCTCGGGGAACCCGGCGTCCCTCCACGCCCTGAACTGGCCGAGCCACTCGATCGCCTTCCTCGCGAACCCCGTCTTCGTGAGCCTGCCTGGGATGGCCCCGGCCTTCCTTAGGACCACGAAGGCCCCCACCGCGAACCCGAACACCGCCTCCTCCTCCGCGTCCCTGAAGCGCACCGCCTCGGTCTCGTAGAACCAGTCCATCCCGACAAGCGCCCGGTCGAGCGGGTCCCTCACCTGCACGGACCTGACGTTGAACTTGTCCTCGTGGGGGAACCCGACCACCCGCATCGACACGCGGCACTCGGCCCACCCCATCCCCTTCTCCAACCTGTACCGCACGAACGGGGCCTTCCGCTCCTTGAAGAGGATCTTGATGTACAGGTAGTCCCTCAGGAGGAACCCCGCCACCTTCATCCTGGCGAAGTCCTCCGCCCTCGTCGCCCCGAACATGGGGGCGGAGAGGCTTACGTCCACGAGATGAGCGCCGTCCACCATGCGATTATTATATCCCCGATCCGACTTTCGTCAAGACCTTTTCCTGGGCTTGCCCCTCGGCTCCCCCGGGCACTCCTCGTGGAACCCGCCCTGGCAGCCCTCGGCGTGGACGATCCCGTAGGAGTCCATCCAGGCCCCGCAGGCCCGGCACTTCCCGTCCCTCATCTCCTCCCCGCACCGGGGGCACTTCACCTCCGGCATGCAGCACCTCCCCACCTAATTTCCATCCGTCCCGGCGCCCGACTCGGCGGGCTCCTCCATCATACGCATGGCCACCTCCTCGCTGTTCCACGGGTAGGTGTCCTCCTTCAGGGCGACATGCTCGCCCCACCCGGCCCATTCCCCGACGTAGGTGATCTTCAGGATCGTGTGGGCCTTGGTCCTGGCGAGACCAGCGGGATCGAAGCCCTCCCCGTCCCCCGATGACGGGTAGTAGACCCCCGTGTACGCCCTCCTCCAGCCCAGGACCTTCCACGGCCCCCGCCAGATTTCATGGGCGTCTGGAAGCATCATCGTCTCCGGCGGCTTGGTGAACCAGATCTTGCGCTCCTCCCCGTCGCGGATCCTCGCCCGCAGGCGGTCCAGGGCCATGGTCCTCACTACGGCGTGGTCCAGCACCTCCAGAATGGAGGAGACGTTGGCGTGCCGGAGAAGTCCCCCGACCTCCCCGCCCCCGAGGGCCTCGCCCAGGACGTCCTCCAGGTGCTTACGGATGTTTCCCCGGTCGTCCCAGTACCGCCACAGCTTGGGGTGAGTCGAGACGATCTTGGCGTCAAACTCCTTGTCCTGCCGTACATCGTCCCAGTCGGTCGATGCCTCCCCCGGAAGGGAAGAAACGGCCTCCCTCGCCACGATCCGGCACGCCCCCTCGAAGTCGACCTCGTACCCGACCCGGTCGACGAGGCGGGGCTCAATCAAGCCGAGCAGGCAGCACCCCCTGTACGGCTTCCACCCGCGTCCGAGAAGGCTCCTGTCGATCATCTCCCTCACCCGAAACGGCGGCGGGGCCCCGCGGCTCCCGCCGCGTCCTCGTTCACGCCGCCGACCCGCACGGCTCCTTCTTCGCCCGGCGGGGCTTCATCCGCTTCCCGTCCGCCACCGTGGCGTAGACATCGGCGCCGACCTCGGCGACCACGACCTTCTTGACCGCGTCGAGGGCGACCTCGACCTCCTCCATGAGGCGGAAGGCGACCGCCAGGCCCTCGCACTCCTGGACGCGCTGGGCGAAGGACCGCTTCACGCGCTGGGGCAGGTCCTCCTCGCCGTACTCCCTCATCTTCTCGATCCGGGCCTTGAGTGCGGCCCCGATCTCGGAGATGAGGCGTGACAGGCCGTCCACGGCCATCGCCCGCGCCTCCTCGGCAGTCGCGTCGTCGAACTTGAGGAAGGACATCCTGAGGCCCCAGAGCCCGCCCACGCGCTCGGGGTACTTCTCCGCGAAGGCCTTCTTGGCCCCGTCGATCAGCTCCTGGACCTTCGGCACGTCCGCCCAGTTGACCAGGTACACCGACTTGGACGCCTGGAGAGCCCGGCCCGACCGCAGGACGCGCTGGAGCCGGTACCAGAAGCAGTTCAGCCCTCCGGGGATGTCGTAGTGCAGGATCCCAATCTCGCTCAGCCCGCTCATGGTCCCCTCCTTCTCTTGGCCCCACGTCCTCCGCAACCCGCTCGCACCTTTATTATACGGGCTTTCCTCGTTTCGTCAAAAGGCCGGCTCGCCCTCCCCCTCCTCCCTCGGCGCCATGAACCTCAGCGCCATGAGCTCCTCCCGCGTGACGATCCTCCTGCACTTGGGGTAGCCGGAGCACCCGATGAACGACTGGCCCCGGTGCGGCAGGTCCTCCCTCTTCACGTACCGGACGACCAGGGGGGACCCGCAGTCCGGGCAGGCCGCCCCGACCATCTTCCCGTCGTCGGAGGCCGCCCTCGGGATCCACTCCGCGACCGCGCCCCGGCACTCGGGGTACCGGAGGCACCCCAGGAAGGTCTTCCCCGCGTTCTTCGACTCCGGGTTCTTGACCTTCCTCTCCGCCATCGGGCCCCCGCAGTGGGGGCACCGCGTCCGCAGCCCCTCCAGCAGATCCGCCTCCACCCTCGGCAGGTACGCCCGCACCCGCTCGGGGTTCCGGTACGACATCTTCCTGGGCCTGCTGATGGGCTTGGAAATCCCCCCGAGCACCCGGACCAGGTAGACCCGGATCTCCGGGTTCGGCGGCCTCTCCGTCACGTGGATCAGGACGCCCGGCTCGACGTCCCGCTCGGCTACCTTCCTCTCCCAGTTCCCGTCCGCCGTGCTCCCCCACGACGCGTCCATCGCGTCGGCCTCCAGCCGGTACCCGGACGAGGCCAGGAAGCCGAGGGCCTCCCTCCTCACCTCCGTGTACGGGACGAAGACGCCCTCGTCCCCGCCCTCGCCGACCGCCTCCTCCTCGCCACTCACTCGTCGTCCCTCCCCCCGATCTCGTAGGGGATCCGCACCCCGAACGGCGGCTCCGGAAGGCTCTCCTCCTTGCGGTAGGCGTCGGTCGTCATCATCCAGATGACCGGGATCCCCAGCTCGTCCCTCTCCGGGTAGGTCCCGCACCCGTCCGTGAGGTAGACCAGGAGGGCGGGGCGCTCCCCCGACTGCATCCCGTCCCGCAGCCGCTTGAAGACCGGGCGGAAGTCGGTCCCGCCGCCTCCGGGGTAGTTCTCCGGCAGGGGGTCCGTCGGGCCGAGCGTCTCGTCCAGGGTGACCTCCGCGTCGCACGCCATGACCCTCATGCTCGCGATCCCCCTGCACCGGAGGAGGCCCGTCATCTCGCTCACGAAGGCGACCAGCTCCCTCTTGCCGATCGAGCCGCTCGTGTCCACCGCCACCGCCACGCTCGTCGCGTTCGACTGGAGGTCGGGGAAGTAGATCCCCTGCTCGATGAACCGGCGGTCCTGCTTCATCATGTCGTAGTCGTCGCGCAGGACCTCCGTGAGGAACTGCTCGATGATCGCCTGCCACGGGACCTTCGGGGCCGTGACGTCCTCGACCAGGCGGGCGAGCTGGGCCGGGAGGTTGCCCTTCTGCTTCGCGACCATCGCGGCCTGGACCAGCACGTCCCTCCAGTGCTGCTCCATGCTCTCCTCGGGCCCGTCCTCCATCTCCCCCGTGTCGCTCTCCTCGCCCCCGCCCTCCCCCTCCTGCTGCTCGGCCGGTGCCTGGCCCTCGCCCTCGCCCTTGCCCTCGCCCTTGCCCTTCCCGCCCTTGCCCTCCCCCTCCCCGTCCTCCTCCGACCCCTCCCCGTCTTCCCCCTCCTGCCCGTCCTTCCCCTTGCCCTTCTGCCCCTCGGCCTTGCTCTCCGCCTCCGTTAGGCTGTCGGACTTCCCGTCCTCGGGGTCGGCGTCCCCCTCGCCATCCTCGTCCCCCTTCTCCTCCTTCGCCTTCTTCCCCCCGGCGCCCTTCCCCTTCTTCCCCTTCTCCTCCCCCTTCCCCGCGCCCTTCCCCTTCTTCTCCTCCGGCTTGCCGCCGGCCTTCTGCCTCCCCTTCCCGCCCTTCGGGTCCTGCCCGTCCCGCACGGTCTTCTCCAGGTGGCCGTCGCCCCCTCCGGGCCGCGTGATCTTCCTCGCCTCCTTCTCCAGGATCGAGTAGATCTGCTCGGCCGCCATCCCCTGGAAGCGGGAGTCGTAGAGCCCGCCGTCCGGCAGCTCCACGTTCGGGATCATGCGCTTGATGATGTCGTTCGCCGCGAAGTCCACCGCGCAGTTCCACAGCTCGAGGTGCCTGTTGCCCCGGCGCCAGAGGTGGCCGAGGGCGGGGTGGAGGACCTCGTGCGCCAGGAGGCCCATGCGGGCCTTCTCCGGCAGCTTCCCGACCCACTCCTCGTTGTAGAAGATCGTCTTGCCGTCGACCGCCGCCGTCGGCATCCCGCAGATGGCGACCATGCGGCTGGCGGACAGCGGCACCTTCCGCAGGTGGCAGAAGAGCACCCCGAAGAAGGGGTGGTTCAGGACGAGCTGGACCCCCGCCTTGACCAGCGGACCTCTCTCCTCTGCCATGTCCCTGCCTCCTCACAAGACACCACTATTATACAGGCTTTCCTGCTTTCGTCAAGCGAGGATCTCGGCGATGTCCCCCGAGAACTGCCTGGAGAACTCCACCCAGGCCACGGAGGTGAGGAGGCTCTTGTAGACCTCCCGGTACTCCGGGGTCCTGCCGAAGGCCGCCACGACCTCGAGAGCCGCCCTCCGGTCGCCCTTCCCCGACCAGTGCCGGGCGAGGTGGAGGGCGAGGGCCTTCGTGGCCTCGGCCCGCTCCGCCTTCGGCATCCCCACCAGGGCCGCCACCAGGGAGCACCGGAGCGCCTCCGCCTCGGCCCTCCCCTTCGGGGCCCCGCTCTTCGACGTCCCGCCGAGGATCCCCTTTGCTTCCTTCGCCGCGTCCATCTTCCCCCCCATCTCCCGCTCACTCCTGGAGCAGGTTCCCGAAGACCTTCGAGAAGTCCTTCCAGCCCTTCGAGGTCAGGACGCCGCGGTAGACCTCCCGGAACTCCGCCGTCCGCCCGAAGTCGCGCATCGTGAGGATCGCGAACTCAGCGTCGCCCGACCAGTGCTTCGCGCAGTAGGAGGCGACGTTCTCCATGGCCTTCCCCCGCGTCGCCTTGTCCCGGCGGATCAGGGCCGCCGACAGGGCGCCGCAGAAGGCGTACAGGGCGGAGGGCTCGGCCGGGGGCGCCAGCCCCATGTCCCCGTCGAGGACCCGGTCCGCGCTCGGGAGCTTGTCCGCCACCTTCATGAAGGCCGTGAACTTCTGCGCCACCGCCGCCCCGACCATCCCGGCGACCGCCTCGGTGTTCGTCCGGAGCTTCGGGTTCGCCGTGATGAACCTGCTCACCTGCTCCCACGACCGGGGGGTCGGGAAGGACCCGGAGGCATGGACCTTCGGGTCGAAGAAGAAGAGCAGGCCCCAGGCCGACTTCTCGTTGATCCCCACCCCGATCCGCGAGGTGAAGGCGAGGAAGTTGATGACGCCGGAGTCGACCCCGTGCGCCCACGCCCACTCGCGCCAGTCGTCGAGGTGGGGCTCCACCTCCACGTGGGCCATGCGGTTGCGCAGGGGGGCGGGCATCTGGTGGACGACCGCCTGGTCCGAGGCCCTGTTCCCGGCCGCGATGATCGTCTGCCGGGGGCGGCCGTTCTCGACCGTCTTGTCCATGGACCACTCGCCGATCCGCCCGTCGAGGATCCACTGATACGCCGCCGCCTGGGTGGCCGGGGGCGCGCAGTTGATCTCGTCGAGGAAGAACCGGCAGGGGCCGCGCTTGACCAGGAACACGGGGGGCACCCACTCGACCTTGTCCCCGCGCACCACCGGGATCCCGCGGAGGTCGACCGGGTTCAGGAGGGAGAGGCGGATGTCGATGCACTCGATCCCGTCCTCCTCGCACATCTGTCGGACCAGGGCCGACTTCCCCACGCCCGGGGGGGCCCACAGCATGACCGCGTTCCCCGCGGCCTCGTGAGCCCGTATCACGTTCGCGACCTCTCCGATCCGCATGGCCCGTCTCCTTCCTTCTCGACTACCTCTACCTCACGCCTCTATTATACGGGCTTTCCTGCTTTCGTCAACAAGATTCCGCGAAAAAAAGGGGCTCCTACAGCCCGCCCTCCCCCGTCGCCGGGATCTCCAGGTCCATGCACAAGGCAAAAGCTACGTGCTTGCAGACCCCCGTCCCCCCGGCCCGGCCCTCCCGCTGGCGGAAGGCGAAGTCGGGGCACCGGCAGTAGACGTTGCCCGTCTTCGACCGGCGGATCTCGTGCTTCGGGGGGCTGTCCTTCCCCACGAAGAGCCTCCCCTCCCGGTACTCGTGCCGGAGCTCCGCGACCTTCTCGGAGAACTTCGCGACCTCGGGGTCGTCGTCCGAGAACACCATCATGGCCTTGAGGGCCTCGCGGACCTTCGCCCGCCTGGCGTCCCTCTCCGACCTGCTCGCCGTCGCCATCATCTCGTCCCCTCCTGCACTTGACTCCTTTATTATACCCCTTTTCCCCAAGTCGTCAACAGCCTGGGCGAAAAAAACCCGCCGGAGGCGCGAACCCCCGGCGGATCAGGAAAGAAAGAGGGACCGAGGTTCCTATTGAAATCCCCTTATTCAGGAGGATGTCTTTCCAGCCCGAGTAGATCCCACAAAGAATCAAGTGCATCCTCCGCGAGATGGTTCTCCCTGATAATTCCGTAGAGCCTTACTCTAACTTGACGTTCCATGAAAGAATTCGGCTCCCGGTAGAAACCCCCAAAAAGCAAGGAATCCCTGTCCGCCAGATCGGCTTTCTCCGCCGCCAGCAGCAACGTCTTCACTTGATCTTCAATGATCACAGTCCTACCCTCCGAAAGGCGCTATCCGAGTTAGGTGCGTCGTGTCGGTCGCTGTCGTATTTATCGGGACATTGGTTACCCCGTCTCCAAGGTTCACATCCCCCAATGCCCCCTTGAGAGAGCTGACTCCGGCGTATGCGGCCTTCGCTCCATTTCGGAGTTTGAGCCCCCACCCGCCGTTGATGGCGGCTGGGTTCGTGAGAAGAGAAACCATGGCCACGGAAGAGCATGGTCCCACATCAATCCCATCCCCGACGCAACCCCCTACTTCTCCCCCAATGAAAGACAGGCGGACACCATCGCCGTAGTAGCCGTATGTCCACAGACCCTTTCCGCTGGACCGAAGGAATTGCGTGTAGCGGGCGTCCATGCAGGACGGGCCATCGAATCGTATGCCCGCCCCGGTTAGATTGAAGTCGATCCTACTGTTGATGGGCTGGAAGTAGTTGACCGTCCGGAGGACGTCGCTCCCTGTGCTCCCTGCCCGCTGTATGCGGTGGCAGTTCTGTATGGAGAGGTGGTCCATGCCGTAGTAGACATGGATGCAATCGTTAAAGGCGCATCCGTAGTAATCCATCTTACTGGTGGGTCCGTCGTGTTGAATGATGGACTCCGTCGTAACTCCTTCCTGAGAGATGAACGAGCAAAGAAAAAACGTCGAGTCGTGTGCCCGAGATGTCCACAGAGGATCTTTCAATGCTGCGAGAGACGCCGGACTCGATCCCCTGAACATGCAGTTAAAGAAGATGATTCCGTCGCCACTCCTGGTTATTCTTCCCGCGTAATACTGGTAGCGGTGCTCGTTGGCCTGGAAGTCCAGGTTTTGGATGTTGATGTTTCCTCTGCTATCGTACACCGTCAAGGGATTGGGATGGTTATACATCAGGGGGGGGTTCACCAGAACCGTTGATTCCTCGATGATGAACACGTCCGTGGCGTCGATAGGCGTCCCCATCAAAGGGGCGATGAAGAACTCCGTTGCCGTGTTGGTAACGATCTTCCCGCTGTACCACATGTGAGTTCCAGCCGTGATCCGCCACGACTTCCCGGCAAGTTGGTTTGGTGCCCACCCGGCTCCCGCTTTCTGGAGGGAGTATGTCGTTCCACCGGAAGCCGTCCCTTGGTTCATTCCCGTGATGACGGCAGGCTTCATGTCCGCATAGATGTTGAGGGATCCGGGTTGGTAGACGTTTATCCCCGACAGGTACACCCAGTCGAGAACACCTGGAAAGATCTTGACGTTGATGGATTTCCTTGTGGCCTTCGGGAGGACGTTCGATTCCCAAAAAGCCTTCCAGGTCTTAAACGGGGTGATTATCGCTCCATCGGCGGTTGCGTCATTCCCGTTGGTTGGGTCGATGTAAAAATTCAGGTTCTCTGAAGGAATCAGCTGCTCTACGGAGGAGAAGACAGTCTGAAATCCGGCCTCAAGTCTGCCGCGCTCACTTTCCAGTTCGTCAATGATGTTCCCATATATAGATTTATCCCCTGGGGTGTAATAAGTCTGCCTTCTCATTGGTCTTCTCCCCCTAATTCAGGGGCCGGGCTTATATTCCGGCTCCCGCGACCCGCTGGCTGGTTCCTTTGGGAATCCTGCTACGGCATCGAATGCGTCAGCTCACGAGCCACTGCACGTTCGCCGTCGGGAAGATCACCGGCGCGCCGATGTCCGTCAGGACGTAGCAGATCGGGGTGCCCGCCGGGATCGACACTCCGGGGACGAACGACAGCGGCACCGGGACGCCGGGGGTCGAGGCGATCGGGGCCGGGGCCGTCAGGATCGAGGGGCCTCCGGGGGTGCCGATCTTGATGTCCATGGTCGCCCCGGGTCCGGTCCCCGGCATGCAGCAGCAGAACCCCGACACGGGTGTCATCGTGCCCAGCGCCATCCTGATCCGCACGTCGCCGCCCACCGGGGGGGCGTCGTTGATGAAGTCCACCGAGGTCTCGACGAGGCTGGAGGAGAAGGCGGCCTGGATCGCGTCGCGGTCCTCCTCCATCTTGACGATGATGTTCTCCCGGATCGCCTTGTCAGGTCTTACGTAGGCTCCCATCTTGTCCTCCTTCTTCTCTCCGCCTTCGGCGGGTTACGTCCACGCGGTCACGAGCATGGCGTCGCCTTCCTGGATGACCCCGCCCAGGTCGTGAATCGTGATGATCCAGAGCTCGTCCCCGATCTGCCGGACGCCGAAGCCGACGTCCGTCGTGAAGGGGACCACGTTGAGGCCCATCCCCCGCAAAAGGATCGCCCCCCCGAACTGCGGGGAGGTGCTGGCGATGCAGCACATGATCGGTATCTCGCACGGCGCCGCCAGGGCCGCGATGTCGCGCCCGTTCATGGCGTAGTTGCAGGTCACGACCTTCCTCTGGCGGGGGGTCGCGGCGCTCCGCGCCTCGCCCTCGCCCACCACCATGCGGACACCGCCCGTGCTCTCCTCGATCGGGAAGTTGGAGTCGGCCCCCGCCCACCTGGCCGCCAGGAGGAGGACCGGCCCGGCCCCGTTGACCGCCCGGATGCCCCGGACGCCCGTGTAGATGTTGCCCTCGATCGCGGCGGCGGTGCGGTCGATGGTCTGCTCGACGTCGTTCCCGATGATGATCCCCACGTCGAACTCGCCGGACGGGATCTCCCTCGGGAGGATCTCCCTCGGGAGGAAGGGCTCGCGGGGGCGGGGTATCGGCCTCCACGGCGGACGCCACGGCGGGCGCGGGGGCCTCGGGGGCGACCCCTGGAAGTAGCGGTAGATCTGCCCGTCGATCATGATGGCGTCCTCGGCGTCGGGCTGCGAAAGGAAGTGGACGTAGCCCACCCCGGCCCCGCCAGCGTCCATCATCTTCTCCTCGGACCCCACGTTGGCGAAGCCGCTCGCGATGTTGTCGAGGAGCCTCTGGTACTCATCGGCGAACGTGCCGTAGATGCTCTTGTCCTCGGGGGTGAAGTACGGAACCGTCATGTGCGCCTCCTACATGAAGAACGGGGCCTTGAGCAGGAACTCCGGCCCCTCGATCTGCGACTCCTGGGTGTACCCGGCCAGGATGATCGCCTTCCTCGCCTCGGCCTGGACGGCCGCCATCGGCGTCCCCTTCGGGGACATCCTGACCGCGTCGATGAGGAAGCGCGACAGGGCTCCGTTGTACCTCCCGTTGATGAGCGCGTCCGCGCTGGTCTGGTCGCTCCGGCAGCCGGAGATGAGGACGTGGCTCAGCGCCGGGGCAGGGGTGGAAATCGGGGCGGGCTTGGGCCTCGGGCTCGGATTCCTCCACCAGAACAGGCTCTTCTTCTTGCCGTTCGCCTTGGCCTCCCTCCAGCCGTTCCTCTTCCCGTGCCCGCACCCTATCCTGACGCCGACCTCCACGCCCCTCCGCGTGGCGAGCCCACCGGCCCTGAGGGCGATGTCCAGGGGCGGCGGGAGGTATCGGTCTGCCTTGTAGTGCGGGTTCTCCTGGGGGGGCCTGAGCCCCCTGGTCCCGGATCCGCTGTTGCAGCAATCCAAGACCACCGTGATCTTGGCCCCCGCCGGGAAGGTCTTGAGCCAGTCCCCGACGTCGTCGTCCGTGATGACCCTGGTGTTCCAGTCGATGTCCACGGGCACGAGGATCTCGTCCAGGTTGTCCGCGAGCTCGTCGAGGACGCCCCTGTCGCGGACCTGGGAGCCGTGTCCCGAGAAGGCGAAGAAGACCTCGTCGCCGGGCCCCTTCAGCCCCTCCCTGAGCCACGCCATGCGGTCCCGTATGCCCTGCGTCGTGGCCCGCTCGTCGCACACCGCCCTGATGTTGTCCGGGGAGTACCCCCCTCGCGCCGCGAGGACCCCGTGCCAGTCCTCGACGTCGTTCAGCGCCCCGCGTAAGGGGGCACCTGGATACCTATTGATGCCGACCAAAAGTGCGCGTTTCATGGCCCATCCCCATAGGAAAATGGGCGGAGACCATCCTCCGCCCACTCCCTTATCGGATGCACGCTCAGCGCGTTCCCTACGCCAGGGGGCCGCCGCCAGGCCCGAAGTCGCCGAAGCCGGGGAACACGGCCTTGCACTGGGCCATGACCTCGTCCGCGAGGCTGATCTTCGGGTAGCTCGGGTTGATCTTCTTGATGTACGCCGAGACGATGTAGTCCCGGTTGCACAGCGCCTTGTCGAACGGCGAGCCGGGGTTGCCCAGCGGGCTGGAGATGTGCTGGAACGAGATGTCCTCGGTGATGATGGGAATGGGCATCGGCGTCCTCCTGACTACGTCCTGTCACTGCTCTCCCGTAGGACTCAATCCTACCACCGGCCCCCGGGGGGTGCAAGACGTCAGATCCCCGCCAGGGACGGTGCGTGGACCACCCTCCCCCCCTCGACCCGGAGCTGGTGCGCCTTCCCGATCTCCGCGGCGCTCAGCGACGCCTTGACGGCTCCGTACTTCGACGGGGGGAACGCGTCCCTTACGGGCTCCCCGCGGAGGACCGCCAGCACCGACCCGGAGAGGCGGTTGTAGACCACCCACACCTCCCTCCGGTCCCCCCTCGTCCCCATGTCCATCCTTCACCTCACTACGTCGGAGGGGCGCAGAGCCCGAATCTCCAGGCCTGGACGTCCACCGGGTACCGGATCCTCGCTGCCGACGGCGGGTTCCCGTTCTTGATGTAGAGGTTGAACGTGTAGGCCCCCGCCGCGAGGTCCATGACCCTGGAGCACACGGACCCGGCCCCGGAGTCCGTCTGGGCGGCGGGTACGTCGGCGGTGTACCCGTACGTCATGCGGTCCGCGAGCCTGTAGTAGATGCCGGAGGTCATGTCCCTGGCCCAGAGCTCGGTCCACCCCGCGGCGTCCAGACCGCCCTTGCTCCCGAAGAGGACGTCGAACCCGAAGAGGGACGCCCTGATCTCCACCCGCGACCAGGTCGCGAGGGCGAAGGTGATGGTCGACCCGGCGATCTCGATGTACGCGGGCGGCGGCCCCACGAAGTCCTCCTCCGTCCCCGGGTCCCCGAAGGTCTTGTGGGTCAGCAGGGTGGGGGAGAGGCCCACGCCGCAGGTGTTCGGCTCCGCCCCCGCCCCGACGATCTTGATGGGCTTGCTCGGCGGGCTCAGGCACCCGCTCTTGTCGATCCCCTTCAGGAAGTAGATCCCCGGCTCCTGCACGTTCAGCCTGACGCTGGACTGGAGGGACCTGAAGCAGGCGCACGGGTTGTTCGCCACCACCAGGGGGTAGAAGGTGAACTTCCCCCCCTCGAAGTCCACGCAGACGAAGTTCGGCCCCTCCACGGGGCTCCCGTCCGGCAGGCACTTCGTGGTCGGGCTGTATGCGTACCGCGCCACGTCGGGCCTCACGAACGCCCTGGCCTTGCGCGTGGTCTTGTACCCGTCGATCGTCCCGCACCCGGCCACGGACGTCAGGATCTTGGGGACGATCAGCACGTGCCCCTCGACCGCGTACAGGCTGGCGCACGACTTCCCCGGGTCGTCCGAGACGGTGGCCACCACCGCCCCGACGTACCCCGCCCCCCCGCCCTCCCTGCCGGTGCAGGCGAGGTCCACGATCTGGATGATGTCGCACGGGGCGAACAGGCAGATGTCGCAGACCCGCACGTCGTTCTGCCCTGGCAGGGCGTCGTTCAGCAGCTTGGTCTCCAGCACGGGGCTGCACAGGAGGTCCATCCAGTCCACCGGGTTGATGATGTCCTTCGGCGCCTCCCCGTGGAGCTCGTACAGGTAGCTCTCCCCGTCCCCGTCGCAGACGTAGGCCGCCCCGCTCGTCCCCGGCGCCGGGTACTTCGTCGCGTTCCAGTAGCGGTACCCCCACCGGATGGCCGTGTGCACGGGCGGCACCTCCATCTTGCAGAGGTCCACCATCCCTGGGCTCGCCTCCCAGTAGTAGCCCCTCGACTGGGCCGGGGCCACCATGACGCAGGCCTTCGCCAGCGTGGTGAACCGGACCTGCTGGTCCAGGGTGTCGGGGAACCGCACCGAGACCGTCATGAGCACGGGGTCGATCGAGTCGACGACCCCGTACAGGCCCGTGACCTCCTCGTCCGGGTTGGCGGACGACTCCTGCGCCTCGATGTCGAGTCCCGAGATCCTCCGCACGGGGTTGTCCACGAAGTCCGTGTTGAAGACCCACACCGGGAGGCCCGGGGAGAACCCCTCGATCCCGGTCCCCCCGAGATTGAACACTACCGTGAACGGCCCGGCCTGCGCGGGGATCGTGGCGTCCGCGAAGAGGTACTGCTCCCTGACGCTCAGCCCCGCGGACCCCGGCCCCGCCCACACCTTCGCCCACAGGCCGACCCCCGGCGGGACCACCGGGTCCGGCCTGCCGCCGCCCGCCCAGTACGCCACCCCGTAGACGTTCGGGTCCTGGCTCCCGAAGGAGTGCCAGGAGAGCGTGTCGCAGTTGATGTCCATCGTGGTCGGCGGGGAGGCGAGGGTGACGGCGGGGCTCGGCGCGACGACGGCCGCCCCGGCGATCGCCGCGCTCCCCCCCTGGAGCTGCGCGGTCCTCAGCATGTACTCCCTGACCGCCACGTCCCCGACGTTAACGAGCGTGATGATCTCGGCCATGGCCCCCTGGACCAGGGCCTCCCCCGCGGGCAGGACGTCCGCCCAGTTGACCGTGATCGGAGCCTGCTTCGCCGTGAGGGTGACCCTCGCGACGTAGTGGCCGTACGTCAGGTTGATCGGGTCGTCCGGCCTGGCGCAGGAGGGAGTCTCCCTCTTGAAGGTGAAGGCCGGGTCCGTGTCGTCCTGCGCCGCCACGTCCAGGTCCGGGACCCCGCAGTACTCGAACCGGATGGCCTCGGGGTAGCCGTAGGGCAGCGCCATCCCCCCGGGCTCCAGTATGAACTGGTCGTCGGGCAGGATCCGGTCCATCCAGCGGTCGGTCGCGAGGTTGGAAATCTCCTCGGGCGTCCCGTAGCACGGACACTCCGTGTCCCAGAACTGGTACAGGGCCTTCGTCAGGTCCGTCCCGAGGCACTCCACCTCGTCGATGTAGCAGATGTCCATCCAGATGTTGCGGCACCCGGCGAAGGGCGCCGCCTGGAAGGCGACGTTCCCGTACCAGGCCCGCGTGTCCCTGGCGAGGGCCTCCAGCACCCCCGGCAGCGGGTCCCCGAACTCGTCGTACCCCCTGTTCCCGTCGACCCCGACGATGTCGTCGTCCCTGTACTTGGCGGGGACCAGGACGATCTCCGCCGCCCGGACCGCCCCCTCCGCCATCCCCCAGTAGGCGATGGGCCTGCTCTTGTCGCAGTTGAGGGCGATCAGGGGCGTCATCTTCGGGTCGAGCTTCCTGCCCACGTCAACCTGGTTCGACGGGTTCACGAACCCGAGGAGCCTCTTCCAGGAGGTGCGGTTCCAGTTGCAGCTGAACTGGTTGATGCCGTCCCACTCCCCGATGAAGACCTGGAAGAACCACGTCTTGCTCGTGCTCCACCCGCTCTCCGAGACGATGTCGTAGGACTGGAGCCTCGTCCAGTCGAACCCCGTCGTGGACCCGTCGCCCAGGTTGAAGCACATCGCGGTGAGCTGCTCCCGCACCTGGAAGTCCGACGTGTTCAGGCAGGCGAAGGGGTACCCCATCCACCAGGTGGGCTGGAACATCAGGCCCGAGTTCGGGGACCCCAACGGGATGCTCAGGGTCCCTCCGAGGTCGTCGTGGAGGTCGAGGCGGACGTCCCGGATGGTGTGCAGCTGCACCCCGCTTCCGTAGTTCGTCCCCGCGAGGAGGACGAACACGCACGCGAGGGGGTCCCCGTTGAAGATGGAAATGTCGATGACCCCCGCGTCCACCAGGAGGGCCGACAACTTCGCCGTCGGCCCCTGGGCCAACTTGTTGATCTCCAGGTACCCGTCGAACTCCGGCGTGTAGGGAAGGTCCGGCCCCCGCGTGAAGGGCCACCCCGGCGGGTCGTCCCCCGGCTCCGTCTGGTGGTGGACGTGCCCGTCGAACAGGGACGGCTGGTCGTCCCCACCCATCGCCCCGATGGACCCGTTGACGACGTTCGCCATGGTGGAGGCCCCGCCCGCCGCCCCGTTCTGGGCGACGCCCCCGCTTCCAAGGGCCAAGACCCGCACGAGGTCAACCTCGTCCCCGGAGTACTGATTCGCCCTCGACCCCACGTCGGGGATCGGCCTCGACCAGTTGTCGACCCCCTCCTTCACGAGCCGGACGAGACGGATGAGGATCCCGACGTTCCCGATGGGCTCGTCGAAGCTGCCCCTCGCGGTGGTGAACTGCCTCACCCCGTCGGCGTCGAGGGCCCCGCTCCCGTTGTCGAAAGAGTAGGTCGCGGTCCTCCCCGCGTCGTCCTGAAGCACCAGGTGCATCCTCGCCGGGGGCCCTGGGTCTGGCCGCGCCCGGTACCACAGGACGACCGACGTCCAGGGGTCGGGCCCGACGTTCCACGGCGTCCCGAAGACCCGCTCCGCCCTGACCTCCTGCCCCGCCACGGCTATCGGCATCCTGCCCCTGTCCACCCCCACGTTCCGCACGGGGTACCCCGGTGCGGCGTCGTTCGCCGTCACCCCCGCCCCCACCAGGAAGGAGAACGGGGTGTCGTCGGGGTAGATGTTGACGAGCCGGTAGTCGTCGTAGCAGGCGAGCCCGCCCGCCGCCTGGAAAGCCGGGACGTCGGCGTAGTCGTTGAAGAGGAACGTCCACGCCCACGGGCTCGCCGGGGCGCCCCTGAACCGGAACCCCTCGACGTTCACCACGAAGGGGTACGTCTCCAGGGGCGTCGACCCCAGGAACTCCATCTGCCAGAACACCACCCTCCCGGAGTTGAAACTGCCCTTCGACTCCTGCGTGGGCTCCGAGACGTTCCCCCCTCCCGTCTGGATGGTGAAGAGGTTGTCCCCGGGGTTGACGACGTTCTCGGGCCGGATCCCCACGACGAACTGGCGGCCCACCTCGTCCCACATGGAGAACCGGATCTCCCGGAGGGACCCGGCGTTCGGCCCAACTTGGAAGTCGAGCGCGACCTGGAACTCGGCCGTCCCGTTGTTCAGCGCCACCCCGAGGTTCCAGTACCCCTGCGGGTCGAGGCAGACCTGGCTCACCGTCGCCACCGACAGGGCCCTGTTCCACTGAAGGGAGTCGAATCTGACCGGGTTCGGCCCCCCGTTGAGGATGGAGAGCCTCTGGATGTAGCTGCACTCGATGGCGAAGATGGGCTCCTGGGGCTCCTCGTCGTACCCGCACTCGATGTCCGTCAGGGTCTCCATCGGGTTGACGACCACGGCCCCGCTGTTCGTTAGGAGCCTGTCGAGGGCGAACTTGTCCGTGTCGTTGACCCCCGCGGTCCCGAATACCGTCCACCAGGCCGCGACGTTCCCCCAGTCGACCAGCGCGTCCAGGAGCGTGAAGTCGGCCCAGGCGACGGTCATGGTCTGCGACCCGCCCACGGCCACGAAGTCGTACCTCGCCCTCCTCCCCTGGTCGTCCACCAGCCACACACGGCAGTTCACGCCGGGCCTCCACGAGTAGGCCGTGAAGGTGACGTTCGCCGTCAGGGCGAACGCGGCGGCGGGGACGTACCTGATGCTCGGCGGGTAGGGCCCCGGCTCGTCGACGCAGAAGTGGACCGCGAAGCGCTCGCTCACCAGCGGGGGCCCGAGGACGCACACGTCGCACTCGGGGGTCGGCGCCACCTGCGGGTCGTCCGCGTCGCACTCGACCCTCCCGATGGCCTGCTCGTCGCTGAACTCCTCCAGCATCGTGCAGTCGTCGCCGAGGTTGTTCGACCCGTAGGGGAGGGAGTCCGCCTCGAAGGACATGTCCCCGACCCCCGCCTGGTTGTGGCAGACCCGCACGTTGTCCAGGGCCATCATGCAGTTGGACGTCTGGTAGTTCTGGCGGAACCCGAAGTAGATGTACCGCACGGCGCCGAAGGAGAACCCGGGCGTCAGGATGGTGAACTCGTCCAGGGGGAGGCTGACCCAGAGGACCGCGCCCACCGACGGGGCGAAGGAGACCCAGGCCCTCTTGCCCGTCCCGTCCTCGAGGTAGACCTCGCAGTTCGCCACGGGCTGCCCGATGTGGAGGTTGAACCGGAGCGCGGTGTTCGCCGTGGTCCACCCCCCGGCCAGTAGGTCCCTGTCGGAGAGCAGGTCGAGCTTGACGAAGAAGGAGGGCTCCAGCGTCCCGAGGGTCACGCCGAGCGCCCCTCCCGTGATCTCGGGGCACCCCCTGTCCTCGTGGCCGAGCCCCGGCCCGTAGATGAAGCACTCCACGATCATGGGCAGGGGGGAGCCCGGGTTCGTGCACTCGGAGAAGCACTCGCAGACGCGCACGGGGAACCGGCCCCACTCCACCTGGTTCACCACGCACTGCCTGTAGGGGTCGATCACCACCCCAGGGAAGTCCGTCGGCCTGGTAGTCACCTTCCACCTCTCACTGCGGGGGAGGCTCTGAGCACTCCTCTTCGAGGACCTCCACCACGGTCGCCACCTGGTTATGGGCGGTCGTGAAGTTCACCGTCCCATCCAACTCGACCGTGGTGATGACAGGGATCTTGTTCGTCTTGCACCCGATGCCGGGGTCGATCTCGCCCTCCGGCCCGCTGATCCGGCGCATCTGCACCGCGCAGACCGAGACCTCGAAGGCCTCCGGCCCAACCTCGCACGCCGGGGACAGGGGGTTCGGGTCGGGCTCCGGCTGCCTCGCCTGCCTCGACCCCTCCGGGGCCATGATACCACGGGGGGCGTCGGGCTCGGCCTGGTAGCCGCACCCGGCGAGCTGGTTCAGGAACAGGTACTCGAGGTCGTCCCAGCTCCCCACGTTCGGGATGTCAATCCGGTCTCTGAGCAACTGGTTGTCGATCTTCCAGTTGTCCGTGACGTACTCGTCGTACGGCTGGGGGTCCCCCCAGTACAGGCACCACGAGACGACGCTCTGCCAGTTGAAGGACCCGTCCGGGATCTGGAAGCTGGCCGCCGTGACGAGGAAGGAGTCGACGCCCCCGGTCGGGACGTCGTCGTGGTACGCCCTCTTCCCTTCCGAGTCCATCAGCATCGTGCGGAGCAGGGCCCCCGGGCGGTTGGACTGCACGTCGAAGGAGACGGCGTCCACCACCGGGACGGGGGCCGGGAAGTACCGGCACATCGCGAACGGGGTGATCTGCACCGGGCTCTCGATGCAGGCCCACAGCGCCCCCGTCCCCTCCGTGATCTGGGGCCCCTGGCGGCACACGTCGCAGGCTGGCGGCTCGGGCGGGACGGGCGGGAGCTCGTGGAGCGGGACGATCTCAAAGCACACCGTCACCACCGCGTTGTCGATGCACTTCGGCCACTCGACCTTCTTCTCCATCCTGATGAAGCCGTCCTGCACCGTGATCCCCGGCTTCTCCGGGTCGTCCAGCCCGGGCTCCCACATCGCGTACCTCTTCGTCCCCACGTACTGGCAGGAGGAGTAGAGGTCGAACACCAGGAAGGGGATCACCGCCTCCTCGCCCTTGGTCACGCAGAGGGTCATGATGAGGAGGAACTCCCCGCCGCAGGTGATCCCCCCGCACACCTCCTGCCTCGTGACGCAGATCACGCACGCCCGGTTCGACGGCGGCACGTAGAGCTGGAGGGACCGGCAGGAGCAGAACCCGCCCTCGCAGGTCGCCCCGCACAGGCTCATGGCCACGATCGCCCTCGACGCCTCCAGCTGCGGGTACCCGTAGAGGGGCAGGGGCGCGAGGTTCTCCCACCCGTCCAGCCCGTCCATGAACATCCCGTTGGAGATCAGGTTCGCCCCGAGCATGGCGTCGAGGATGGACTTGGTGTAGTACCGGTTGTCGTGGACCTTGAAGTGGTTCGGGTCCGCCGGGTCGTTCACCTCGCTCCACGTCGGGACGTTGTCCACCGCGTCGAGGAGGTGGGAGCTCCGCTTCATGTGCCTCTGGGCGACCGTGTCCTCGCAGAGGGCGTTGGCGTCGATGATGCAGGTCCCCAGCACCTTCCTCCCGAGGGCCACCGTGATGTTCGCCTGCATGGCCAGGACGCCCGTCATGGTGTCCCCGGTCACGTTCACGAAGCGGTCGTCGATCTCGTCCAGCCGGAAGAGCTTCCTGCGGAGGTCCGTTATCATCGCGTCCGTGACGGTCGGGTTCCCCGCCGGGCGCTCGATCAGGGCCAGGGGCACGACCACGTGAGGGTTCCCGTCCGTGTCCGTCCACCCGGAGGGCATGGCGTAGGGGAGGGCAACCCCCTCCTCCACCTTCACCGTCTGGACCAGCTTCCAGCGCAGCATCGCCTCGATCGTCATCGAGTCGATCGTGTGCTTGAGGTCCGCGTCCTCCGTCGAGTTGGTCTCGTCGAGGTAGCAGTCGAGGTAGACCAGGTCCTTCCTGGCCGCGCCGGGCGTGGTCAGGCCGACCCGGTACTGCGCCCCGGCCGCCGCAACCATCGAGACGCCCACCTGGATCGTGTTCGCCCCGTTGGCGACGACCGCGTATGCGTTCGCTGGCACCGCCAGGTCCGGCGTCAGGACCCTGCCCACCAGCGCTCCGGGGGTGAAGTTCGCCGCCGTGTCCACGAGCGTGTCGCTCGGGAGGACCGTCTGGATGAGGGAGGTGGAGACCGGGGCCGTCTGGCCGCCGGACATGAACGTCTCGTCCGCCCAGAGCTGCGCGTGGTGGCCCTTGTTGAACATCCCCTCCGGGCCGGGCTGCGGGAGGACCACCGTCTTGTCGGCCTTCACCGTGAGGGCGACCGAGGCGAGCGTGTCCCCGCCGTTGATCAGGAACTCGTTCACCAGGTTCGGGAGGTTCTGGCTGACCAGGAAGGCGTCGCCGAGCGCCCCGTCCCCCAGGCAGGACTGGATGATCCTGCGGAGCTGGGTGAAGTTGGAGTCCATCTGGTCGTTGTAGTCCGCGTCGACCAGGGGGACCCCGGCTTGCAGGACGGTCTGGACGTAGCGTTTCACCTCCGAGAACATGCGTCTCGTGATGATCGCCGTGCTCGCTCCCATCGGAACCTCCGCCCCTCACGCGCACACCGTGTGCGCCAATCAGAAGATGAAGTTGATGTACCTGGTGATCTTGACCTTGTTGTTCTTCCACTTCGCGACGTGGTATATCAGGTTCACCATGGTCCCTGAGTTCAGGACCGCCGTCGCCTGCCCGCAGAAGATCCCCTGCTCCCGGATGTACTCCCCGGCCATCCCGTTCGCCTCGGTGTAGTCGAGGACCGTCTGCACCAGGATGGACTTCGTGGGCCCCGGCACCGGGACGCCCAGAGGGTCCAGATAGGAGATGGCGGTCGGCGCCTTCCTGAAGTACTCGTCCACCAGGGAGACGTCGGAGGCCAGCGGCGTCGGGGGCGTCGGGAGGGGGTCCCACGCCGCGAGCCCGCGCCCGACCGCGTGGTACCTGATCCCCCCGGCGAAGTTCGGGTCGCCCTTCATCAGGGCGGCGAGGGCGACCGACATCCCCTGGACGATCATGTTGCTGCTCCAGGGCGTCTCCTCGACCACCTCCTCCGTGCCGTCGGGCCGCTTGCGGGTGACGATGTCCCTCCACCGCCCCTTCACGTTCTTGGCGGCGTCGTAGACCTCCTTCGGAGGCCCCATGAGGATCTCGGCAGTCCGCTCCTCGACGGACTTCGGCTTGGAATTCGGATCTTCCATCTTCCCTACTCGTATGCCACTTCTTCGACCTTCTTCACCTTATTCCCATCGCCAAGATCAACATGATGGCTATTAGCCGAGATGCTCTGCCTCGTCTTCACCTTCATGGCGTCCACGTTCTGGTGACCGACCTCGGCCTTTACATCATTGATGGCCGTGGCCTTCTCCTCGTTCGTAGCTGACACCGGATCTCCCACTCGCTTGACCGTGAAAGATACGCTGCCTGCGTCCTGGTCCTGGAAGACCCGTCCGAGCCGCAGCTCGGTTCCCGAGACGACCTCGGCCACGCCGCAGCGGACTTCTCTGATCGCTGTCTGCATGACCACCATATCCCCCGTGGCGACCCCGGAGAAGTCCGTCCCGACGAGGGAGTCGCCGTCCAGGGTTCCGTTCCCCGAGACGACGGTCGTGAACGTGTTCGGCCTGGGGCTGGCCCGCAGGATCTCCCCCGTCGTGGTGTCGTAGACAACAAGGTATCTATTCATCATCAGCTCCCGGTGTTATTGGAGATGGCCCAGTTAGCCCCTGGGACGTTATCCCTTCCCGACGTGTTGCTGCGTCCCGACAGACCGCAGATCTGGCATCCGTCGGTCGCGTTGCCCGCCTCCTGGACCCCATATCCTGTATTGTAAGCCGCAGAGATGTCCCCGATCTCCACCGCGTAGCAGCTCGTCCCGTCGATATAGACCCCCGCTCCCCCGTTCCCGTACGACATGATGCTGGAAGCGGAATAGCAGTTTCCCCTAACGAAGTAGACCCCGATGTTGTCGTTCGCCTGGGCCTCCAGCGAGGAGAATGAGACCTGAGAGCACCCGTTGATTCTCATGCCATAACGGGAGCAGTCGTACACCGCAATGTTCGAGACGGCCCCACCGTAGACCACGAACTCGATCCCGTCGATGTTCGTCCCACGGCAGTAGTAGACCCTCACGTTCGTGAGATTGCATTCGTAGATCGCGTTGTAAAGAAGTCCGATGTTCGTCCCGTTGTAGACCGTGAAGTTGGAGAACACGCTCCTGTAGATGGTCCCGCCCGAGCCGGTGAAGTAGATCGAGACCCCGGTGTTGTTCTTCACCGAGATGCCGTCGATGACGCACTCGTACAAGGTCGCCGAGTAGACGCCGATCCCCGTGCAGCCGACCACCACGACATCCTTGACGGTCATGGAGTACGCGCCCATGTACACTCCATACGTCCCGACGTCCGAATTACTGTAGACCCCGAAGACGTGGGAGTAGGAGCAGCCAAGGTTCACCCCGACCCCGCCGGACTTGCATGCGTACGAGTTGAGATTGGTGTACGTGCTGGTAGAGCCCGCAGCAGTGATTCCGGTCGTGTAGTTCGTCGCGTAAAGGTTGGCCGCGTAGCAGTATGACCCCCCGAGGTAGATCCCCTGCGTAGAGAATCCCCCAGCCGTCCCGTTGCAGTAGACGTTCGTGATGCTCTGGTTTCCCCTGGTGTAGGTCCCATAGTTCGACAGGTACACGCCGTTCAGGTTGTAAACCTGGCAGTTGTTGATCCGCAGGAAGGCCCCGTAGATCCCGTAGTAGGACGCCGACGCCAGGTTCCCTGCGGTGTAGGCCCTGACGTCCTCCAGGATCCCTCCGCCGTCCGTGGTAATGACATGCTGGCTCCTGGAGCTATAGGCACCCGTCACCTGGACGTTGTAGAGGTACCCGTTCACGATCAGCTTATGGCTCGCGTCGAACTTCATCTCGGGGAGGGCTGTCTCGACCCCTATGATCCATCTCCCGGCGGGGATCGTCACGTCCGCCGTCATGTCCGAACCGCTGGTCCCCTTCACATAGACGATGGAGTAGTTCGAGAGGGCCGTTGTGAGGCTGGCGGCGGTCGCGGTCGCGAGGTCCACGAGGGTCGAGTTCGACGCCGCCGACGACGTCGCCAACTCATACGCCGTGGTCCCGTCGTAGTATTTGAGCTTCTTGGATGTGGTGTTGTACCAGAAGTCCCCTGCCACTTGAGACCCGGGGTCTCCCGCCGCCCCGGTGATAGAGAGGCGGTCGGACTTCAGGGCGGTGGACGCTCCGACCTTCATCAAGGTCGTGGCGTAGATGTTGGCCGGAGCGTTGGCTGGGCCTGCCGCCCCGATGTCACCTCCCCCGTTCGTGACCCAAAGGAGATCCGACCCGCTTGCCCCCGTCATCCTCACGTCGTTGAAGTAGCCATAGTCGAACGGGCTGGCGGAGCTGCCGATGTCCAGGGAGGATCCCGAAGGCAGGACGTCCGTCCCCACGACGATCGACAAGGTGTCGTTCTGCCCGAGGTAGACCTTGCCCTTGGTCCCCACCCCCGCTCCTCCGCTCCCCCCGGCGATTCCACCCTCTATGTAGGCGTCACCTCCATCGCCCCCCAGTTGTACCGCATCTCCCAGACCCCCCGTCCCCCCCTTCAGCGTGGTTCCTCCGCCCCTGCCCGCCCCGATTGGATTGGCGGAAGGGCCTCCGGATTGCCCAGTGATGGTGATGCTGTTTCCGCCGATCCCCGTGGGCATGACGCTCGTCGTGCCGATGTCGAGGGTGCCCTGCACCCCAGGGTTGACCCTGGTGTTAGTAAGAACGAGTGTCCCGACCGTCACGCTGGTGGAGGCGTCAAGGCTGGTGAAATACTCCGTGCCTGAGAACCTGTTACCGGCGAGGTTCCCTTTTTGTTCAAGGCTGTAGCCTGCGCTGAGGGCGACACCCATACGTCACCCCTGGAATGAAAAAGACCGGGGGCGTCCCCCTGAATGGAGAACGCCCTCCGGTCTGGTTGCCGCGTTCACTCTTTCTCCGGGGGGGCTTCCGTGCCTCTCCCCTCCGTGGCCCCGTCCTCCTCTTCCCCCTCCTCTTCCTCCTCCCCCTCGGGATTCGCCGGGGGCACCTCCGCCGGGGGCGCGGCAGGAGGCTCCGGCGCTGTCGGCCCCGCCTTGGGCGGGATCTTGATCGTGGGGAGCGACCCCTGCCTCGGGGCGCGGAGGATGTAGAACCTCCCGTTCTCGTCCGCCAGCTGATCGCCCTGCCCGATGTCCAGGTGCCCGATGTCCCTGCGGTTCTCCATCCGGGTAAGGTCGATCCGCAGCTTGATGTTCTCCTCTTCCTTGGCGAGAAGGGCCTTCTGCCCCTCGATGTTCTTCAGCTTCTCCTTGAGATTGTTGTCCTTCTGGATCGCGAGCCGGTACTTGAGCGCGTCCATCTCCCCGATCTCCTGGCGCACCGCCACCGGAGCCGTCCCCGGCGGAACCAGCCTCGGACCCACTCCCCTGGACTGCGGCGGCGGCACCGCCGCCCTTGCCATCTTCGTGTGCTTGGACATTCACCCGTCCTCCGAAAGGGGGGCTCACCGAGCCCCCGGCCTCTGGTCCGTATCTTGTTACACCTTGGCGATCTTCTGGATGACGAGGGAGATGTACGCCATTCCCCCGGCGATCTTCGAGCACGCCCCACCGTAGACGAGTTCCTTCCCTGCGGCGGCCCCAGCCGCGATGTTCTTGACGCCTCCCGCCGTGTCGAAGATTGCGAACCCACCGGCGAGCAAGCCTCCGGCGCTGTTGTCCTTGACGGGCACCGCAGGCCCGCTGAAGTAGACGTTGCCCCACAACCCGACCCCGATGTTCACGGCGGCCACGCCGACCGGGATGTCGCTCATGCCCGTAAGGCCGGGGGTTCCCGAGATCTCGAAATTCCCCGAGCCGTTGAACTTCACCGTGTCCCCGGCGACGATGGGCACGAGGCTGGTGTTCTTCCCCTGCATGCCCGACCCGTACTCGTTCAGGAAGACGTCCCCGACCTTGAGCGATTCCCCCGTGGGAATCGTCGCGGTCCCCGTGATCGTCAGGTCGCCGTCCGAGGTGACGGTCATCTGCGGAACCGCCCCGCTGTCCGCGACGATGAACGACTTGGCCCCGGCGGCGTCGCCCGTCTTCACCACGCAGTTCGCCGTAGCCGCCATCGTGGTGACCATGTCCGTCCCGTCGGATCCGATGGTCGCATCCGGTGCGACAGCCGTGTTTCCGAGCTTGATCGCGGTGCTGTCGGCGGCGAACAGGTCCGTCCCGGCCCCGCTGAGGGTCAGGCCCACCCCGCCGGTCATGTCGATCCCGTTGCTCACGTCCATGTTCCCGGCGGTAGTCAACTGGCCGCTGCCGAGGTTGATGGTCTGATTCCCCGTGGCCGTGAGAGGACCGTTGAGGTTCACCGTGTTCGCCGCCGCGCCCAGGTCCATCTTGGCGGCTCCCGTGTTCGTTGCGAGGAAGCTTCCCGCCGCAGAGGCCACCGTAAGGTCGGCCCCGCCCCCGGCGGAGGTCGTCGTGATCGCCAGGTTACCATCGGCGTTCGTGAGAGTAATGGTGTTCCCGTTGTCGTACGCCTGTTGCAAGGTCACCGTGGTGCCGGTAGCAAGATCGGAGTAGGTGATCCCTGTAACCGCACCCTTTCCGGTCTCCCAGATCCCATCCGTCCCGGCACGGATGACCGAGACCGTGACCTTGGTGATCGAGGCGGCGGGCGAAGGCGCCGGCATCGCGATGAACTGAGTGCGCGTGAAGGGCTCGACGGTCGCATGGGCTCCCGGAACAGTGCGGATCAAGAGGTTGGTTCCACCGTGGGAGTACACCTCGAAGAAGCCGTCGTTGAGGCCGTCGGTCGAACCGGAGATCTGGATGATATCGCCCAAGGCGAACGTGCCCGAGCCGGTCGTCGTGACCTGTGCATCGGCGGGGGATCCACCCCCGTACCCGGCGATGAACGCCCCGTTCGTGGTAGTGGCCGTCGCCGTGGGGAGGTAGTTGGTTACAAGACCGCCGGTCAAGGCTACTGCCGTAGTGTATCCGACGTTCTCCTGGATGAAGTTATCCTTGATGATCATGTCCACGGTCTGGATGCCGGTGATGGTTCCCTGCACCGTCAGGTTCCCGGCGACCAAGGTGTCCCCCGTGGCCCCATCAACCTTGAACTTGTTCGTATTGACGATGATGTCATTGCTGTCGAGGGTAAGGTTGCCCCCCGAGACGTCAAGACCCGCGTTGGCGTCGAGGTTGCCGTTGAAGTCGGCCTGCCCGGTGCCATCGACTGAGGCCTGAACCGTTCCGTTGTCGCTCTTGATCTCCACGGCGGTCGCCGCCGTGTTCGTGCCCGTCATGAGGATGACCTTGCCGGTAGCGAACTGGTTGTCGAGGGTAAGGTTCCCCCCCACCGCCTCGATCGTGGTCGCCACGGTGGAGGTCATCGTGGTGCTTCCGGTGACGTCGATGTCCGCGCTGGCCCCGGCATCCATGCTCAACAGACCAGCGGAGTTGATCTCCGTTCCCCCGACCGTCGATTGGATCTTGATGGCATCGACGGCGTTCTCGGTCGCGGTGATGTTGACCGATCCGCCCGCGCTATTGACCGTCACGTCCTTGCTCGCTCCCGTGGCGGTGACGTTGACAGCATCCGTTCCGTCGATGCTGACCGTAGATCCGTCCAAGGTGAACGGCCCCGAATTGAGGTCCATCGTTCCGGTGGTGGTTTCGGTGATGCCCCCCGTCCCGGAGGACGCCGTGATCCCCCCGGCCCCCGCCGAGGCCGTGATGTTGATCGCGTCGGCAGCGGCTTCGGTAGCCGTCACATTCACCGACCCACCGGTGCTGGCGACGGTCAGATCCTTGCTGGCTCCCGTGACGGTCACGTTTGCTGTGTCCGTGAAGTCGATGCTGCCCGTCGTACCGTCCAGGGTGAACGGCCCCGAATTGAGGTCCATCGTTCCGGTGGTGGTTTCGGTGATGCCTCCTGTCCCGGAGGACGCGGTGATTCCGCCCGCCCCTGCCGAAGCGGTGATGTTGATGGCATCGGCGGCGGCCTCAGAGGCCGTCATGTTCACCGAGCCTCCCACGCTGGAGACCGTCGCGTCCGCAGCCGCCCCCGTGACGGTGAAGTGGGACGTGGTCGTAGCGTCGAGGTCGAGCGAGGCCGCGTCCGCCGTGAGGGTTCCGTTCACGCTCGCGACCAGTCCTCCCGCCGAAGTGGTCAGCCCGATGGCGTCCACCCCGGTTCCGGTCGAGTTCAGGAGGATGCTGGAGTTCGTCGCCCCGGTCAGGCCGATCGTGAGATCCTGCGCTGCCCCGTTCGTAGCGTTGGAGAAGTTCGCGGAAGAGTTGGCGTTGTCGATGGAAACTCCCACGCCGTCGATCGTGATCCCTGCGGCGGAGTTGAAGTCCAGCGTTCCGGCTCCTGCCGTAGTGATCGTGGCGGTCTGGCCGCTCGTCGGGGTGATTGTCACAGCCCCGGCTGCGGTGATGTCCGCGACGTCCACACCGCCGTCCTGAACGGTGAAGGCCGAACCCGTGCCCGTATTGTTGATGAAAGCTGCGTCGCCGGAACCGGCGGCAAGGACGTTGAACCCGACCCCGGTCGTGGCCGCGCCCATGCTGAGATCAACCCCGGTCCCACCCCCGGCGAAGGTGCGGGCTACCGAGAGGGTGTTCGTGGCGTCCGCCGCGTTCGAGATGGTGGGAACTCCCTCCGCAGCCGTGACGGTGATGGTGTTCCCCCCCTGGTAGGCCCCCTGGAGGGTGACCGCACCCGTGGCCTGCCACGTAGGGACCCCTCCAGCGACGGTCAGGACGTCCCCCGCGTTCCCGATGCCGAGCTTGGAGAAGGTGTTCGCCGCCGAGGCGTAGAGGGTGTCGCCCGTGGCGAGGGCGGACTGCCCCGTGCCGCCGTTCGTCTCGTCGAGCACTCCCACCATGGTCGCCGCGCTGAAGTCGAGGCTTCCGGCGATGGTGAGCTTGTCTCCGGCGAGGATGGTGAGGGTGTCCGGGCCTGTCGAGACCTCGAACGGGGACTGCCTCGCGTTGTAGGTCGTCGTGTCAAGGTAAAGAAGTCCATTTGCCATCTGCCGTCCTCCTTAGAGCTCGATGTAGTCCATATCAATGAAGATTCCGAGCTTGCTCGTCGTCAGGGCCGCCCCCACGTCCTGAAGAACCTTCCCGCTGTTCCCCGTGGGCGGGGTCTTCGTGATCCCTCCCGGTGTCGTGGGATCCACGTAGTAGATTTTACCAGGGGTAAGCCCCACGAAACCGTCGATCTCCTCCTCCCTCCGTACCAGGCACTTCCCCAGTGGGAGGAGAGCAGAGACGAACCCAATGCAGGGGCTCGTCGAAACGTACCCCGTGGCCTTATCCGCTGTTCCAGAGGAGGAGAGGTACACAGCGTCGAGGAGCCCGGGAAGGGTCGGACCCTGGAGCATCTCCACGTCCGACTGCATCTCGAACTGGTCGGGGGAGAGGGCCTCAAGACTCCCGTCCTCCATGACCGCGATGACTCTTGCCGGGTAGCCCATCACGCCTCCCCACGTCTCCCCGAGTATACCACGGGGCCGGACGCCATGGAATGCCTACGGCACCCAGATCGTCGGCTCGGGCGCCCACACGACCGTGAGGTAGGGGTTGCCCGGCCAGGCGAACACGGAGTTGTCCGTGATCACCCCCAAGACCTTCCTGGCGCACGGGTTCGCGGGGGCCAGCGTGGTCACCGCCCCCGGCGTGATCTTGGAGAGCCACACCTTCCTCCCGGGGACCGGGGGGACGACCGGCGGGGCCGCGATCTCGTAGTACGCCGTCCCCGTCGTCCCGTGCCACGTCATGAACGGGCCGGGGAGGCCGGGGAGGACCGGCCCCATGGCCGCCCCGACCACCTCCGCCGTCGCCATGGCGAGCGCGATGGCCTGGGTCACCGTCCCCGGCGCCGCCGGGGGGTTCGGACCCACGTACGCCACCTCCCCCGGCAGGATCGGGGGGCCGAGGGGGTTCGCCGTGAAGATCACCGCACCCGGGGGAGCCCCCGGCGTCAGAGGCTGCCAGATCCCCCCGTCGTACACGTAGAGCTGGAGGAGGTCCGTCCTCCAGAACAGCTCCGACTGGACGGGGGCCGGGGCCACCGGGAAGGCCGCCCCGCGCTGGAGGGTCAGGCGGCTGATGTGCTGGAGGTTGCCCTCCAGGACGTCGTCCATCTGGGCCGAGTGGAGGTGGTACCGGTTGTCCTCGTTCCTGACCGCGATGACCCCCACCGCGTCCGTGTCCACCTCCCCGAGCTTGATCCAGTCGGACGGGGTGGCCGGGGGCCCGACCGTGAGGAAGATCGCGATGGACAGGTACCCGCCGCCCGGGTCCACGGTCTTCGTGAACTCCAGGTAGACCGGCTGGCCCAGCGTGGCTGGCGCGACGGGGACCAGCGGCGGCGCGATGGGGTAGGTCTGCTTCAGCTCGTACCCGTTGCAGTAGGCGACGTTGAGGCCCACCTGCCCCACCTGGGCGAAGAGCCCGAACCCCGTGGACAGCTGGAACCCGTCCATGACGAAGTTCTTCTCCCGGCGGAGGAACCCGGAGACCCTCTCGTCGAGGAGCAGGGCGAGGTTGGTCCATTCGTCCCACGAGGCGTTGTACGACATGCTCTCCTCCGGCTACGTTACGCGTCCGAGGTTGATCCGCGCCTGGTTGATCCTGCTCCCGCCCGTCTCGACCACGTCCCACCAGTTGTCGATCGGGCCCGGGTAGACCTCCTGGTGGCGGCAGTCCTCGAAGAGGAAATAGCCGCTCCGGCAGACCGGCCACTCCGGCGGCATCACCCGGGCCAGCTTCTCGACCACCTGCTCCGAGAGGCAGTCGTCGCACTCCAGGTAGAAGCACACCAGGAACGACTGGAACGTGATCCCCTGGCCGGGGGTGAAGTCCGTGTCGTCCCCGCACCGCTTGTACTTCAGGGCCAGGCCCGGGTTGGGGATGTAGACGCTCGTCCGGTCCAGCCGGTTGGAGATCAGGATGTTCTTGCACCACTCGTGGACGCCCACCCGCAGGCCGGAGACCAGCCGCGCCCGGGCCGCCACCGCCTGGATCGTGCCCTTGATCTTGAGGATCGCGGCCTGCTGGCGGATCTCCTCCCGCTGCTTGTTGCAGGGGAACTCCCGGTTCACGTCGAGCCCGACCAGCTCCCCCAGCGCCGGGAGGGCCGAGCAGCACGCCTCGTCCACGTCCCACAGGGTGGGCATGCAGTCGATCAGGCCCTTGACGATGTCGAGCTCGATCGCGATGTTCTTCAGGAACCGGCTGAGCGGCCCCCTCTTCCTCTCCTCCGCCAGGAGATCCCCCGTCGCCGGGTCCGTCGGGTTCTCGTGGATGTTGAACCACTCGTTCGACCCCGCGTCGAACTCCGGGTGCAGGGGGACCACCGCGCTCGACGCGTCCACCTCGCCCATGAGCTTGTCCCCGAGGACGTACACCTCCGGCAGGAGCCCGAAGAGGCGGTCCGTGAAGTACCCGCTCTCGATGGCGAGCAGGCTCGCCTGGGTCCCGACGGAGTAGACCCACTCGTAGGTGAGGGGGTCGAAGGTGAAGACCGTGTAGTAGTAGCAGGAGCAGGGGTCCAGGTCGAGGTCGGACACGTGCCCGGCCCCCACGTCCCCCTCGTAGACGTTCACCGCCGCCGTGTCGTAGGCGTCGCTGGCGAACTCGTACGTCTTCCTCAGGACGCGGACGATCCCCCCGAGCGGGGGCGCCTCCGGGGCCTCCCACTCCACGACGATCTGCGGGCCCTCCAGGCCCCTGCGGATCGTGACTCCCTGGACGAGCCTGGGGTCGCTGATTATCACCGAAGGGCTGGTCACTTCGCCCCCGTCTCCTTCATGAAGGCGTCCTGGACGGCCTTGACGATCTCGTCGAGGTACCTCGTGAACTTCTGCAGGTCCGCCTCGTCGACGAAGTTCGGGATCTCCGCCGAGATCCTCCTGGCGCTCTCCTCGACGGTGTGGACCCTCCACCCGAGCCGCTCCGACGCCATCATCCTGGCCTCGATCTCGGAGATCCTCCGCGTGTCGCTCATACCGGGCACACCCTCTGGGGCCTGGCCCCTCCGACGAAGCTGAACGTGAAGACGCCCTTGGTCATGACCTCCAGCGGCTTCATCGGCACGTTGGCGACCTTCGGGCTGGTAGTGAACTGGCACTTCTCGCCCACCACCAGGGTCCCGCTCGTGCACTCCATCTTGAACGACACCTCCCCGCCGTTGGTCGTGTAGCCCACCCCTACCGTCCCGGGGTTCTGGGGCCCGCTGACCGACCCCACCACGGAGAAGGTCGTCGGGGAGGTCGCGGTCACCGTCCACCCCTCGTTCTTGGCGGAGGGCCCGACCACGAAGTTCGTCAGCCCGCAGTCCGACGTCCATGGCGAGCATACGGGCACCGGCCTCCGGGTCAGCTCCGTCAGGTCGACGTGGTCCACCCCGGAGATGGACTCCAGGAGGTGGTAGAAGTCGGACAGGTAGAGGGACTGCCCGAACCCGACGTACTCGCTCCCCAGGTCGAAGAAGGCGGAGAGGGAGTCCTCCACGTCCTGCGCCCCCTGCTCCGTGGAGAAGTTCCCGGCCATGTAGATCGTACCGGCCCCGTCCACCGGCTGGTAGGTCGGGTCCACGATCTCCAGGCACGTCCCTATCATCTTCCGGGCCTCGAGGTAGTCCGCGAGGTCGGACTTGAGCTGGGACGACGGCGTCCCCCCTCCGGTGGGGGCGATGATGAGCCTGACGAGGCAGCAGCACCCCGTCGACACGTCCACGGGGTAGGCCCCGACCACGACGGACGCCCTGGCGACGCCGGGAAAGGCCTCCGCCAGCGTCTTGAAGTCGAGGGCCGTCACCGCCCTGTTGAGGGCCAGGAGGCTCTGGGGCCCGAGGACCTTCGCCTCCTCGATGGTCATGGCGTCCTCGCCGCCGCTCGCGGCCAGGTCGTTCGTGACCGCCAGGCTGACCGGCACCGCGTTGTAGGTGGGCACGTCGTTCACCGTGACGATCGTCCCCTCCGGCACGTTCCCCCGCAGCCCCCCTCCCACCCGGTACTCGGACTCGATGATCGCCCCGTTGTCCGGGATCTTCCCCTGGGCGTTGTCCCCGAACAGGACCGTGATCTTGTCGTTCTCGTCCCGGATGGTCGTGAACACCTTGTCGTCCGGCCCGGCGTAGGCGAACGACTCCACCTCGGACCACGCCTCCGGCCCGACCCCCTCGTCGATCGCGATGGCGAGGCTCCCGTCGATGACGGGCGACCCGGAGACATCGAACCTCTGGCGGGCGATCCCGAGGCTCACCCCGAGGGTCTCCGTCCTGGTCCGGCCCTCCACCGCGGGCGCCGTCACCTCCAGGTCCCCGGCGGGGATCACCGCGTCCGCCGACGTCTCGAAGTAGATCGGGCCGTCCGTCGCGTCCGCCGTGGTCTGGCTCTCCGTCCCCTTCGGGATCAGGAGGTCGCCGGGGAGCGCGTTCGCCATGTGGAACCGGACGTCCACCGAGGCCGGGGCCGCGCTGTTCAGGGTGAAGTTGATGAGCTGGAGGAGGTTGATGACGCTCCTCCTCGTGATCGCCGTGGGCAGGAACGCCTCGTTCGCCGTGCGGTCCAGGTAGAAGTGGAGGCAGTCGGACACCATGGCCACGAGCCTCTGGAGGACGATCCCGAAGTCGGAGAGGTTGTTGTCCGTCCACTCCGGGGCCATGAACGGGATCGCCCGCACCATGTCCTGCGCGATCGCCTCGAAGTCGCGGGAGGTGTAGTCGATCGGGGGGATCCTGTTCGTGACCTTGCTGATCGTGGTCAAGGGACGCCTCCTACACGTTTATCTGCCCGGTCACGCGCATTTCTTCCGAAATATACAGAGGATAGACGAGGTTCCCCTCCTTCTGGGTGGAGATGATCTTGTAGTACACCGTCACGTCGATGACCCCATCCTTCACCCGGTCGGCGTTCACGTCCACTCCCAGGACGTCCACCCTCTTCTCCCAGGTCTGGATCGCCGAGGTGACCGCGAACCGCACCCTGGCGATGGAAACCTCGTCGATGGGCATGAAGAGGATCCCCCGGAGGTCGGACCCGAAGTCCCGGTCGACCACCCGGCTTCCGACCCTCGTCCCGAGGATCTGCCGGATCGCCATCCCGATCTTCTCGGTAGAGGACGCGTCCGAGACCCCCACGAGCCTGCTCACCCTGCCGACGGTGGTGAACCGGAAGGGGAAGCCCCACCCGCGCCCGATGATGTCCGTCGTCCTCCTCACGCCCCCCTCGCCTCCTGCGGCGCCGACGCCCGCTCGGCCTTGGCCTCGCCCATCTCGACGCTAAGCGAGGAGACGAGGACCTGGAGCTGGGCCAGGAGCTCCCGCTTCCGCTCCGTGTCGTACTTCTTGTCCAGCTTCTCCGACGGGCGGAGGTCCGCCACCTCGATCTTGAGCTGGCTCTTCCACAGGATCAGGATGGACCGGAGGAGGGTGGCCTCCATGTTGCCGGGGTTCGCCCTGATGTGGGCGTCGAGGTGCGTCAGGATGACCTCGATGTTCTCGACCTTCTGCCCGAGGGCGTCCCTCCTCCGGTTCACGGCGTCGATCTCCCTGGTGAGGGACGCCAGGAAGTTGCGGAGGCTGTCCATCCTCTCCGCGGACGCGCTGTCCTGGAGGTCCTGGACCACCCTGACCATCGAGTCCCACTGCGAGGACGTCAGGCCCTGGAAGAAGTCGTAGATGCCGGACATCGGAACCTCCGATCAGTCGCTCTCGGTGTTCGGGACGCACGGCCCCGGGATTATCTGCGCCCCTCAGCCCGCCGTGTCGCCCACCCTCAGCACTCCCAGCCCCTCTATCGCCGCCACCAGCGACCCCGCCGGGAAGGGGTTCGGCGGCACCCAGACCAGGCCGTGGTAGTGCCCGGCCACCATGTCCGTCGCCTTCGCCATGACCCCGCAGTCACACGCCACGTGCGGCGTCGGGAGGGGGCCCGTTATCACCGGGGCCCCGTGGCTGGTCGGCGACCCCAGGAACGCCACCTTCGGCACTGTCCGCCTCCTCTATGACCCCCTTGAGGAAGGCCGCGTTGGCGACCTGCCCCTCGACCTCCCTCAGGATGCGCTCCGACCCCGAGATCATCGTCGGGAGCTTCTCCAGGGCCTGGACTACCTCCCCGCGCTCCGCCAGGAGGGCGTTGCGCCGCTCCTCCATCATACGGCGGAACTCCTTTGGCTCGCCAGAGTCGGGGAGCCGCTCCATGAGGGACACGATGCACCCGACCTCCGAGTCGATGGCCGCGATGCGGGCCCCCTGCCTCCTCTGGAGGGACCTCGACGCCTCGACCGTCAGCCTGTACGCCCTCACCCTGGACGGGTCGAGGTCGGAGAGGACAGTGAGCGCGATCCTCCGCAGGCAGGCGCGGGCCTCCCTGTCGGCCACGACCGCCCTCCACTCCTGGGCGTTAGAGATCGGCGACACCGGCATGGTAATCCTCCTACGGGGCCGGGGGCGTCGGGGGGCACGTGAAGTCGGGCGGGGTGACCGGGCACCCCGGGGGCTGGACCGGCTGCGGGGGCTGGGGCTGGACCGGCGGGACCGGAGGCGCCCCCGTCGGGGTCCCCTTCGAGTGGGCGATCGCGCTGGCGACGTCGCTGATGTTGCCCGCCGCGATGCGGTCGTAGTTCCCGAACACGTTGGTCTGGAGGTTCCCGACGACCCACTGCGTCCAGTTCCCGACCACGACGTCCACCCGGTCCCCGATGGTCCAGTGCTTCAGCCCCCCCTGGTCCACCCTCTGCTCCTCCCCCACGACGAACCCGTCGAGCCCCGCCTGGTTCACCCTCTGCTCCTTGCCCGTGACGAACGTGTCACGCAGGCCCCCGACCTCCCGCGTCTCGTTCGCCTTGACCCTCAGCCACCGGTCCTTCCCGACGCGGACCGTCTCGTCCCCCTCGACCAGGGCGTGGCGACCCCCCTTCACGTGGTGCCGGTCGTCCGCCTCCACGAGGACGTAGGACTTCCCGGCCACCCTGACCGAGAGCTCGCCCCCGGAGTCGATCTCGACCCACGACTTCGACGGGCCGTGCCAGATGTGGATCCTGCCCCTCCCCGGCGTGTCGTCGATCTCGACCGTGATCCCGTTGTTCTTCGTCTTGAGGACCTTGTTGCACGGGTACTGCGGCGGCCCCTTCGCCCGCAGGGGCGAGATGGGCTGGCATTGGTCCTCGTTGGTCGCGCTCCTGAACTGGTCGATTCCCTTCGGGGCCGAGGTGCTCGGGTCTGTCTTCCAGCACGTCTGCCCGTCGGCCCTCGCCAGGGCCGGGGTCTCCGGCGGCATCCCCTTCCTCTGCCCCCACCAGGTACCCGTGAAGAGGGGCCGGTTCACGTCCCCGCTCTCGAACTCGACGAACACCGCCGCGCCGACGTCCGGCGGGGCGAAGACCCCGCAGTCCAGGTCGCCCCCGAACGGCCCCCCCTTGTAGGCCGCCCAGTCCGTCGTCATCTCCAGCCCCAGGACCTCGTGGCACCTGCACTTCACCCGCCCGAGGCGCAGGGGGTCGAGGTTGTCCGCGACCGTGCCACGGTAGCATCCGTAATATCGCCGCTCGGAGAACGGCATCGAGTTACCCTGTAGCGGCTCCACCATCCCCCTTCCTCTCCTCCGGCTTCGCCTCGACCTCCTCGTGCCTCCAGGTCCGCATGAAGAGGGTGAAAGGCACCCGCCCCAGATGCCTCGACACGACCTCGTGCCACAGATTCGACGCCCGGTGGATCAAAAATCCCCACAGGACCGGCTCGAACCACCCCATCCACCCGAAGACCCCCATGACCTGGAGCAGGTAGGCCGCTCCGACTGCCATCCAAACCGACATGCAGTAGGGGCAACGCACGAACACACCGATCTTGCGGGGCTTATCTCCCCTCCCGGCGAGCCATGCTCTGAGGGGCTCGAAAATCTCCCCCTCGGCGCAGATCTCAACGACCGCCTCTACGAGCACAATCGCTATCGGCAACTTCCAGAGGACATCTTCCATTTCCTATCGAGCCCCCACTCCCCATCCTTCGGAGACAGCATCTCTTGGATCTTCTCTGCCCCCCGACCGCCGTACCGTATTCTCCAGTACCTACCCTTTTCGCAGAAGAAGCTCCCTCCGGCAACCCGCGCCCCGAGCCACTCCCTCATCTGCCTTGCGAAGACCTCCGAGGCCGAGACGAACCCGAACATCAGAGACCCGTTCCTCTTGTCGATCCCGAACGACCCGTCCCCATCTATGAGCCCCCGAACGAAAGAAATCTCCAGGCCCTCCGGCAACCCCTTCGGCCATTCGACCGTGAAGGATTTCCTGCCCGTGAGTCCCCTATCCTTGAACCAGGAAACGACCGTCAAAAGGCTGAATCGAATCGTCCAGATCCACTCCTTTCGATTCCTGTGCTGCGAGACCTTGGCCCCCGTGGCTTCCCCGATCTTCCCAAGGAGTTCCGACTCCTTCATCGAGAGGATCACCTGTTCCCCCCGAGTAGTCTTCCCGAGGCATCCGTCTGTCCAGATGATTCCGAGAAGATATGCGAGGTTGGGACTCCACTCCTTGAAGAACTCGACGTTGATCTCCGTGTCCCTCAACCGGGCGAGGACGCTTGCCGCGCTTCTCGTCCTGGAGATCCTGAGCCACCTCGCGTACTTGCTCGCGGCACTGTGCCCCACCCCCAGCATCTCGGCTATCTTGTAGGAGGAGTGCCCCTCCCTGTAGAGGTCCGCGATCCTGGCCGCAGTGCTTTCGCTGATCTTCTTCATGTCCCCATAATACTACTGTTTGGCAATAACCGCAAGGACTTTTTTGGCAGTAGCCACACCGGGCGAAAATCCCCAGTTTCCGGGGCTTTTCTCCCCTGCCCGCCAGCCATGCCCGGACGCCCTCGAACACTTCCGCCGTGGACGTGATCTCCACCACGGCCTCGACGAGGGCGACGGCGACGACGAACCTCAGGACCACCTACCCCCCCTTCCCGCATCCGGGGCACCACGAGACGTCGTAGTACCGCCGGAGGCGCCCGCTCCACACGTGCTTCAGCGCGAGCCGCGCCCCGCACCTCTTGCAGACGACTGTCTTGGTCGGCTGGATGGTCGCGGAGAACCCCGGCGACCCGGCGGGCGGCCTGGGCGGGGCGGGCGGCGTCATCGGCATGGCGACCGGCCGCACGGCGATCTCCCTGACGGCGTGCCCCCTCGGCACCGGGCTCGCCTCCACCCTCGACTTCCTTCCGCAGCACCCCACCCCACACCTCCTACAGCGCCACGGTCCCGGCGCTCTGCGGCTCCACCGGCGTCCCCGAGGCCGCCGACAGCGGCCCGGCGCCGCACCTCACGACGTCGAACCTGACCCTGTACCCTCCCCCGGTCGACCCCTCCTCGGCCTCGATCTCGTGCAGGGCCCTGGTGACGAAGTACCTCCCGCTCGACCGGCCCACCCCGTTGATCTCGATGACGTCGTTCGCCCGGAGCTGCTCGATCCCGTGGAGGAGCCCGCTCCCGGCGATCACGTACCGCGTTGACTTCGCCATCTGGTCCACCATGCTCGCGAGCTCCGTGCTGGACTGCCGGTGGCCCTCCCCCACGACGAACCGCTTCGGCTGCCCCACGCCGGGGATGCTCACCAGCTCGGACCAGTTCCGGAAGTCCATCGTCGACTGGACGGCGTCGGGGGACTCCGTGGACACCGCGAGGACCTCGTCCTTCGTGACCGGGTCGATCTGCGTCATGGTGAGGGACAGGCCCCTCATGAACGTCCTGGACTGCACCATGAAGTCCTGGAGCACGCCCGGCTCCGACCCGCCCATGACGGAGATCCCGCTCTCCCTCGGCCTCACCTTGTGGAAGTGGAGGGTCCCGGCGTCCACGTAGAGCACGTACCCGTAGAGCTTCGCCCGCCTCTCCAGGAACTTCCAGTCGCTCTCGTTCGCCTGGATGACCTGGTCGTAGATCGGGGTCGTCGCCTCGACGTCCGCCGCCATCCCGTTCCTGGAGGCGATCGCCGAGACGATGTCGGAGTCCGCCATCTTCCGGTAGGCCTCGCGGCGCTCGGTGGCCCCCAGCTTGACCGCCTCCCCGTAGGCGACGATCTCGACGGTCATGGGCCCGCCCCCGGCGGCGTACCGGAACTTCGGCCGCTGGACGACGAAAGTCCCGTGCGGGAACTGGCCGGGGTTGTCGTACCCGAGGGACACTACGAAGCTGGACTGCTCCTTCGCGAGGATCGTCTTCCCGAGCCGGTTGTTGAGGTTGTTGAGCACGACCCTGACGACGGACAGCCCGAACCCCGCCACCTCGTCGAGCCTCAGCCCCCTCACCACCCCGCTGTCCGCCGTGAACCCGAGTACGCTGAAGTTCGGCGCCGCCCTGAACTTCCTGTTGCGGCTGACGGGCCTCGACGCGAGGGCGACGCCCCCGGGGAGCGACGGGACCCCGACGATCCCGACGTCCGGGACCACCACGGGGGCCGGAAGGCCCACCCCCAGGCCGACCACGGGGAAGCACGGGGCGCCACGGCCCATCAGGACTCCCTCCTCTTCATGAGCTCCGCCATCGGCACCACGAGCTCCGTCCCGGGCTCGATCTCCAGGGGGAACATGACGCCGCTCACGTCGGCGATGACCCACCACAGGCGCGGCTTGCCTACGGCCCGCCACGCCAGCTCGTCGATCACCTCCCCCCTCTGGAGGGAGTGGACGACGACGGGGTCCGCCATGTCCCTGGCCTGGAGCGGCTCCCTGGCGTGGAGGAACTTCCGCACCTTGCCGTCCCTGCCGAGGACGCCGGTGAACATGCACCCCTCGTACCTGGAGCCCCTGAAGATCATCCCTCCGCCCTCACTTCACCACGGACTGGCCCGCCTTCTCGGCCTCCTTCTCGGACGAGAAGATCGCGGCCTCCTTCAGCGTCAGCGTGAACGTCGCCCTCACCGCCCGGATCGCCCCCGGCTCGGACGAGTAGTCCTCCGCCCCCTTGGAGGAGATGTGCGTCCTCTTGACCTGGGCGTGCGTGATGTACGCGTACTTCACGTCGTCCCCACGGTCCCCCCACCCGGGGATCATTACCACGATGGGCTCCATGAGGGCCCGCATCGCCTTGGGCCGCTGGAGCGCCTGGATGTACGCCCAGACCCTCTCTGGGTCGTAGACGGGGCAGTCCCCCACCGTCTCCACCTCCCCCATCTCGCCGTTCATGTTCATGAACGTGGTCGTCTTCATGAAGCTGTCGGCGTCCTGCTCCCCAGCCCCCTTCTGCACGGAGTCCACGACGAAGGAGATGGAGACCTCCCTCGGGGACCACCCGGCGAACATGAGCCGCGTCACCGACCCGAAGCAGACCAGGTCCTTGACCTTCATGTCCTGGGTCTCGGTGAAGTCCTCCGGCTGGAACCTCCCCCGGATCTTCCCTATGCTCCAGACGCCCATGCCCCTCTCCCGCGCATACCGTATGCGCTAACCGAAGGCGGGCTCCACCCCCCTCATGGGGAAGCCCGGCGGGTTCATGTTTCGCTCGTTGAGCTCGATGATCTGCTCTATCACCGTCCTACCGAGGGTCACCCCGTCGAGCTGGACGACCACGGGGATCGAGACCCGGACCTCCCTCGCCCCCCCGCCCGCCGCCTGGGGCGCCTGGGGCGCCTGGGCCGGGACCCGCATCGCCGACGCCGCGGCCACCGAGGCCGCCGCCCTCGCCCCCTCCGCCCCTTCCCTCACGCGGGCCACCTGGGGCGTCGCCCCGAACGAGGCCTCGGCTACGTCGTCGAACGCCCCGCGCGTCCTCTCGAGGGCCGGGATCACCTCCCCGCCCATGCTCTCCTCGACGTGCCACGGCGAGGACCCGACCAGGGCCGTCTTGACGCTGCTCGCGGCCTGGTAGATGGAGTAGAAGAACCCGGCGACCGCCTTGAGCGGCCCCACGATCCTCGCTATCCCGGCCACCATCGCCCCGATCATGGAGGTGAAGAAGACCTTGATCTTGACGATGGGGGACAGGACCCACGCGAACGCCGCCACCATCTTGCCGACGGCCCATTGGAAGGCGGCGACCACCCCCTCCCAGACCATCTCGATCGCCTCGCCGAGCAGGCTGATAGACCCCCAGAAGTCGTCCACGTACGCCCTGATCCCGTCGAATATGACCGCGATGAACCTGACCGCCAGGGCGAACGGGCCGATGATCGAGTACACGATGGTCTTCCCCACGATCTTCAGCAGGGTCGTCAGCCAGCCCGCGGAGACCCCCGTCATACCGATCTTCTCCCCGACCCACTCGAACAGGTCCCCGAGGGCCTTCAGCCCCGGCAGGAACGGCTCGATCGCGAACGCGAGGACCTCGGCGAACCCCTCGATGAACCCGACGATGATCGGCATGATCGCGTAGATGAACCCGAGGATGAACAGGATGGCATAGGTGATCGGGCTCATTATGAGCATCACCACCGCGAGTGCCGCCCCGATGGCGTACAGGAGGGGCGCGATCTGCTCCAGGATGGGGATGATGGGCTCGAACGCCGCCACGACCTGGTCCTTGAAGTCCCGGATCGGCTTCGCGAGCGCCATCATCCCGAGCACGAACAGGCCGATGGGCCCCGTCATCAGGAGGAGCGCGGCCCCGAACACCTTGGCCTTGGCCGTCCCCTCCTGCATCATCTTCACGCCCTTGTAGATCATCACCCCCATGAGGATGAACACCGCGACCAGAGCGAGGACGATCCCGATGAGGGCCGCCACGGAGATCCCGAGGGCGGCGGACACGGTGACCATGGCCCCCATCGCCCCGGTCGGGGCCCCCGCCACCCCGAACCCCATCCCCACCGACTTAGTGGGCAGCGGCAGCTTCGCCTCTTTCAGGCCCGCTATAGTTCTCCTCCTGTCCGCGGCTGCCTGTACCAGCGCCTGGGCAGCCTGCGCCGAGGTGAGGACCTTGTAGGCCCCCGCGAGCCCCCCGACCGCCGCTATCTCCCTGTAGATGGTCGCGATGAGCGTGACCGACCCGGCGACCAGCTTCGTCTTCGCCGCCCACGTCCCCGCCAGGATGGCCGCCCCGAGGGCCGCGAAGGCCGCCGCGAGCGCCAGCACCGGCCTCGGGATCACCATGAGCACGAAGAGGAGGCCCCGGAGCGCCTGCACGAACACCCTCACGACGGGGACCAGCATCTTCCCCGTCATCTGGAGGAACGCCAGGGACTGCTTCCCCAGCTCCTTCATCTGGAACGTCAGGGTCCTCTCGACCTTGTAGGCCTCCCTCTTCAGGGCCGTGTTCTTCTTCATCCCCTCGGAGGCCCACCCGATGTACTTCGTGAAGTTCTGCGTCTGCTTCGCCGCCAGCCATATCTGGGTCGCCGAGAGCCCCGAGGCGATCCCGAGCCCGTGGAGGGTCTGCTCGGCCTGGATCTTCCCCATCTTCCCGATCTGGCCCATGAACATCTCGATCTGCTTGTCCGGTATCGCCTTCGCAAACTCGTCGAACTTGTCCCCCGACAGCCCCACGGCCTTCCCGAGCTGGTGCCCGCTGAGCGCCGAATACTGCATCATCTCCATCAGGTTGCTGATCGGCCCGGCCGCCGCCTTGGCCGACATGTTCTGCTGGGAGAAGGAGGCGGCCAGGGCCATGACCGCCGACTCCGACACCCCGATCGCGTTGGACAGGGGGCCGGTCCGCTTCATCAGCGCGGTGAGGTCGTCGTAGGTGACGTTGGTCCGCCTGGACAGCTCGGTCATCCCCGACGCCAGCCTCTCGATCTGCTCCGGCGTCTTGTACCCCATGGCGACGCCGAGGTCAGAGAGGGCCTGCCCGGCCTGCTCCGTGCTCGTCTTCGTGACGAACCCGAACCTGCGCGCCGTCTCGGCGAAGGCCTTGAGGTTGTCCTCGCCCTCGAACCCTATCTTGGCGGCGGCCCCGGCGGCCTTGAGCATGGCTGTGGCGTCGCGTCCCATGGAGGTGAACGCGTCGGAGAGGTGGGAGGCCGAGACCCCGGCCTGCCTGAGCGCCGTGTCGACCTCAGCCATCGCGACCTCGGTCTGGGCGGCGGCGTTGATCGCCTGGGAGGGGAACTTCTGCATGGAGCGGCCGAGGAAGTTCATCGCCGTTACGGCGTCGCCCGTCTCGGCCAGGAACTGGATGAGGAACGACCTCGTCTCTCCGGTAGCCACGGTCTACCTCCGCCGCTTGGCGGACTCGACGTCGGACTGGACCCTCTCGTTGTGGGAGAGGCACCTCTCGTACCAGGAGAGCCTCTCGGAGTCCTCCATCTCCAGCACGTCCCGGAGCGTGATCCCGCCCTCCGTGGTCATGACAATGAGCCACGCCTGGTCTTTCACAGCCTCCCACGCTTCGGGACCCGGAACAAAAAATCCGACCCTCTGAACGTGAAGTCGATGGACGCCCCGCACGAGGGGCAGGAGGCGTCCTGCTTCATGACCGGGCCCGGCTGGAGCGCCATGAACTCCTCCTCGAACACGTCGAGGACGGAGAGCGGGAGCGACTCGAAGAAGGCGGTGTCGAAGGGCCCCCTCTTCCCGTTCCACTCCAGGAGGCACGCCGCGTACAGCCCGTAGCTCGCCGCCACGGGGTTCTTGGTCGCCCCCGGCATGATGAGGGCCTGGTCGGCCCCCTTCGGGAACCGGCTCACGGCCTCGAACCCGTCGCCCCTCACGGCGAACGTGAGGCTGCCGTCCCGCTCCGGGTAGTCCTTCGGGTCCCCCAGCCGTATGGTCTCGATCTCCTTGATGTGGAACGTCACCTCGACCTTCGCCTTGCAGGAGTCGCACTCGACGTTCGCGACGATCGCCTCGCCCATCGAGACGCGCCTGATCTCCAGGATCAGGAAGTCGCGGTCTCCGATGACGAGGTCTCCGAGGAGCCGGGAGGTGATCGAGGTGGCGTCCCCGACGCGCTTGAGGCAGTGGGAGAGGATGACGTCCGTGACCTTGATGGGGTTGTTCCTGACGTCCTCCCTCGCGATGGCCTTCCTCGTCAGCCCGGTCATCGGGACGATCTCCGCCTCGCGGTGGACCCGGCCGTCCCTGAGGTACCCGCATGGCAGGCTGACCACGATGCCGTTGACGGGAGGGGCGTCCGGCGCGGGCGTGGTGGGGTTGTCCTCCGGCATGGTTTCCTCCTGGGGCACCGCCCCGTAAACACGTTCTCACCCGCCGACCCACTCGGCGGGAGGCTACACGTTCTTGAAGATCGTCGGGATGACCGCCAGGTCCTCGTTGCCCTCGTGCTGGATCGTCATGGTCTCGATGGCGATCTCGCTCGCCTTCGCGTCCATGTCCGAGATCTCCAGACCGCTCGGCCACGACTTCGGGAAGACGACGGACCTGGCCATGGTCCCCGGGCACGTCTGGATGTCGACCTGGATGCGGTCCTTGTAGTTCTTCCCCCTGATGACGGCGTTCCGCCACTCGACGAGGGCCATCGCCTCCTGCGTCAGCCCGCGCTCGAACGTCGCCTCCGGGTACTTGCGCATCCCGGGGTACTTCTGGAGGAACGCGCTGTCCGTCCCCTCGCGGTACTCGATGACCTCGCTCTCCTCCTTCATCCCCGTGACCTTCGAGAACCCCGCCCGGCACCGCGTCGAGACCACGATGAAGCGGAAGTTGGCGACGGGGTCGGAAAGCCTTGTCTCTGCCATTGCTCACCTCACGTATTCGAGACCCTCGTGGACGACCGTGAGAACCTCCACGGCTATCTCCGAGGACTTCGCGTCAAGGTCGCCGATCTCGTACCTGCTGGGCCACCCGGACCTGATCTTCACGTCCATGACCGTATCCTTGTCCTCCGGCCGCCCCCAAACCCCCACGGTCACGTCCGCCCAGTACTGTCCGCTCTTCTTCTTCACGTCCCCGAACCACCGGATGAGGTGGTCCCTCTGGGAAACGATCCCCCTCTCCAGCGTGATCTGGCCCCCCTGGTTCGTCCCAGCGATCTTCCTGACCTGGAACGGGTCGGTCCCGTCCCGCATCTCCACGACCTCGATCTCCTCGCTGAGCCCACTCACCTTCGAGAACTGCCCCCGGATCGGCCTCGTGAGCACGTTGAAGCTGTACCTGAAGCCGAACCTCGGGTCTTCCTGCCCCGTCTCCCCTCCAAGGGGCTTCAGCTGCCTCGTAGGGGGGGCGATGTTGTCGGCCACCTGCTACCTCCGGGCCAGCTCCTCCTCGACCGTGCTCCCGCCGTCCCAGAGGCCGATCCGGCAGACGATGAACTCGGCGGGCAGCGGAGGGTTGACCCCGATCTCGATGTTCATGCGCCCCTCGCGCCTCTCGGAGTCGGGGTTGATCTCGGAGTCGCACTTGCAGAAGAACGCCCGGTCCGGCGTCCCGTCCGGGGAGAAGAGCATCCCCCTCTGGAACATGGAGCCGAGGAACTCGGACACCGCCTGCTCCACGGTCTGCCAGGTCCTCTGCTCGTTCAGCTCGAAGATGGCGAACCGGAGCCCGGTGCGGAGCGACTCCTTGATGTAGTTCAGGAGGCGCCGGACGTTCACGTAGTGCCGCCCGTCCTTGTACGATGTCAGCGTCCTCGCCCCCCACACCCGGATCCCCTCCCCCTGGAAGGACCGGATGACGTTGATCCCGATGGGGTTCAGGAGGTCCTGCTCCCCGTCGCTCACGTTGTAGGTCAGGTCGAGGACCCCGCGCAGGGCGACGTTGGCGGGGGCGTAGTGGACGCCCCTGGTCGCCCCGATGTTCGCGTACACGCCCTGGACGAACCCGGACGGCGGGAGGGCCATCCTGGCGTTCGCGTTGTTCGGGTCCCGCACGATCACCCACGGGTAGTACAGGGCGGCGTAGGAGGTGTCGAAGTTGGCCTCGATGTTGCGGAAGTTGATGACCTCCATCGGCTCGTCGTAGGCCAGCGGGGCGTCGAGGACCGCCACGAACCTCTGCATGAGGTCGGCCCAGTCCGCCGCGGCCTTCGAGACCGCCACCGTCGCCACGCCGGGGATCGAGAAGAAGTTGAGGTCCGGCGACTCGCTGAGCAGGAACATCCCGCTCTTCGGGCTCGTGTCGGACCCGATGTAGTCGTTGTCCGTGACCACCGCGCCCTCGGTCCCCCCGTTGAACCCCTGGTTCACCACCGGCATCGGGACCGCCATGTTCAGGTCCGCGAGGGCCGGGAACAGGTCGACGACCGAGATCATCTTGGACTCGTTCGACTGCCCGGCGAGCCGGATGCCGAAGTAGTCCCTCGTGCAGGTGCTCTCCATCGAGAGCCCCTCGAAGGACTCGCGGAACTTCCCCTTCTCGTAGACCTTGAGGTTGAACTCCATCGAGGCCGCGAGGGTCCCCGAGGGGAGAGTCGCGCCCGCCGTGATGGAAATGGGCTGGAACCGGATCTGCTTCCCGTCGATCCTGTCCACGATGACCGACGCGTAGTTGAATCCGTCGTCGAAGTACACCCGCGCCCCGACGGCCAGGTTCCCGGTGTTGGCCAGGACCACCGAGGTGGCCCCGTTCGCCAGGGCCTCGGCGGTCGCCGTCACCAGGCGGTGGTCGGTCGCGCAGTGGACCAGGCTCCCTACCGGGAAGGTGAACCCGGCGGGGAGTCCCTGGACGGGCCTGACGTTCAGGAACCGGTTCGCCACGTCGATGGAGACCACGAACGCGTAGGCGACGTTCAGGCTCACAGGGTCGTAGACCCGGACGAGGTCGCCGAGCTTCGCGTTGCGGAGCGAGGACACCGGGATCTGGGTCGAGCCGAATCCGACCGTGGCCGCGGCGATCGTCGCCCTCCACCGCTCCGTGGAGAGGGAGACGTTGTTCCCCCACGCGCCCTCGGAGATGGCGTTCGCGTCGATCGCGGCGTTGCCCTCGTGGTTCACGAGCATCGTGTCCGCGATGGTCGCGCCCTGCCCGACCACCCTGGCTACGAAGCACCGCGCGCCGCCCTGGTCGAAGAAGGCCTGGACGGAGGGGCGTAGGAGGGACCCCAGGTAGTAGTCCCCGTACTTCTCGACGAACTGGGTCGTGCTGGTGACGAGGTCGGCCCTGTCCGTGGGCCCCTTCTCGGTGATCCCGACGAACCCGCCCGTGTTGACGCTGACGCCGACGATGCGCGGGATCCCGGCCTGCTCGATGACGAACACGTCGGGATGCAGTGTCTCAATTCCGGCAAGAGGCATGTGGCCGTCCTTTCATCGGATCTCTGCCCCGTCACTCGGGCGACCTGACTCCGTGGACAGGGGGCGGTCACCTCGCCCCGGCCCTCCGCCTCTCCCCGGCCGCGGTCACGTCCACCAGGAACTTCGACCGCAGCAGCTTCTGGACCTGGGGGCTGGCGAAGTCCGCCTCGGAGACCTCCAGGCGCTGGGAGGGCATGAAATGGATCCCCCCTCCGGGGGCGTCCATCGAGACCATGCTCCGGCTGATGCTCATGAGGACCCGCTTCTTCTGGGCTTCCGGCATTGGAAATCCCCTATTCGGAGACCTCGATCCTCTCCCGGTATACTCTACGGAGGTGCTCCGGCAAAAGCAAGTTGCAAGTGTGCTGGGCCCCCACCGAGGCCACGATCTGCCTGACGGTCTCCACCTCGCCCGCCTCCTCGGCGATCCACATCTTCCCGAAGACGACGATGTTCACGGCCCCGATCCAGATCCCCTGCGCCACCCGGTCCTCCCTGACGCTGCTCTCCTGGGCGAATACGCAGTACCTCTCCCCGTTCGCCACCGAGTCGAAGTACATCCCCACGTCGAGGACGCGGACCACCGCGTCCGTCATCTGCCTCGCCTCCCTGTTCAGGGAGGACTGGACCCGGATGGACATGTCGATCTTGTAGAACTGCCGGGGGCGCATCAGCCTCCCAACCCCCCTCGACTGCGACACCTCCGGCTCGGGCCACCAGTGCCTCGTGGGGTTGTACTGGGACATGCTCGGCGTGAAGACCACCACCGACGGCATCTTGCTGACCTGGAAGAACTCCTCGGCCCCGATGAAGACGTCCGGCACCCCGGTGAACTGGACCTCGACCGGCCCGGCCTGCACGGCCACCATCGAGATGGTCCTCCCGTCCGGCCCCCCGAGGGAGGAGAATAGGTTGACGTTCCTGGCCGGGTCCGCCGTGAGGTTGTAGACCTTGATGGGCTCCCGCACGCTGACGTCGAGCCCGATCCCGCTCTCGATGGTTATCGTCGCGGAGGGGACGGCCAGCTCGGCCATGTAGTACATGGGCACCTTGACGACGTCGTCGAGGTGCCTCTTGACGGACCTCGCGCAGTCCTCGGAGATGTCCATGTCGTGCCGGTTGAACAGGGCGAGCCCGTACACCACCGGCCTCTGGAGCCCACCCGCCCCGGGGGTCATCCTGACGCGGAACCGCACCTGGTGCGGGTCCCCCCACGGGAGCAGGGGGATCCTCCGGTCCACCGTGAGGGCGTCGTTGAAGAACCCGAGCAGGGGCCCGGCGGCCGGGACCCACGACGAGACGGAGTCCTGCCACACCAGCCACGTGGCCCCGCCGTCGTTCGACACCTGGAACGCGACGGCGGCCGCCTGGGACGGCGGCAGGCCCGGTATGGCGGGCTCCACGCCCCAGAACGCCTGGAAGGCGAACAGCTCCGTGATCTTCTCCCCCACCAGGTTGGGCGACGAGACCTCGGCCTCGTAGTACGCCCCACCGGCGTCGTAGGCCGTCTCGTCCGGGTTCAGCTTGCGCAGCATGGTCCCCACCTCGGGGTCGACGAAGGCCCTCGACACCGTCGCCGGGAGTACCGGCGCCGGGGTCCCCACCCCGCCCCTCATGCAGTAGACGTGGACCGGCACTACCCTATCTCCTCAAGAAGGGAGTCGATCAGGGGCCGCAGCACCTCCCCCGCGAACGCGTGGAGCTCGACGACCGCGGGGGCGAACCACGGCCTCGGCGGGATGGTGAGGTGGGTCGTCTCCGGCCGGAGCGGGACCCCGTTGGCCAGGAAGAAGCCCCTCATCGCGTCCGTTACCGGCACCGTCGCGCCCCACTCGTGCACCAGGCCCACGAGGTTCAGGTCCTGCCCCTTGTCCCCCTTGACCCCGCTGGGGAGCCCCCCGAACCACCTCTTCCCCTCCTTCCAGACCGACATCGCGCCCATGAACGAGCCGGAGTCGATCAGGACGTCCCCCCCGCCCTTCAGCCTCTTCGTGATCTCGTTCAGTTGGTGCCAGCCCTCCCGCCCGTTCTTGATGCCGTCGACGATGAAGTCCTTCCCGGCCGTCGCCAGCTCCCGGAGGGCCGCGTCCGTCCTCTCCCCCTCCAGGATCTTCTCGACCTTCCCGAGGTCCCGGATGAGCTTCTCGTACTTGCCCCTCGGGGCGATCCTGATGGAGAACGCCACGGCCTTACGCGCATACGGCATGCGCGCCTCAGATGGACCCGAACTTCTTCCTCGTCTGCTCCAGGTCGACGTGGAGCAGGATCGGCCTCGCGAAGGACTTGGTGCGGTTCCCGTAGAGGGGGCTGCCCTTCGAGGCCTTGATGATGGTCCACTCCGACGGGATCCCGTTGACCGACACGACCCGGTCCCCCTTCTTCGGGAGGAAGCCGGGCTGGACGGCGTCGAGCTCCTTGAACCGGAAGACGATGTGCCCCGTGGTCGGGAGGGAGTCGCCCGTCATGGTGCGCTCCAGCTTGAACGAGGACTCGCCCCCCACCCACTGCCCGATGACCTCTACGGGGTCGGAGTAGACGCGGTTCTCCTTGGCCTCGCGGTAGTCCGCGTCCTTCACCGTGTTAGACACGGAGAGCACCCGGATCCCCACCTTGATCCGGTTGATCCTCACCGGGTTCCCCGAGGTGAAGGGAAGCATCTTACGCGTACCCCACGTAGAGTCCGCCGGAGCTGGAGGTGAACTGGTAGAGGATGTCGTCCACCTCTGCGTTGCCCGTCGTCATGGCCCCCCCTCCCGGCCCGTTGATCGCCTTCAGGGGCGACAGGGAGTAGGAGTACCCCTCGACCGACTCGCTGTTCAGCCTGGTCCCGATCCCCCCGGGGGACTCGGATGTGTCGTAGCTCCCGACGTTCCCCCACCCTCCCTGGATCTTGTCCCTGATGAGGAGCATGGCCGCGTACTGGATCAGGTCCGGCACCCTCCCGTACCTCGACACCGCCACCCCGGCGGGGAGGCTGAAGGGGACGATGGGCTCGAAGACCACCTTGAGCGGGGGCGTGTCGATGACGCCGGTCACGATGCCTGGGTAGGACTTCGGCTCCGGGTCGTTACCGATAAGGATGGCGTCCCCCACGGCGAACCCGTCCACGCTGTCCACGAAGATCTCCTTCGGGTCGGGGATTCCCGTGATGTCAGCGTTGGACACGACCAGGGGCTGGACCGTCCTCGTCTTCGCCTTCACGTAGTCGTCGACCAGCCACCCGAACACCCCGTCCAGCACGACGAAGTGCGGCTGCATGGGCAGCCTGATGTGCCGGTCGAGCATCATGACGTACCGCTGCTTCACCATGTACGCCACGTCGGGCATGACCATCGAGAAGAGCCCCGGCTTCTCCAGGATCAGGTTGAAGAGCTCCAGGATGGGGATGAGGTTGGGGATCCTGGCGACGGCGCTGTCGGACCCGTCCGTCCTCTCGCGCAGCCTGACGGGGAGGAACCATTGGTCGGTGATCTTGTTGATCCAGTGGCTCACCAGCCGGATGAGGGACCGGAGCTTGTTGTCCCCGATGAGGGTGTCCGGGATGCCGTTCGCCCTCACCTGCTCGATGGTGACGTAGGCGAAGGCCGTGTGGAGCCCAGAGGCGAATCCTGCGGGCATGAGGCCCCTCCTACGACTGCTCCCCCCGCCCGAAGTTCATCTTCCTGCGGACGAAGTGGAAATAGAGGGTTGGGTCCGCCATGTCCTCGGTCGCCACCCTCCACGCCCTCACGCTCCCCGACATCCTGTCCGACGGGAACCTCTTCGGGTCGATCATGCTCTGGCGCCTCGCCGGGTCCACCGGGGGGAACGGCCCGACCGGGTTCCCGTACTGGTCCGTCTCCCGGAACAGGTAGAACCCGCTGTCCGGGGACCCCATGTGCAGGAATATCTCCGCGTCCCTCTCGTCGCCCACCGTGGTGACGGTGTCCATCGAGAAGGTGTACGCGAGTCCGCTGCCCGGCCCTATGACCTGGCGGACCCCTCCGTACCGGTACACGAAGTACCTCGGCATGTAAGGACCTCCTCACCCCATCCTACACGCCGCGCCGGGGACCGTCCAGACCGAAACAAAAACGGCAGGCCAACCCCTTCCGGGGCCGACCTGCCGTCTCGGATTCATGGTGTCCGTGGCCGATCAGATGACCAGCGTGCGGCGCCGGATGTTCTTCGCCTTGACGCAGGCGTCGACGTTCTCGACCTGGGCGTCCACCTGGTTGTACACGATCGTCTCGATCTGGTCGGTGTTCTTGTTGAACTCCGTGAAGATGCGGGTCCCGTCGAGGATGCCCCACACGAAGTTCTTCGGGTTCACCAGCCAGATGTACGACCCCTCGTACACCGTGTTGGCCGTGCCGGCCGCCGCGCCGCTGTGGGTGACGTTCGCCACCGGCCAGAACGGCGGCGGTCCGGGGAACGGGGGAGCGCCGAGGAGGCCGAGCGTGGTGTAGGCCTGCACGCCCGTCGCCACCGACATGAGGGTGATCGAGCTCGCGGCACCCACCACCGGGCTCTCCATCAGGAGGCGGCCTTCGCGGTCGTCGCGGGCCACGTCCTGGACGAGGGTGGCGATCGCGGCCTTCAGGGCGGCGTTGATCTGCCTGGCGACCTCGACCGTGTTCAGCGTCCCGTGGGTCAGCACGATCGTGACTCCGGGGCCCGGGGCGCCGTCCACCTGCATCTTGATCGTGTCGTTCGTCGAGGAGATGACGAACGGGCCGAACTCCGCGCCCAGGAACTCGCCGCGGGTCGCCTGGAGGATGGTGATCGGGGCGTCGTCCGGGATCAGCGGGACGCGGATCATCGGGGTGCCCAGCGGGGCCATCTCGGCGCCCTGGAGGGCGGCGTCGCCGAGGATCGTGCCGCGGTCGGAGACCACGTCCGCCCAGTCGGTGGCGATGGCGTCGCCCACCAGCCAGCGCAGGCCGGGGTCGTTCTTGTACTGCTTCGGCATCCGGCGCTTCATCTCGGAGAAGAGCCCCTTCTGGATGCTCGACCCCTTGGCGTCCAGGATGTGCGCCCCCTCGGACGCCACGTTCCAGCCGTTGAGGCGGCGGAGCAGGCGGTCGCGGGGCGTGGTCCCGACCGTGGTGGTGTCGCCGTTGATGGCGAGGTCTTCGAGGTCGGTCGAGATCCTCTCGACCATGGTGTTCATCACGGTCTGCTCGAACTCGTTCTGCTCGATGTTCCCCTGGAGCACCTCGGTGGTGATGTTCCAGGCGCTCCGCACCTTCTGGGCGCGGAGGACGATGCGCTGGAACTTGGCGCGGGCCAGGTTGCCAGTGTCCGTCGCCTCGTCCACGGACTCCGTGACCGGTTCCCCGATCCAGAGCTTGTCCACGTCCATCAGCGGCCGCGGCATCCGGATGAAGCGGCTGATGGGCAGGAGCACCGAGAACTTCTTGACGAGGGTGATGAACTGGGTCTGCTGGATCGGGTTCAGCAAACCGCCTGTCAGCAGGTCGCCCGTGGTGATCGTCTTCTCGATCATCTCCTCGTTCAGCCCGCCGACCCCTCTTCCCTGAGCGGCCGTCTCCATGAATCCTCCTCTTTTCTAAATCTGATGCCCCGAACGGGGGCGACCTTCCTCGTGCCGGACTCTTAGTACCTCGCCAGCGCGTCCCCGGCGGCCCTGTTGAAGAGGCCGCCCCACACTCCGCCCCTGCGCCCGCGCTCGGGGGCGACGTCTTCCTTGCCCTTCGGCCCGCTCTGGCTCACGCCCCCGGCCTTCTCCACCCTGGAGATCCGGGACTCCATCGCGGCCATCTTCCTGGCGGTGTCGTTGACCACGTCCCCGAGCCCCTCGACCGACTTCTGGATCTCGGTGGAGGACCTCGCGCTCTCGGTGGCCATCTTCTCGACGACCATCTCGATGATGGACTTCGTGATCTCGGTGTTCCTGGAGACGATCTCCTCGCCCAGGGCCTTCCCGAAGGTGGAGAGGTCGGCCGGGATCTTCTTCGCCGCCTCGAGCTGGTCGAGGGTGAAGTCCAGCGCCGACTTCGCCGTGGGGGCGGTCGGCTTGATCTCGCCCCCGACCTGGATGTTCCTGCGGTGGTCGGTCACCCCGCTCGTGCCCATGTCCGTGGTGTCGGACTTCGGGGCCTTGTCGGGGATGAACGGGCCCTTGGTTCCCTTCGCGCCGGAGCGCGGGGCGTACGGGCCCGCACCGACGATGTCGGAGACGGACGCCTTCTCCCCGTCGCCGAGCCTCGCCCCGGAGACGGCCTTCGCGAGGACGAAGCGCGTCGCCCACAGGGAGTCGACGACCGCCTTCTCCTCCTCGGTCATCTCCTCGGAGTCCTCGGAGCTCTCCCCCTCGGACCCGAACGGGGTGGCCGCGCCGGGGAAGGGCTTCTTCTTCGCGAGAAGGATCGCGATGTCGTTGGCGAGGTCGCAGGCGGTCGCGGCGTCCCTGCCCTTCATCTGTCCGTACTTCTTGGACTCGGGCATGGCTGCCTCCTGCTCCGGCTGGGTCTTCGGGGACTTCGGGGTCTCGGTGTTACGGGGAGTCGCGGCCTTCGCGCACTTCTCGGAGGCGACCTCGGTGGCCGGGGCCGTCTCGCTCGGGGTCGCGGGGGTCGCGGGAGTCGTGGGAGTTTCGGCGGGCGTCATGGGCGTCGCCGGAGTGGCCGGGGTCTCCGGAACCTTATCCATGTTCATGCCTCCAACTTTGGCCATCTCGACCACCTGCTTGAAAGCAGCCAGCACCTCAGGTGAAAACTGGATCTGCGGTACATTGTGATCGCCCCCAATTTCTTTTGCAAGACCTTTTTCATGTTCGTCGATCGCCTTCGAGATCGCCTCGGTGAAGGAGGTCCTCGGGTTGGCCGCCTGGCTCTCCCGCGTCGAGGCGATGTGGTCGAGGTCGAGGTCGTTGATCGTGCGGGCGAGCCCGGTCGGCGTCATCTCGACGTGGACGGACTCCTTGTTCTTGAGGTTCAGCTTCCCGCCGATGGAGAGCTGGCGCTTGCAGGTCTTCCCGGCCACCTCCTTGAAGAGCTTCCTGGCCTGGGGGAAGTCCCCGTCCAGCTCCACGTCCACCACGAACTTCTGGACCTTCTTCCCGCCCTCCTCGAAGTCCACCACGTCCCCGCCCACCGTGCGCCCGAACTCGAACACGGAGCGGTGCGTCTCCAGGAAGGGGACGCCGGCCTTGGCCGCGTCGGCCATCTTCCTCAGGGCGGTGTTGCTCATGCGGTCGCGCTGGAGGTCGAGACGGTCGTCGGAGGCCACGGCCCTGACGAACATCTTTCCCTTGTCGTCCTGCCACGCCTTCTCGCACACCGCGTCGAAGGAGAACTGCACGTCGTTGCGGACGTCCGTCGCCTCAGCGGTCTTGTCCATTTCCTTCTCCCCCCGAGAGGCCCGCCCAGGAGAGGGCGAACCTCCGCACGTCGCTCATGAGCTCCATCAGGATCCCCATCGCTCGGGGATCCGGCGTAAGAGACTTGTACTTCCTCGATGATACCCGCGCCCCGTGGAGGGACGCAATACCCTTCGTTGGTTTCGGCACCCTCGGCTTCCTCGGCGGCTTCTGGAAGGAGCCCGGCTGGGGGAGCGTCTCCATGCCGGGGGCGTTCTGCGCCCCGGGCAGCCCGGTCGGCGGCGGCAGCGGCAGCGTCCCAGGAACCGGCGGCTGCCCCGCGGCGGGCGGGACCGACCCGAGCCGCTCCCTCCTCTGCCCCTCCCACCAGTCCGGCAGCGGCTCCCCGCCCTCCTCGGCGGGCTCCCCGCCCTCCTCCCCTCCCTCGTCGTACCAGTCGGGCGCGGGCTCCCCCCCGGGCTGCTCCTCCATGCCGGGGGCCATGCCGGGCATCCCCTGCTGCGGCGGCGCCTCCTCCTCCTTCTGCGAGATCGCCAGGGCGAGCCCCGCGGTGAGCTCGGCCATGGCGATGGCGAGGGGCTTGTCCGCGAAGAAGTAGTCCTTCGGGTACGGTGCCTTGCCCATGCTCTCCCGCATCTCGTTCGGCGTGATGGCGCCGAGGGATGCGTAGATCTGGTTCATCCTCGCCTCGTCGAGCGGGTCGGTCAGCGTGAGCCTGGCGAAGCGGAACCGGACGTGGACCTTCTTCCTGAACTCCTCGACCTCCTCGTCCGTCTCGTCGCCCGTCGCCCCCATGAGCTGGAAGAGGATGTCCTCGACGATGGTCTGGTTGATCACGTACTCCTTCGACAGGCGGTCCGGCTCCAGCTCCTGCTCGTTGGTGATCTCCCTCGACACCTGGGCGTTCGCCCTGTTCGCGCCCTCGGCCTTGAAGAAGATCTGCCCGAGCCCGAAGATCTCGCGGACCTCCTCGTCGTTCGCCTCTCGGTACTGCGAGAAGGAGGCGTCCTCGGTGACCCCGACGGTCAGGGGCTTCAGCTCGACCTGGACCTTGTTCTGCTGCTGGAACCCGACCTTGAGGGGCTCGACCTGGACGATCATGACCCGGTGCGCGTTCTCCACCCCGCGCCCCTTGGCCCGCACGAAGTCCTCGATCTGCTGCATAGACTCCGCGTTGATCTTTCCACCGGACACGAGGAGGGCCATGCGGGGGACGGCGTCGTTCTCGAAGAAGTTGACGTTCCTGATGGCCGCCTGCCGGTTCCCGGCGATGGCCGTCGCCGCGGGCGTGTACCTCGGGGCCCCGTAGTAGGAGCTGCCCGGGTCGTAGATGAGGAAGTGCAGGATCTCGGTGGCCCGCTTTTCTGCCGGGAGCGCGCCCTGGCCCTCGTAGGCCTTACCCGAGAACGCGTCCACGACCTTTTTGTCCCCGAAGTCCTTGAAGTACCTCTTCTGGCTCCCGCGGATCTGGACGAAGCCGGAGACCACGCTCTGGTTCCCCTCCTTGATGATCCGCTTGCGGATGGTCACCGACGGCACGTGGAACATCCGGACGATCCTTCCCGCGTTGTTCCTCACCACCTCGACGTACCCGTTGCCCGTCGCCTCCTCGTCCACCTTCTCCAGGTAGAAGATCTCGGTGAGCGGCATCAGCGGGTTCGGGTAGCCGAAGAACTTCCGGAGGGCCTCGGTCTGCTCCGCGACCGCCTTCTTGTCCTCCTCCGGCGTCTCCTCCGTGATCGTGTGGACCGGCTCGATGGCCCACCCGAGCCCGACGGTGTTCCTCGCGAACGACCGGATGCACCTGGCGAGGCGTGTGTTGATCTTGAGTGTCTGCGCCCAGATTCCGGGGTTGAACGGCGGCGGGACGAACTCCCCGACTATCTGCTGGAAGTCCCCGAGCTGCTTCGAGACCGGCGTGGCCTCGTCGCCTCCGCCCTCCTTCCGCGCCTTCTCGACGTCGTTGCCCCCGATGAGGAGAACCTTCACCATGCTCTCCAGGCTCTCGGGCCCGACGTCCTTGGCCACCAGGGCCTCCCCGAGCGTCTCCTTGATCCCTTCTTCCATGGTATCCCCCAAACCTTGGGTCAGATGGCCCCCAGCTCCGCCCACACGATGACGGCGGACTGCACCTCACCGGCAACGGCCCCGGTCACTCGGAACCGCACCCGCATGTCAGGCACGAGACAGACATGAAAGGGACTCGCGGAGTTCGGCCACGCGTAGAGCTTGCAGGCGCAGCCGAGCACCTGGTCGACCCCGTAGACCTTGTCCCCGTCGAGCACCTCGATGAAGATGTCGACCGGGGTGACATTCTTGCGCTCCCAGAGGATCGTGGCGAGGCGGTAGGGGTGGTACCGCGCCCCCGCCACGATCTCGAAGTCCCCGGCCCCGCTCATGAAGCCGCGTTCCGGCTGGTAGGTCCCTTCGGAGGCTCCCATCGTCGACTCCCCAAAAGACAATCCTAACGTATCCCCCCGCGTCGTTTGCGTCAAGGTTTGGCGGAGAGGGCCTCCTGGAGCCTCTCCTCCGTCTTGACCTCCCTCCACCCCTTCGGGCTGTCGAAGCAGACGTCGATCTCGTTCTGCGGTGTGGACGTCCTGGCGGTCAGGCCCCTCATCCCGAGGTCGGCCGACGGGTCCATCTGCTCCATGAGTTTGACGACCTGGAGGGCGAGCCCGGAGCAGAACAGCGCCTTGCTCGCCGTCCCCGGCCGGAAGGTTACCCCGAGCCAGTGGAGGGGCGTCCAGAACCACCGCCTCGCCAGGATCCAGACGGCCCAGAGGCCGATCCCGTAGAAGTCGTAGTACCAGGAGAGGTAGCGGTTGAGCGCGACCCGCATGGCCTTGTAGGCAGCGTCGTCCGAGACCACGGCCTCGAACTCCGCCACCACGGTCTGCTTCCCAAGGGCCACGTCGTAGGGGCTCGCCCACACCCCTCGTTCCATCGCCTCGAAGCAGGCCCAGTCCCCCTCGTAGACCCCGCCCGGCTGGAACTTCACCATGACATGGGAGCACCTCCGCTCGGGCGCCCGCCTCCGCTGGCTGAACCAGCAGATCGCCCTGGAGATGATCGAGTCGTCCTTCCTGGCGAACACGAGTCGCACTCTCACGGCTTGGCCTCCGACTTCCTCCTCGGGACGATGGAGTTCGTGTGCTCCTCGATCAGGCGCATGATGCCCTCGGGGGCGTCGACACCCTCGAACGTCATCTCGATGTCCGTGATGTCGGAGCGCCTTCCCAGGAACCCCGTCTGCGGGGCCATGCTCACCTTGAAGGAGAGGCGGGTCGCCTCGGAGTTTCCCATCAGGTCCCTCGCCGCCATCTTGACCTCGGCGTCCTCGATCCTCACCGACATGCGGAGGCGGAGCTTCTTGAGGACGATCGCGCTTGGCTGGACGAGGGATATGAGGGGGACCTGGATCTCCTGGCCCGGCGACACCTCGATCTTCGCGACCTTGGCCCGGAGGGTGCCGTCCCTCTCCTTGTCGAAGTACTGGTTGATGAGGTGCAGGAACTGCTCGCCCAGCATCGCCGTCGTGGTGCTCGCGGCGTGCTGCATCCCACGGGTGATGTCCGTCAGGTTGTGCCTGCGGGCGGGCTCCCCCTTGAACCAGTCGAAGATCCCCAAGGATCACCTTCTACGGCTTCGGAGCCTCCGGCGGGGGGACCTCGTTCACGAGGCTCTCCGGCTTCTTGGGCTCCGCGTTCGCGGGCAGGGTCCCCGGCCTCGTCGCCGCGTCCACCAGGTGGTCGATCACCCTCTGGAGGCCCTCTGGCGCGGGCTGGCGCTTGGCCGTGATGTGGATGGTGTACTTGGCCCGCGTGTCGGTCTTCCGGGTCTGCTCGCTCTTGTGGGAGAGGGACCCGTGGACGCTCACCTTGAACGGCCCCCACCCCACCGTGGCTTCGAGGGTCGCCTCCCCGGCCGTCGCGGACTTCTCCTCCTCCGCCTGGGAGACCGTCAGCTCGAAGTCGATGGTCCCCTCCTCGATGCAGATGCAGGGGTGGACCACGGCCGCCATGAGGGGCACCCGGATCGTCCGCTTCGCGACCCCCGTGATGTTCCCCTGCGCGTCGGTCAGGGTCTCGTCGTAGTCGAACTGGACCGCGACGGCCTTCCCGTCCTTGATGCAGACGGCCAGGAGGAAGTCCACGTAGGCTTTGCTCGCCTGGACCTGGGCCTGCACCATCGCCATCAAGGGGATGGTGATCATCCGGTCGAGGGGGAGGGCGTTGAAGACACTTCCGACGAAAGCGGGGTCTACTCCAGCCATGCTTCACCTACTTAAGACCGGCCCAGAGACCCAATCCAATCGCCACCAAGATCCCGATGACCGTGAGCCAGGTTCCGATGTTGAACCTTGACTTCTCCTTCTCGTTCTCCCTCCGCTTCTCCTCCGCCTCCACCCACTGCCCCAGATCTCTGACCTTCTCCGATAAGCCCGGCTCCTTGTCCGTACCGATCATGGCTTCCATGAGGGTATCGACCTTCTCCGTGATAGAAGAAACGGAACCGGTGGCAGTCTTGGTCGCGTCGTCCCTCACCCCGTTGATCTTGATGCCCAAGTCCTTCTTCAGTTCAACAAGCCTTCCCTCAATCGTCTTGATGCTCTCGATCAGGGGGTTAATCCTGTCCGCCGTTCTTTCCTTCGTGGCCGTAGCGCACTTTTCGGAATGCCTCTCGATCTCCGCCTTGATCGCCAGCTCGATCTTCGGAAACTGTTCCGTTACCCGGGGGTCTACCGGTCGTGAAGAAGCAGATCGGGATTGAGGATCGTCCTGGGGAAGACCCCGCTCCAGACGCCTCAACGCCTCCAAAATCTGCTTCAGAATGTCTTCCTGACCCATTGCTTTCCATCTCCACCCATGCGTCGAAGAGGCGGTGGATGCGTTGGAGCTCTCCCAGAATTTCCTCCCTCGTCAACCGCATCTCTTTCGCTGCCATCTCGCCCTCCGAATCTTCTCCAATTCTACCGCAGCGGGTAGATGGATAACAAGTTATCTAACCTAAACTGGCCTTCACGTCTGTCACCTTGGAACTGTGGGGTAGAACCTTGGTATCGACCTTCGGATACCGATCCTCGAATCGCTTCAAGACCGTGTCCGCGCTCTCGTATGGCAGGAACTCGTTCGCAAGGGACTCGGGCGTTGCGCTGACCACCCGGAGACCCCTCTCTTGGAAATGGGGGAGGAGACCCTTCAACTGCCGCACCGAATCCCCGTACAGCCTCCGGTTCTGGCTCACCTCGCCGTCGTCCAAGTTCGTCTCCCACGCGTATTGCTGCTCCTTGGACATCTTGAACCCGCACCCGGCCAGGTACACCGTTCGGAACCCCAGCCTGTACGCGAGCTGGAGGGCGATGAAGAAGGTGTTCTTCCACCACACCAGGTCTCGGTCTCGGTTCAGTAGGTTGGATGAATTGAATCCTTCCTTGGTCCCGAAGAAGAACGTGTTAGGCCACTCCTGCCAGGGGCGTTCGAGAACCTCGAACTTCCGCCTGCTGATGATACCGAACTTCATGATCGTCGGGTCAATCAAGATGCTCGGATCATAGCATACGGGCTTGTCCCCGCCTACCCACATGGTCGACCGGATGACCGTGGCCGCGTTGTTGATCGCGAGCACAGGAACGCGCACCCGCAGGCCGATCGCCTTCGCCGCGAAGTCCGCGAGCGAAGGGGCTCCCCCTGCGATGACGCACTCCTCTCCCAGGAACAGATCGTCGATGTCTATCGCCAGCCGAACGTCGTTCTTCCCGAATCGGTAAAACATGTCTCTCCCTCACGCCACAGCGGGGCCGTCAACACCGGCGGCTCCAACCGGGCATCCCTGGGGTCCGAAGACATCCCTGACCCGAACGTACCAGACGTTGTCCGGTCCCAACAGGAATCTCGGGAACATCTTCGTCACCACCGTCTTGACCGACGGCCAGTTGATGTCGTGCCCAAACAAAATCCCATTGAGATTCAACTTCCACAGAGCGTTTCGGATATCGGCCTCTACCGCCTCGGATCCGTGGTCCCCATCCACAAAAGCGAAGTCGAATCCTCCGTCCAGAATCGGGACAATCTCTCGGCTGTTGCCCTTGAGGATCACCGCCCGCGCCCCATACTTCGCGGCCTCGGATCGGACGAACTCCTCGTTCTTCACGTGATCCCACCGCTCACCCTCTTCCAGCGTGTACTTCTCCGGCCCATGGTTATCGGGCTGGGGCTCCCAGAGGTCGATGGTGGTCATGGTCAACTTGGGGCATGTCTTCAAAAGGTAGAGGAAGGTCCGCCCTCTCCAAGTTCCGATCTCCAGACCAGACTTCCACCCAAGGGTGTTGGCAAGATCCGCGATGAAGTGCTCCCGGAGGTACTTCCCGTCCATCTTGGCCCTGATGATCTCCTTGCCCCTGCCGCCCGTCCAATGGACGCATACAGCATCGGGGTTGGCGTCCCCGTCGAGGCGGAGCCAGTTGAACTCCCTGGGCATGAAGCCCACGCTGCCGGGGTTCCGGTGCGCCAGGACATTGAGGATGACTTGGTCGTCCCGGTAGTTCTTCCCTTCCCGTGAAATCGTCGAGCACCATTCGGAGATCATCTTGTTCCCGAACTTGAAGGCCAGGACGCCAGAGTTGAGGGATACCGGACCCTTGCTGAAGCGATAGTAGGGGTCTTCTGCCGCCGCGAGGCCGTGCTTGCATTGGTGGAAGATGGGGTCCAGTGACCCCCGGATCTCTACATCCACATCTGTCCAGACGCTCTCCTCGAATATGGTCTGAGCGAGGGCGAATGGCTTCTGGAACCACCCATCCATGGGGACATGCAGCTCCCCCAAGATTCCCTTGCTCGCGCACCACTCCCGCGCCCGGTCGGTCATGGCCTTCTCGCCAAAGCCCATGTCGATGAACAGAACAGGCAGGGGGTTGTGCCTGGAGTAGTGCTCCCACCACCATGGAAGCATCCATTCCTGTTCACTTCCGCACCCGACGACCACCCCCATCGGCAGGGACGGTCTGCGTCCATCCCATACGGACGACAGAACAGATTCCCTGGAGGGAATAGCGGGGAAGGAGGCCGAGTTCAGGATGGTGCCGATGACCCACGGCGAAAGCCCGTCCCTCACCGCCGAGATGTTCCCGGCGTCCGTCTTCCTGTGGAACCACGGCCCCGCCGTGTCGTGGACGTCGACCGGGATGGTAGCCCACCGTGAGACGAAGCCGCTCTTGACGAGGTTCTCGTAGCGGCCCCTCACGGCCTCGGATGCGAAGACATGGAGGTCGCATGGGATCGTCGGCCTGACCGCGCTGTGGTGCCAACTGATCGTCGGCCACCTCCGCAGCCAGCCCCACGGGGGCTTGCCCTCCGCCGCGTCGCCTCCGACATCATGCAGAACGACGATGGAGGGGTCGATGGACTCGACAACCTCCCTGGTCAGGGGGCCGTGGAAGACCCGAATCCCCGCGTCGTTGAGCATCTGAACCGCGCCCCGATCCTCCCGGTCTTCGAGGCAAAGGAAAGTATGGAAGAACTGCGGGAAGGCGGCGGACATTTCCACAACGAAGAAGGGTACCGAGCCTCGATCGAGGCAACAGGGGTGAACGTGCAACATGACGTTGCTCATGCCGTCCTCTCACTCGGACGTTGTAGGGCGTAACCTACGCCCCGTCACTGCGCCACCGGGCCGTACTTGAAGGAGAGGCGGAACCTCACCCGCTTCTGCGCGAGCCCAGCGTTGTAGAACCACACGTTGAATACCGCGTTCGCGGGGAGGGACGCGGAACCAGCGGTGTCCGCACCGACATCCACCAGCTCCTTGTTCTGGATCTCGATGTCCTCCGCGTACTTCACGACCATGAACACCGCGTCCCCGCCGGAGAGGGCCGTCGCCAGCCCCGTCCGCAGGGTGATCGTCCCGGCCACGGAGTCGAAGTCCGCGATCTCGTACTCGTCATCGCCGGGATGCGTGGAGTCGGGCGCAGGCTCCGCTCCAGGGTTCCGGTCGAACTGGAGCCACATGCCCCTCAGAAGCACCGCCCACGCCTCGTCGGGGAGGTAGACGTTGAGGACCTTGGCACCCTGAACTGCTGGGGCGGTCATCGCCCCGACTTGCTGGGGGTCGATGGAGAACTCGACGATGTCCCCGTCCTCGCAGAACCCCCCATAGCCCTTGCCGCACAGGATGTTGGTCTGGTACGGGAACGACACCCCATGCTTCGTCCACCCCGCCGGGGCGTCGAAGTTGATCCCCTTGACCTTCGACCTGGCGAGAGTCGGATCGAGGTCTTCCACGTCCTGGATCCTGACCGGCATGGGGTCTGTGGTCTCCGTCGCCACGATGGAGACATCTCGGATGTTCGTGTGGGCCGCGTTGTAGGGGCAGACCGTAGGCAGACCCTCTTCCTCGGGCTTGAATTCCGTGTACCTCGCCGAGTCGCAGTCGTCGCAGTACATATAGTACTTGTGAAGAATCATCGGTCTGCCCCTCTATCAGTTGGAAGTCATCAATGCGAAATAGATCGAAACGGTGGTCGCGCTACCGCCGCGATATGCCCGGATAGCGAGCATCACCTCCCCAGCGGGGAGGTTTGCGAAGGTCGTTCCCGAGATCAACTGCACGGTGTTCCCCGAGAACGAGAGCGTCGCGAGGACGTTGCCGTTGGTCACGTCGTAGAGGTCGCAGTACCCGAGCTGCGTGTTCGACGTTTGTGCGATGATCTTGAACGAGGTTGGAGTCCATGCCCCCGTCCCACGGTAGATGGCGTAGCGAATGATCGTCGGGGTTTGGCTGGACGTGTTCACCCCAGGACCGTTGCTGTCGCCCATCGACACCGAGATCTGTGGGCGAGCTCCGGCAACGACCGTGTCCATCTTCGCCTTGTCCGCCGCCGACATGAAGCCGTTGACAGACCCCGTGGCTGCGGCATGAAGGCTTCCCCCGCCCCTGTTCCCGTGGCCGTGCGTATGGTTCGAGCGGGCCAGTGATGTCGCGCCACCCTCAGCGTTAGTCGAATCCGTGAGCTCCACCGCCGCTGCCGTGGTGATGTCGTGCTTGTGATCCTGCCGCGAAGCCTCTATCGACACTCCCTTGTCAGCGGTGGCTTTCGTAACATTGACCGGAGCCGTACTGGTCAAAACCCCTGTCGCGTCCAGCTTGGTCTTGTCATCGGCCCCGAGGAAACCGGGCGAGACACCGGCCACGGCTACCGTATGGAGAGATCCCCCACCCCTGCTTCCATGCTGGCCGTCCGTGATATTCGTCGAGGAGTTGAGGGTTGGGTACCCTCCCGGCTGATCCGGCGACCCATAACCCTGAGACTCCGCAGCGGTTTTGTCGACCCCATTGATCCTGAGGTAGTGAGTCGAGTCGAACTCCGCCCCCAGCCCCTTCTGGATCGCGTTGATCAGCTCGTCATCTGTAACCACCTCGGTCGCGTTGTAGATTCCCGTGGCGGGAACGACGATTCCCCCGAACCTCATAAGGTTCCAAGGAGAGCCGCTGTCGTTCACGAAGATGATACTTCTTGCCATTATGTCGCCCGCCTACGGAAGTAGACGCGAACCTGCGGGTCGGTACAGTTGTTCGCCGAGTTCCAGTAGATGGAGAAGATCCCGCCGACGTTGAAGTCCCCGTTCAGGGTCATGTCCGCCCCGGACGCGGCCCCGCCCGTGGCCTTGGACGCCGCCGCCACCCCGCTCCTCCTCGCTTCCCAAGTGCCCACGACACCCGCGCTCATCGCCCAGGTGATCCCGACAATGGTGACATCGTACGGGAGGTAGACGCCGAGAGCGGCGGAGTACGCCATCCCGTCGAACCGCCGAGCGTAGGACCCGGATGTCTGCACCCCGTTCCTGCCGCCCCCCTCCGTCTCCAGCTCGCCCAGCCACTTCCCCCTGCCGCTGTCGTAGTGGAAAAGGGCGTCGAGGTCGGTGCGGTAGAAGTGGTCGCCGTCGGCAGGGGCTCCGGGGAACGCCGTCCCCTTGGAGAACGCTCCCGTGTCACCCGTCGGACCTGTCGGTCCGGCGGGACCGGCGGTGCCCTGGTCCCCCGTGGGGCCGGTCGGACCTTGTGTCCCCGTCCCTGTCGGCCCTGTCGGACCCTGGACCCCGGTGCCTGTCGGCCCTGCCGGGCCTTGGGTTCCGGTGTCCCCCGTGGGACCAGCGGGTCCGATGGTCCCCGTGTCTCCAGTAGGACCAGCCGGTCCCTGAGTTCCCGTTCCGGTCGGCCCTGTCGGGCCTTGGATCCCCGTACCTGTCGGACCCGTGATCCCGGTCCCCGTCAGGCCAGTGTCCCCCGTCGGTCCTTGCGTACCGGTCCCGGTGGGTCCGGTGGGTCCGGTCGGCCCCTGCACACCTGTTCCGGTGGGGCCTGCAGGTCCAACGGTTCCCGTGTCTCCGGTCGGTCCTGTGGGGCCTCTCGTCCCGGTTCCGGTAGGCCCTGTGGGGCCTGTCGGACCCCTGGTGCCTGTTCCGGTCGGGCCTGTCAGACCCCGCGTTCCCGTATCGCCCGTGGGTCCGGTCGGTCCTCCACCGATCCCCGTGGGGCCAGTACCCCCCGAAGGACCAGTATCGCCGCTCGGCCCCGTATTCCCCGTGGGTCCAGGAGGGCCAGCAGGCCCGGTGGGGCCGGTTCCGGAAGGTCCAGTCGGACCTGTCGGGCCGGTGAATCCCGATCCGCTGGGGCCAGTCGGTCCCGTGGTTCCAGGAGACCCGGTCGGCCCCCTGGTTCCGGTACCGGTAGGCCCTGTCGGGCCGGTCGGCCCGCGAGTACCTGTCCCCGTTGGGCCAGTAGGTCCGACTGTTCCACCATCTCCCGTGGGTCCAGTCGGGCCTCGGGTGCCTGTTCCGGTAGGACCAGTCGGTCCTGTCGGACCCCTGGTTCCAATGCCCGTCGGTCCCGTGGGGCCGATGGTCCCAGTACCCGTTGGCCCGGTAAGCCCAGGCGTCCCCGGATCTCCAGTGGGTCCGGTAGGACCGCGAGTACCCGTCCCCGTTGGACCTGAAGGACCAACGGTGCCCGGATCACCAGTCGGACCCGTTGGTCCGCGAGTACCTGTTCCGGTGGGTCCGGTGGGTCCAACGCCAGAATCACCCGTTGGTCCTGTCGGACCACGAGTTCCTGTCCCGGTGGGTCCAGTAGGCCCCTGCCAACCAGTTCCCGTTGGTCCAGTAGGCCCAGTGGGGCCTCTCGTTCCCGTTCCAGTCGAACCCGTAAGACCAGTCGCTCCGGTAGGACCACGGGTTCCCGTACCAGTGGGGCCTGTCAATCCTGTCGGACCGCGAGTTCCTGTTCCTGTCGGTCCCGTTGTGCCCGGAGTGCCCGGATCTCCTGTCGGACCTGTTGCCCCCGGAGTACCAGGGTCTCCCGTAGCACCCGTTGGCCCGGTTGCCCCCGGAGATCCCGGAGTACCCGTAGAACCAGTCGGGCCTTGTGTTCCCGTTCCAGCAGGTCCGGTGGGACCTGTGATTCCCATTCCAGTAGGACCCGTGGGCCCGCGAGTCCCTGTCCCGGTGGGCCCGGCAGGTCCGCTCGGGCCAGGTTGTCCGGTTGCACCTGTCGGCCCTCCAGCGGGTCCGGTTGGACCCGTCATGCCCGTCCCCGTGGCACCCGTGGGCCCCGTGACCCCCGTCCCTGCCGGGCCAGTGGGACCCGTCACACCGACGCCCGAAGGACCTGTCGGACCGATGGTCCCCGTGCCCGTCGGCCCCCTGCTTCCCGTGTCCCCAGTCGGGCCCGTGAGACCAGATGTCCCGGTCAACCCCGTGGGTCCCGTGATCCCAGCGCCCGTCGGACCAGCGGCACCAGTCGAACCCGACGGCCCCGTGGCACCCGTCCCGGTGATGCCGGGACCGGTGAGGCCGGTCATCCCCGTGGGGCCGGTGGGTCCGGTCGGACCAGTGGGGCCACCGAACGGACCGGTCGGACCAGTAGGTCCGGTGACTCCGCCGTCGATGCCGCCGCAGATGTTCCTGACGCCCATCTATGGCACCAGACAAAAGTCTACGCCCTATTCATCTCCTCGATGACGGGCTCCGCGAAGAACGTGGCCATCTCGGTGTGGAACTCGTCGACGAAGGTGGGGAGGCCGACCCGCCCCTGGAGACGCCACTCCCCCGGGGCGTCGAGGTCTCCGGGCTGGGTCTTGTACCGGATCTTCCCGTCCTTCCCGTCGGTCGAGAAGTCCGCCAGGCGAGAGAACCACCCTACCACGGGCCTTCCGAAGACGATGTACCTCGTGGCCGCGTTGCTGATGTCCACGGCGCCGCCCTCGTCCACGATCGTGATCTCGAAGACGACGCCGACATCCCCCTGACGCACTGTTCCCAACGAGGCCATCGACCCCCCGCTTCCGCTTCGGCGCAAGGCGGCGGAGACCTTCCGTCGGACCTGGACCACCGCACGGATCGCGGGGAAGGGGGGAAGGCCGGGCTGGACTACCGGCCACACGACGGGCTGCTTGGGCTCCATCTCGGCCTCCCCCCGACGCCCCCGTGCTACGGGTTGTTGTTGAGGGAGTCGATGATCTGCACCCAGCGGGGCAGGGCCGCGACCGCCGTCTGGAAGTCGGCGTAGTTCATGTTCGCCGCGACCGCCGCCCGGAGATCCTCGCGCTCCTCGAGCAGCGCCACGACCACGTCGCGCAGGTCCCACACGTCGCAGTTGCCCCGGGTGAACTCGGGACGGATCTTCACGACGTTCCCGTCCCCGATGACCTTCGGATCGCCGCCGCCAGCAGGCATGGTGACCTCCTCTTGCTCAATGTGCCTCGGCCCAGAGGTACGTGCCTCGAACGGCCGAGAGCGCCTTCAGGAACATCTCCCCGTCGCCGGGGCGAACCACCTTACCGTCCTCCGACATGATGCCGTCCTTCATCATACCCAAGACGACCCTGCTCGTCGTGCCAGTTTCCTCCACCGCCACCCCGCCCCGCAGGGAGAACACGGCGACCGGCTCCTCCGACCCCGCGGACATGATCCGCACCTTCGCCTCCCCCCCGAGCCCCAGCCCCCTCCTCCTCCCCTCGAGCTCCTCCACGGTGGCCGCCCAGTTCCCGGCGAACGGGACCGCCTTGTCGTCCACCGTCGCGTCGAAGAAGACCTTCCTGGAGTACCCCTCGGCGTCCGTCTCCGGGTCCTCGTTGATGTGGTCGAACGGGATCCTGTTCTTCTCGAGCAGCCGCCTGACCTCCCCGAGGTCGGACCTGTGGGTCCAGACGACGACCCGCCACCCGGCCTTCATCAGGTACCGCAGGGCCTCCGTGGCGCCTGGGAGGGGCGACTCGTCGTCCTCGGACAGGACCGTTCCGTCCAGGTCGACGGCCACCACGGGCCTCTTCCGCCCTACCACTTCTCGCCGAGCTTCCGCCATTCCGTCAGGCCCTTCAGCTCCCTGATCCTCTTGACGACGCCGTCGGCCTCCCCGCTCTTGAACCGCCTCCTGTCCACGATGTCGAAGGCCGCGTCCTCGTCGATCGCCTTGATCTCCACCGCGACCCCCGGGTGTACCGGCGTCCCCACCAGGTGCTTCCCGGCGCTCGACCGGAGCCACTTCCTGTCGTCGCCCTTCACGATGGAGTAGCCGTTGTCGATCGCGTAGACCCGGCGCTGCTCGTCCATGATCCAGTTGTTCGCGTGGCGGTCGATCTCGCCCCGGATGAAGTCGAACGCCGCCAGGCGGTGCAGCCACGGGTTCGTCCTGTCCTCCCGGTAGTCGTACCCCTTGTCGATCCACTTCCACGCCGTCGGGCGGTCCACCCAGGCCTGGACGCTCCCGTACCCGACCTTGGAGATCTCCCTCCCCACCGTCGGCGGGACGAGGTCGAACCCGAACAGGCGGTCCAGCTCGAAGGATACCAGCTCCCTCTCCGGCCCCGTCACGTCCAGGTCGACCGACTCGCAGTACCTCTTGTTCTCGTACTGGCAGTGGATCGTCTTGAGGGCCGCCCGCCTCGTGGTCACCGGCCCGGAGTCCATCCCCGTCATGAACTCCACCCGGTACGGCCGGTGGATCCCCACCCCGATGGGCTCGACCAGTGTCTCCTCGCCCCCGAGGAGCGACCGGCACATCATGTCGCACGTCCCGGCGTCGGCGTCCTTGGGCTCGGCCGTAGGCCACGAGGGGCCCCCCGCGGTGGACCTCATGTTGGCGAGGAGGCCAATACCAAGCGGGGAGCCTGAGGCCCGTTCATCGGACCGCAGGCCCCCCGTGAAGAGCCGCATCCTGGCAGACTCGGGGGTCCGCATGCTCCATCACCGCCCGGCATTAGTCGCCCGTGCAGAGGAACCGGATCCTCTGGGTCGAGGTCCCGTTCGTCTGGAGCTCCAGGTCGAGGACGCCCGACGGGCCGGGGCTGTTGGGCGTGAACTGGAACATCGCCCCCTTGACCGCCTTCACCGTGAAGGCGACCGCTCCGTCGAACTTCATCTGCGCCCCCTCGCCGTCGCAGACCAGCAGCGCCCACTTCGGGTCCGCGATGCTGGCGCAGAGGGGGGCGAGGTCGACGCTCACCGGGGCCCCGAAGTTGTCGTCGAGCAGCGCCTTCGCGTTCATGGCGTCGCCGTTGACGACCCTTGACAGGGAGATCCCGTCGCTCGTCGACAGGCCCATCGTTCCGCTCGAAGTGAAGGTTCCCATCTCTGATCCTCCCATCTTTGGGAAACGGACTGCCTTCAGGGAACGGGCGTTAGTCGCCCATGCAGAGGAACCTGATCCTCTGCGAGGCCCCGTTCGCCGTGATCTCGATGTCGCCCACGCCCGTGGGGGTGGCGGAGAACTCCCCGAGCAGCGTCTTGAACGCCTTGGTCGAGGGCCCGACGCTGTCGATGTCGACCAGCGCCCCGTCCCCCTCGCAGAGGAGGAGGAACATCTTCGGGGCCGCGATGGACGCGATCAGGGGGGCCAGGTCCACCACCACCGGCCCGGGCCCGAAGTTGTCGTCGAGCAGGACCTTGGCGTCGAGGGCCACCCCGTTCGATGTCTTCGAGAGGCTGATCCCGTCGCTCGTCGAGAGACCGGCCTGCATGCTTCCGGTGAAGTTGCCCATCTCACTCCCTCCTTCACGACTCCTGCGGAAGCAGGAATGTGTGGGTGTGCCCGTCAGACTCCTCGACCATCCCCATGACCAGGACGGGGTGGTCGTGCCCGTTCACCACGTCGGTCTTGCCCCTCACGACGGAGCCGTCCTTGGCGCGGATCACCATGACCCTGTGCTTGTGCTCCGGGGCGGCGATCCCGGCCACCTGGCTCGTGACCGCCTCGATCCGCTTCTCCCCGACCTCCGTCCTCGGCATCCAGTGCCACGCGCTCACCTCGTCGGGGACCGACTTCTCGGTGTCCCCCCGGAGGCTCCACTTGCTGCACGTGCCCCCGGCCGCCATGAGAAGGTTCCACGAGGGGCACCGACCCACCCCCTCCACGTCCTTCAGGGCCCCGAAGGACCCGCAGTTCGAGCAGACGTGGGCCGCCCCGACCGGCTCCTCGTTGACGATCTTCACGAGGAAGAGGCGGTCCCCCGCCGAGGTCGTGAGGCACCACCCCTCCTTCCCCAGGGAGTTCAGGGCGGCCGCGTCGACGTTGGACGCCAACAGGATCTTGTGCAGGTATCGCTGCATCGCGCTTCCCTCCGAACCGTCCCCCCGGTTAGTACACCGGCGGGGCCGGAGGCGGCAGCGATCCCGGCTTCTTCGGGTTGCTCGTGACCTGGTCCGAGGCCGTCGGCGCCGGGTCCTGCGGGTGCGCCCAGGCGCGGAACTGCCCGGGGGCCAGCCGGACCTGCCCGCCCATCCTGGCGAGCGAGGCGGCCAGCGCGGGCCCGTGGGTGGCCTCGCCCGTCTGGGCGGCGACCACCTTCGGGATCATGTCCGCGTTCCCGGTCCTGGCGAAGGCGGCCATCTGGTCCCGCTCCGCCGGGGGCACGCCCTGCGGCCCGGACCCGGGGATGTTGGACGGGACGCGGGGCTGCCCGGTCGGGGTGAACTGCTTGTTGACGTCCCCCTCCCGCGCCCTCTGGGACTTGGACACCTTCCCGGCCCCCGATCTCGCGTAGCTGCTCAGGCTCATGGGTCCCTCCGAAATGCGCATACCGTATGCGCGTCAACGGGGCTGCATCTCTCCCGGATTGACTTCCCCACCCGGGGAGGCCAGCGCCTCCATCCGAAGTACCATTGTAGTGTCCCGCGTCGGGAACGTGGAGGGAAAAGTGTCGTCGTCCTTCCCCACCTCGTCGCCCTCCAGGTCCAGGCCCCACATCCGGTCCTCGGTGACCGTCTCGACCTTGGATATGTCGGACGGCATCCTGCCGAACGGGTAGGGGTTCTTCGACACCTTCACGGGCCCCATGTAGACCTTCTTGACCTTGGCGGCTTTCGGCACGTAGGGCATGTCGAACTTCGCGCCCTGGAGGCACACCCCGCGCCAGTCGAGGGGGATCACGGTGTCCCCGACGCTGATCTTCTTCGGCCTGACGAACGAGGGCGGCTCCTCGGCGACGCCGTGCTCGACCATGATCTTCCCAGTGTACTCCGAGGCGGGCCTCGCCCCGTTGGAGATCAGGTCCTCCAGGGCCTCCTTCGCCTTGTCGGGGATCGGGAGCTTGTCCCACCCCGCGTCCTTCAGGACCTTCTCGATCTCGTCCTTGGAGACGCGCCCCTCCCGTCCCGGTCCCTCGGAGGGGCTAACGACGAAAGGGCTGGCGGCCTTCTCGATGTCCCCGACGACCCCGGCCAACCATTCCTTGCCGAAGGGCTCCCCCCCGTCGACGCCCTTCCCGACCGACCTCTTGCCGCGCTTGAGGTACTCCCCGAGGGACTCGGCGTCCCCGCCGTTCGTCATCCGGCCAGATCCGCCCTTCTCCCCCTCCCACATCCAGTTCCCGCCGTCGAGAGCCTGGTGGACGCCGACGTCGAGGTCGCCTGGGCCCCCGTAGGCGTGGTGGAGAACCCTGTCCCCGCCCGGATGCACCACGGTCACCGAATGCGAGTACTTGAACCCCGCGTCGGTGAGCGCCTGGTGGTACGGGTGCTTGTCGTGGTCGGGGTGGAATCCCTGCCCGGAGGAGTTCGGGTCCTGGATGCCCATGTGCCCGACCTTCTTCGCCTCCGGCTTCTTCGCGCCAACGGATGCGGACCCCTTCGGAGCGAACTTTCCCGAGCGCCTGGGGTGCAGCTCCTCGCGGAACTTGCCTTCCTTGTCGAGGTCGATGGACTTCTCGACGGCCTCGCCGGACGCGAAGGGGCCGCCGACGGCGCGGAGCCTGCGCTCCTTGTCGACGTACTCCTGCGCCTCCCCGATCGCCGCCAGGTCCCCGTCGACCTCGGACGCCCTCACCTTCTTCGGGAAGAGCTCGAAGCCGCGGTGGATGTCCAGGCCCCTGCGGAGGGACTTGTTGACCTGGACGCCCTTCTCCGACATGTTCCCGCCGCTCCAGACGTCGCGTCCCTCGTTCATCTGGTCACTCCTTCTTCTTCCCGTACGCGTGCTCGGGGGCCAGCTTCCCCTTCTTCTTGGCCTGGCCCTTGAGCCAGCCGCAGACCTTCACGGGGTCGTCGACCTCCTCGCTCGCGCGCCTGCTCCCCTTGATGGCCGCGACGCACCCGTCGAACCCCTTCTCCCCCACCCACTCGACCAGGGACTCGACGTTCCCGGGGTTCCCCATCCCGGCCGCGTCGGAGACCGCGTCGATGACCTCCCCGCTCGGCGCGACTCCGGGGGACGCGCCCCTCGCGCGCTCGATCGCCCCGTCCATCTTGGCCCTGAAGTCGCTCATCGCCTGCATGGCCCCGCCGCCGAGCACGTCCTTGCAGAAGCCGTCGACGGCCCCCATGGTCTTGTGGACGAAGTCGGCGTCCTGCCCCTCGGGCTCCCCCCCGTCGGACTTCCCGATCGGCCACGCCACCCGGTGCGAGTGCGCGTGCCCCCCGACCGGTGTCTGGTCCGGGGCAGTCCTGGTGTCGATCTCCCCGCCCGACCCGACGGCGCACTCGATCATGTGGGCGTGCCCGTTGTTGAAGGAGGTGAAGGACTTGACCCGCCACCCGGCCACCTCGGGCACGGGCGTCAGGAAGTACTCGTGCTGGTGCCCGTCCTGCGCGTCGGTGATCCCCTGGATGAGGGAGGGCACCCCCTCTACCACGGCCGCGGAGGCCGCGGGCCCCTGCGCCGGGAAGAGGTCCCCTCCCGACGCGATGGACGTGGTCGTGATCCCGGGGGAGGACATGGACGCCTGGCCGCCGCCAACGGCGACCTGCTTCTCCGACACCCCGATCTCGCCCACGACCCCGGGGGCGACCCAGACCAGCCGCACGGAGTCGGCCATGAGGGAGCCGTCGACGGGGAGGTAGAAGGCGTGCTCATCCACCTTGGCGACGTCCCCTGCCATGTCCCGGTCGGCCATCCACTTCCTCACGGCCTCCTCGGAGGCGAACCTGCCGGAGGCGAAGTAGAGCCCCCCGATGGTCAGCTCCGGCTCCGCCACCTCGCGGTGGTGCTCCAGGATCCCTCCCGTGAAGACGGGGGACAGGACCTCTCCCGCCCGGATCGTCTTGAGGTAGGACTCGCAGTAGGAGCAGGTCCTCTTCTCGCCGATGTTCTGGGGGCGCCACTTGACGATCGTCCCGACGCAGCACCCGCCCATCTTCCCGGTCACCTCGACCGCGAGTCGGCCGGTCCAGGGGTTCTTGTCCATGGAGTGGCTCCTCACAGGCCGGCGATGATATCGCCCGCCTCTTCCTGCGTGATGAGGCCCGCGGCCGCCGCGTCGCGGACGGCCCCGACCTTGAACTGCTTGACCTTCTTCGGGTCGAGCTTGTACTCCTCCTCCTCGCTCCAGCCGAACGCCTCCGTGGCGCTCGCCATCTCCTCGGCCAGGGCGCGGGGGATCTTGACCTTGGCCCCCATGTCCTTCTCGGGCGCCGCGGGGGCTGGGGCGGCGGGCTCCGCGGCGGGCGCCTTGGACCAGACCTTGTCCCGCCTCTTCGCGATCTGGATGGCGGCGGCGCGGTGGACGGCCGCCCTGGAGAGGAAGAACACCTGGTCCGCGCGGGAGAAGTCCTTGTTCTCGGACTTCTTGACGTTGGCGTTGGCCCTCCCCTCGAGGGTCCCGATCTCGCGGTTCATCTCCGACCACTCCTTCGGCTCCTCCCCCGTCCAGTTGGCCTTGGGGACGTAGTTGAGGAAGTAGCCGCGCTTCCCGACGAGCCCGACCTTCTCGGCCTGGTGGATGAAGTCCTCGTCCCTCTGCCGGAGGTCGTCCTCGGGGACGTTCGCCATGGTGCTGATGACGGCTTCCTCGGCCTCGGAGAACCTGCCGTGGGCGTCGTGGTGGGGGTTGAACTTGAGCAGGCCGCCGGTGGCAGACTTCAGGACGGACAGCCCGTCCCCGCCCCTCGATGGAGCCATGCGGACCTCCTGTCGGGAAACGACCATCTCGACCGCCGTCCCTACACGATGACGGGGTCTGCGAGCTCCGTCCTCGTCCCCGCCGAGTCGATCTCGACGGCCTTGAAGGCGGTCCCCCTCGTGACGGAGGAGACCCCGGTGGCGACCGCGAGGGCCGCGGCGTTGGAGTCGTCCACGTCCTCGATGAGGGCGCGCACCGCGCCGACCTGGTCGCGGTAGAACATGGAGAAGGGCTTCGGGCCCTGGAGGGCCGCGCTCAGCTCCTCGGCGATCGGCTGGAGGAACTCGGCCTCGGACCCGGGGACGCCGACCTGCGGGAACGACACGTAGACGTTCTTCATCTCGGGTCTCCTTCAGAAGACGATGACGCCCTTACCACCAGTCTTCCTCGACCTCCCCGCATTGTCAATAGGCGACCGCTCCTGGTTGACCGACAGCGGCATCACCAGGCCGCCCCCGACGACCGGCTGCATGAAGGCGTCGCCCCCGAACTCGGGCGACCTCACCGGGGGCGACACGCCGAACGCCACGGACGGCGGCGGCGCCTCCGGCGGGGCGGCGGGCTGCCTGGCCGCCCTCGGCCTGCCAGCCTCCGGCGACGCGATACCCGCATCCTCCCCGTGAAACCGCTCCTCGAACCGGTAGTGGAGCATCGAGCAGTTGTGGGACACGATTCCCCTGGCGACGTAGCTCCTGTCCTCCTCCACCTCGAAGTGGTACGCCGTCCGTGGCCGCTTCATCTCGACGATCTTCACCGAGACGACCTCGATCGAGGTGAACTCGTAGAGACCCTCGTGGTTGGCCACAACCCGCAGAACCTCGTCCCGGCACCCATCTACGCCGTCCTTGATCCGTTTCCCTGAAAACCGGAACACCTCCCATCCGTGTCCCCTCAAGTAGGCGTCCTTCTTGGCGTCCCTCTCCCGCGCCTCCTTCGAGTTGTGCCAGTTCCCCCCGTCGCACTCCACCGCGACCATCAACTCCGGGAGAGCGATATCAAGGAACCATCGTCCAACCCGAAGATTATGAACCGGCTCGAATCCCGCCCCCACGAACGAGTCGAACATCTCCCGCTCGATGTCGGTGAAGTGCCTCAAACGGCAGTTGAAGGGGACCTGACGATCGGCAATCATCCGTGCGATAACCTGCCGACGAGCCCTCTCCCTCCCTTCCGGGGTGCGAAGATGATCGAAGAATCCTTCCCGTGCGTGGAGCATCTTCATCAGACGTGACTGCCGCCCCCTCTTCTCGGGCGTGTTCACCAACGGAAGAATTGTCCTCAGATGCTCTCTTACCTTCTCCCTCTCCCCAGGATTCGACCTGATCATGTCGGCACGAGCCGCTGTCGCCGCCCTTGCGTTCGTGGTAGCGTCTCGCACCCCCGTCACGTATTCTGACCGGAGAACCTCCGCCTTCCCCTCGGCCTCTACCCGCTCGCGCTCCCCAGGGTTTTTCCATCTCGCGTTTCGCCCCTTCCCGACGCACCCGTCACAAAACTTGCGCGACCAGAGGATCTTCATCCCGCACCTGACGCATCGAGAGGCCAGGCACTGGACCCTCATCCCCGGCTTCAGGTTCTCGGCCTCGACCCATGAACCATCCTCAATCTGGAAAGGATGCTCAAGGGTGACACGATGCGCATCAACAGGATGCGTTCGCCCGGCGAAGTTCACCTCCACGCATCTCCCTTTCGTGTAGAGAGCGGGCTCGTACTTGACGATCGGACGAAATCTTCCGGCATGCGTCAGAACTTCAACCCCGACACCCAGCCTTCCCACCGGTGCCCACCCCGAGCGTGTCATAACTCTCGTCTTGGCATCGAGATAGGACATGAAGGCGTCAGGCCCGTGGTCGTCCTTCTTGATCGGCTTCCCGTACTTGTCCCGGCGGTACCGCTTGATCTGGTCCAGGAGCGTGTGGAGGTTCTCCCGGATGAACAGCTTGCCGGGGGTCACGAGGTACTTCACGCAGTTCCCCACCCCGTAGTCCTTCCACTTGGCGAACTGCACGTTCATGAGGTTGAACCCGGCCTGGTCCACCTCCAGGTTGTTGAACGGGTGGCTCGCGTCGCCGTAGACGAAGAAGTCCTTGTCCCCGTACATCTCCTGCCACATCATGAGGACCTTGATGGCCTCGGACGTGAGCTTGCCCGACAGGAACTCGGACTCCAGGACCCCGATGCACCAGTCGACCGGCGGCCCGTCCGGCAGCCCCTTCTTCGGGTCCGACGGCGGCCTCGTGAACCGCACGAGGACCGACAGGACGAGGGCCGTCTGCCCCTCCAGCCCCCAGTCGATCCCCACGGACTTCTCCGCGATCTCGTACCTCCTGTCCCCGGACAGGCTCTCCGCCACGGCCTCCGGGTCCTCCGCGTCGACCGGGGCGACGACCGGCCACGACTCCGGGACGAGGATCCCGTCGACGAGGGTCGGGTCGTAGATCGGGCGCATCCACTTGGGCCGGTTGTTCTCGTACTCGTTCTCGAAGACGTCCGTCCCCCGATTCATCTTCTTCGCGAGGATCAGGTTCTCCCTCTTCTGGAACCCCCGCGTGTGCCTCCCCTTCCCGTCGCACCCGGCGTACCTCCACCCGACCTGGTTCCCCTCGGGGTCGAGGCTCGGCCTCTTCTCGGTGAGCGGGCACTGCGTCCGGCAGAACTCCAGGGCCTCCGGGTCCCCCGGCGTCGCCGTCACGATCCCCTCGGAGCATGGCGCCATGGAGTCGTAGCAGTTCCAGTTGAACCGCCTGAACCCGCGCTCCTCCGCGTAGTCCCAGATCTCCTGGAACAGGCCGATCGGGTAGTGGAAGGTGGAGAGGACGACCACCATCGAGTTGGGCTCGGACATCGCGCCCTGCATGGCGGTCTGGATGAGGTAGTCGACGTTCTGGCTGGACTGGCAGGACTCGTCGACGATGAACCCAGGGTTGTGCTTGCCTCGGGTCTGCTTCTCCGACGCGGAGATGATCTTCAGCAGCACCCCGTTCTTCAGCCGCGTCTCGGTCATGAGCGGCTCCACCTCGAGGAGGGACGCCGACAGGACCGGGAAGCACTCCCAGAAGGACTTCGTGTACTGGTAGATCAGCTTAGCTTGTTCAGTGGATCCGGCCATGCTGGTGAACGACATCCGGTGGTAGACGAGGCAGAGCCAAACGAGGATGGCCGCGCACAGCGTCCCGCCCGACCCGCGCCCCTTCCACAGGATCGCCTGGTTCGCCCTCCGGTAGAACATCGTGGAGATGAACTCCACCATCGGGGGCGAGAGCTTGATCGCGAGCCGCCTCGCGTCCTTCAGGACCCATAGCTTCTTCTCGATCAGGTCCCGGATCTCCCGGTCCTGCCTCTCGGCGAGCTGGGCCTCCGTCTCCCCCTCGGCCGCGGGGCGCAGGAGGTCCGGGAGCCCGTACGACCTCGGGTCCTGGGACTTGGCCCTCCCGTCGAGCTCCGCGTCGATGCGGGCGAGGTAGGTGAGGTCGTTCCGCATCGCCGCCATGTCCAGCTGCGGCGCCTTAGTTTTGGTTCGGCTCACCCGTCACCCCCATGGCGGACGCCGCGCCGACCTGCGTGAGGCGGTTCACGACATCCCGCCTGCGCTGGATGAGCTCCTCCGTCGACATCCTCGACAGGTCGACCGTCAGGTTCAGGTCCACCGGCGCCTTCGAGATGATCCCAGCGTCCATCATCAGCTTGACCCTCTTCTCGCAGGCCGTGATGGCGGTGAGGAGGAAGTCGTTCTTCGCCTTCGGGTTCTCCGTCTCGGAGTAGTTGAACATGGCCTCCTTCTCGATCTCCTCCAGGTGGGCCATCGCCTCCCCCATCTCGGTGTTGCGGTCGGCCTGGGCCGCGAGCTGGGTGAAGTGCTCCTTGATCCACTTCGAGTCCCGGACGATCGCGTTGCGGGTGACGTTCAGCTCCCTCGCGATCGCGGTGTGGTTCAGGCCCCGCATCTTCATGCGGAAGACCTTGATCCTCCGCTCGTAGGTCTCCTGCGTCGACGGCTTCGTCGCGTACATCTCACTTCTCCTTCCTGTCCTCGGCCTCCTCGTTCCTCGGCCGCCCGGCCCTCTTCGAGACGGCCTTCTGGATCTCGTTCCTGACGAACTGGAGGGCGAGGGCGCTGGACGTCCCGTCGGGGTAGATCAGCCGGAAGGCCGCCGCCCTGTTGACGAGCTTGCCGACCTTGAGGGAGTCGATCCGCAGGATGTCGGCGAGGTCCTCGGAGTCGAAGCGGACGTTCGACCAGAGCCACTTCCACCGGGCCTTCTCGTCCCCCGGCATCGCCCCGGCCGGGTCCCCGAAGGCCACGGGGAACATGGACCACGCCGTCACGAGATTTCGGAGCACCGGGTCACGGACGAGCGGGTGGAGGTTCTCCGCCCGCGTCTGCTCCCTGGCCTTGAACTCCAGGACCGCCGTCTCCTTGTCCGTCATTCTCACCCCACTCTGAACGAAGCCGCAATCCCACATGATTGTAACGCCAGGGGAACGGTTTGCCCAAGAACCTAACCGCCACCGCCTCCTCCACGGAGAACCCCCGGTCCCAGGCGTAGGACAGCCCGGCGCGCAGGACGAGCGCGTCGAAGGCCGGGCCGTTCCACCTCCCCCAGTCGAACGGGACCCCCGCCCTCTCCCAGACGTACCTCGGCATCCCCCCGTCGAGCCGCAGGGCCGACGACGGGACGGACATGAAGACCGTCACCGCCCTCCCCCGGAACCCGGAGAGGACGTCGGCGTACAGGCCCCACGGGTCGCGCCCCCCGACGTCCACGACGTCCACGTCCCTCTCGGCCGCCAGGATCGCCCCCGCGGCCCCGGACGGGTCGTCTCCCGTGTACCCGACGTACCTCATCCTCGGCCCGCACAGCCTCTCCCACACGGGCCAGTTCCCGGCCAGGTCCACGACGACGACGTGCCCGAACCCGTGGTGGCGGCCGAAGAGGCTCCGCCGGACCTCGACCTGGGCGTCCCACGCGGTCATCGCCTCGCCGTCTCCACGAAGGCCCCCTCGATCCTCGCTATCGCCTCGACGTACGGCGCCGCCTCCCCCTCCCTGCCCTCCGGCACCCCGACGACGGTCCACACCATCCTCGGCGGCCTCGACGCGTCGAGGGGCCCGACCTCCCCGGCCCCCGACCCCGCGAGGGACTCGACGAGCTCGTCCGTCATCAGCCCCTCCACCGCGGACCCGTCCCGGATGCTCGCGATCAGCGACTGGAGCCCGTCCGTCCACCGGCCCTGGATCATCTCGTTGTTCAGCGAGACGGACAGGGCCTTCTCCTCGTCGTCGGACAGGTCCACGACCACGACCTGTGTCCTGTCCTCCCCGTTCCTCCTCAGCACCTTCAGCCGCTGGTGGCCCCCGACGACCCTCCCGGACCTCTCGTTCCACACGATCGGCTGGACGAGCCCGTACCTGAGGATGCACCTCTCCAGCCCGTCGAGGGACGCGTCGTCTATCTCCCTCGGGTTCCAGTCCGCCGGGGAGAGGGAGTCAAGCGACCTCTCCTCGATCCTGAACTTCCCCAGTCCCGCCATGGAAATCCCCCCCAACACGGCCCCGCGCCCCGCGGCCGACCACCTCGACCCGCTGGCACCTCGGGTTCAGGCACGACCACGCCTCGTGGTCCAGGTCCACCTCGCCCAGTCTCATGACGGCGAGGACCCGCACCCTGCCCCCGCACACCCCGCACCGCTTCCACGCCCCCATCCTACCCTCCCCCCGGCCCTCCGCCGGAACCCCCGTCAATCCTTGTTCTCGAACTTCAGCCTCCCGATCGGGTCCGCAGCCACCTGGTCGGCGACCACCGAGCCGTCGTCCGTCGGGTCCAGGTTCGCCTGGTACAGTTGCGCGGCCTCCGTCGCGTACAGGTACTTCACCCGGACCACCACCCCCGGCGCCACCTGGCCGACATACTTGTCGTGGATCGTGACCTTCCCCACGGACACGAGCCGCCCGGAGTCCAGGGCCGCGACCTCCACGGAGGACTTGTCCCCGTTCCACTTCAGGACCTCGACCGCGATCTCGGCGTAGAACTTCACCTTCACGGCGATGGCCTTCGCCAGGCTCGGGCGCCGCCCTGCCTCGTAGGGCGCGTCCAGCCGCTTGAACACCACCCCCTCCTTCCGGCCCGCCCGCAGGCCCTCGACCAGCACCCCCTTCGCGTCCGCGCCGACCACGAGCGGGACGACCCGGACGTGCTTCGTCGGCTTCGCCAGCCGCGAGGCGAGCAGCCCGTGGCGGTACTCGCACCCGCTCGTCCCCACGTTGGCGACACCGTCCATCGTCATGTCGAAGACGTTGTAGACGTCCCCGACCATCTCCCCGTCGAACTCCCCGACGAACCCGGACATCTCGCGGGCCACTGCCTCCGGGATCGGGCAGGGCAGGCCCCGCTTGTTCAGCCCCACCACTCCCCCGCGGGTGACCTTGATCATGATTCGCTTTCCGTTGATCTTCTCCTGGGCCCCCCACCCGTCGTCCCCGACGAGCCACCCCAGGTCGCTCTCCTCCGCCCACGTCAGGAGCATGGGGCGCAGACCGGGGTCATCCTCCGCCTTCGCGGCGGCCTTTTGGGCGGGGGCCGCGGCCCTGGCGGCGGGCTGCGAGAACGCCGGGGCGTCCTCGCCCTCGGAGTAGCCCTTCGCCCGCTTCTGCTTGAGGAGACCCTCGTAGACCTTCTCCGCCTGGGCGCGGGACACGGGGGACTTCGTCTTGGCCCCTCCCTGGACCCACCCGCCGACGGGCCCGAACTGGAAGTTCACGAGCCATCCGTTCCCGGACCGCTCCATCCAGACCGTGTACTGCTTGTTGCTTCCGCCCTCGACGCAAAAAAGTGTGACCGACTTCACTCGCTCACCCACCACAGACCTCCTGATGCGGACACCGCCCGTAGATGTGCTTCGCTGCATTGCAGTTCCAGCACAACGTCTGAAACCCCTTCGGGAAACCCTCCCGTCTCAGCCAAGCATACAGCGTCGTCTTGATCGCTCCCGTATGACGACGACCACCACCGGCTATGTGATCAATCGTCAAAAATTTAATATCACTTTCCCCACAACACCCGCACACCTTCCCGTAGACCCCGAACACTTCTTCGCGCAACTTTTGATAGCAGCGTAGGGACTGCTCCCGACGCATCTCTGGATTCTTCTTGATCCACCTCTTGACCCAGAAATCAGTACGTTCCTTTCCGCGAGTCGTCAGACGATAACGGTGGACCGACGCATTCCTGGCCAACCTACAAGGGTCACACAAAGTCTTGCCCACAACAAACGGGCGCTTCCCACATGTTGGGCACAACCCCGCTTGTCTACGTCTGTCCCTACGCTCGCGATCACGCCTCGATCTTCCGGACTGACCGGTCCCTTTGACACCTTGCATCTGACACCTCCTTCTGGATGTCAGTATATTGCATCATAGATTAAGATGCAATAGGCGGTGCAGTACAGGGTCGTCTTCTCGGCCGCCGTCATCGTCGCCATCCCGTCCTCCTCCGGCTCAGCACCGGAAAGCGTACGCTCCCCTTCCGAGGGCCTGGTTGAGCAGGTCCTCCACCGCGCCCCACTCCCTGTCGCTGTTCGAGAACGACAGGAAGCCGTCCCGCCTCTCCAGGAGGGAGTAGGCGAACGACCTCCCCGTCCTCGGCAGGAGCCCGACCGCCCCCTCAAGCATCTCCAGCAGGGCCTCGCGCTCCTCCCCCGGCTCCGCCCCCTTCAGGTCGAGCACGAGCCCGACGATCTCCCGCATCCTCGGGGAGGCCTGGAGCCCCTTGGCGAGGTAGTCCCTGGCCAGCGAGAGCAGGCACAGGTCGGGCTCCGGGTTCCCGGCTATCGACGCCGCGCAGAGGGACCCCTCGACCTCGGCCAGGAATGTGGCGTTCCTCTCCCGCCCGGCCGCGGCCCTCCGGTCCTCGCGCCACTCCCTCGCGGCCTCGCGGATCTTCCTCTTGTCGTGCCTCGGGTCCATCTTCCCCTCCGTTACGCCCTGGACGCCGGGGTCTCGCAGCACATGTCCCCGTCGAGGCAGTACACCGGCTCGTCCTCGCCCTCGATGCGGACGACGTTGCCCATCTCGTCCTTGATGGGGTGCCCCCACTGATCCATCAGCGGGAGCGAGGTCCCGGACTTCGCGGCCTCGACCAGGGCGGGGGCCGCCTTGGCCTTCTCGTCCGCCACCTCGATGAGCTGCGCCCAGTACTTGGGCATCATCTTGCGGGCGGCCGCCATCTGCTTGGGGGACAGGGGGGAGGAGAACCGCCTCTCGGAGTCCGCCTCCCACTTCGAGACCTGCTTCGCGAAGGAGGAGAGGATGATGGCGTCGAAGCCCGTGAAGCCCCGCCCGTTGGAGTGGACGGTGACCCCTGCCCCGCGCTCGTCGGCGGTCTGCCGGGCGTAGACGGCCTTGAGGGCGTGGACCACGAACTCGTCGGACCGCTCCAGGGCTCCCTGGACCGCCGCCTTCTTCGCCTTCTTGGTGGCCTCGGTGTCCCAGCTCATGGTCCCCTCCTCACTCATCACACCTATATTATATAGGTTTTCCCCCTTTAGTCAACGGCAATTCCGGGGAAATCTTTCCGGGAACGTAAGGTTTCCGCGTCACTCCGGGCCCCCGGCTGGCGTATAACCCGTGGCGAGCAGGAAAGGAGGCCATGTCGGCCGTCCGGCGGGCCTTCGGCAGGGCCCGACCCCCCGTCAGGCCCCCCCCGCCCTCCCCGGCCATGACGTCCCCGACCCAGGCCGCCTCCGCATCTCCTCGGACGACCTCCGCCGCCGCCGCCCACCCCCGCGTCTCCTCCTCCGCGTTCCCGTCGAGGGACAGGACCCGCACCCTCCCGCCACGCCCCCTCCGCGAGATCTCGAACCCGTGGCTCGCCCCGCCGACCTCGATCCAGAGGACGACGCGCCCCCCTCCGAGCTTGACCCTGATCCCGACGTCCTTCTTCCCGAGCCTGCCCGCCCTGAGGACGTCGAAGAACGCCCTTGGGAGGATCAGCGGACCCGCCACCCGACGAACCTCCTACCCTGCTCCTTCGCCCAGAGGTCGGCCTCAGCCTTCGAGCAGAAGGAAACATCCTTCTCCTCGCCGCCCTCAAGAAGCGCATGGAAATCCCGCAGGCGGCAGACTCCCCGCGCCCTGCCGTCCTTCCCGCCCAGGACCCCGTCGACGACCTTCCAGTAGGACTGGCCGTCGAGCGCCTGGCACCACGAGCACTGCTTAGCCATCGGGCCACCTGGACAGGATCCGCAAGACCCTCCGGACGTACGCCGTCTGCTCCCGCTCCTCGAAGTACGAGCACCCCGCGCACCCCATCCCCCTCGACGGGCAGGCCTCCGGGTAGGACATCCTCAGGTCCATTAGGACGACCCACCGGCGGCTGTTCCAGCAGAATCCCTTCTTCCCTCCCCCCCTCACAGGCTCACCCCGTCGACTTCCTTCGGGATCCTCCCGGCGAGTTCCATCAGCGGGTTCCTCCAGAACGCCCACTCCCGCTCCTCGCGCCTACTCCGGCGCCGCATGTCCCGCAAGCTGTCCTCCTCCCAGGCGCCCATCCAGCACCTCGGGTTCCCCTTGTTCAGCCGCTTGCAGAACCTCCGCTTGAGGGTGGAGAGGCCGTCGAGGTTGTCCTCGCAGACCGTCGGCCAGACGTCCCACCAGATCGTGTCCCACATCTGGCCCTTCGGGGGCTTGAAGTCGAAGATGTCCCCCTGGACGATGGTCAGCTTCTCCGCGTCCTTCCCCAGGAACCTGCGGACGTGGGGCCCGACCAGGTCGATCACGTCCTTGGACTTCTCGACCACCAGCACCTTCGTGACCTCGGGCTTCCGGCACGTCGGGATCAGCATGACCCCCAGGCCCATGCCCGCGATCAGGACGTCCCCGTTGGCCGCGTGGACGGCGCAGGAGTTCGTGTCCTGCTCCATCTGGGTGTCGCTCATCATCAGGTCCCCCCCGACGACGAGCCGGGCGTACCTCCCCGGCGGGACGTACTCGCCCGAGCGCATGTTGACGGCCGCCCGTATCGACGTGAACCGGCTGGCCTTCTCGTCGACCTCGAAGTGCGCGACCTTGGCCTCCCCGCGCTCGCCCTCGGGGACGACCTCAACCATCTTGGGCCACTCGATCTTGAACCAGGTCATCCCATCCTCCACGGCTCGCGCCTCGCCTTGTTGACCTTCATCATCTCCTCCTGCTCCGCGTCCCGGATGAACCGCCAGACCTCGTGGAGGGCGTCCAGGCTCATCGCCAGGAAGTCCTCCTCCTTGATCCGGTAGCGCCTCCCCGCCACCCGCGTCATCCCGCCCGTGATGAGGCGGACCATCTCGCGCTTCCGGTGGTCCGCCTTCCGCATGAGGCCCACCAGGGGGTTCTTCTGGAGTTCTTCCTGCCCCTTGGCGTACCGCTCCTTGGCCTCATGGCAGGAGGTGCCCCCGGCCAGGTCCCCGCTGGCGCAGTCCGCGCACTTGGCGGGGCAGAAATCGCACGACGACCCCATGTCAGCGTCCTCTCCGCGGGCTCTTCCTCAGTGCGCCGCACTTGCACACGAAGGCGAGGACGTCCTCGCCGAACTCGTTCTCGGAGACGTCGACTACCTCGACGTCCGCCTCGTCCACCTCCCCGCAGTCGGGGCAGGACACCACGATCCCCTGGACAGCCGCTCCGCGCATCTCAGCCTCCTACCCCCCGAAGGCGGCGGCCACGGCCGACGCCAGGGTCCTCCGGACGTACGTGCACAGGTCCCCGCCGCGGGAGATGGACACCTTCCAGAAGGTGTCCGCGCCGTCGGACTCGGCCGTGATCTCCACCCTCCAGTCCCGGGCCATTTTCGCCAGCATGCTCTCTACGCTCATCTCCCGCCTCACTCACTTGACACATATATTATATATGTTTTCTAACATTAGTCAATAGGGAATCCGCAAAAATCCTACAACACCTCCGCCGTGAAGGCGTGCTCCTCGGCGGTCTCCTCCTCGTCCATCCCCCCGAGGAGCGCCGCCGCCTGGGCCTCCTCCCACCGGCACCGCTTGCAGAGGCGCGGGCCGTACCTCCTCAACCGGCCCCACATCCCCCGGTACAGCGTCATCCTCCTGCGCTCCATCTCCAGCCCGCACATCGAGCGCAGGACGCCCTCCCCGAGGTTTCCCTCGACGACCTCCCACACATGGAACTTCGGCTCCCTCTGGAGCAGCGAAGACCCGACGTAGAACTTGCCGCGCTCCGGCTTCACCGGGAATCTCCAGGCCATGCCCGCCTCACGTCTTCCCCCTCCCCACCCAGCACTGATCGTCCCCCTTCTGGTGGATCGGCCCCCCCGACTTCCCCTTGGGGACCAGGGGGTCGGAGGGCCCGATCGGGTCGCGCCCCGCGCCCCTGTCCCAGCAGGTGCAGTAGTAGGAGTCCCTGCCCTTGAACCCCGGCTTCCAAAGCCTGGGGACTATTTCCATCGTCTTGTAGAGGGCCTCGATGTCGGCCAGGCGGTCCTTGATCGTGTTCGCCGCCGCCACGTCCAGGAGACGGTTCCCGTGGCACCTGGCGAGGACCTTGCACACCCCAGCGAAGAAGTCGATGCCGACGCCCTTCCGGTCGTCCGCGCCGTGCTCCCCTACCGTGGCTTTCATGACACCTCCATGATCCGCTCGCAGGTCAGGATCTCGTCCCGGTGCCGCTCCATCCACCTCCGGCACCTCCTGCACCACCCCTTTTTGGCCCCGTTCAGGTAGTAGTAGGCCGTTGGCTCCGCCAGCATCCCGCTGTTGGCCTCGAACCCGCACGCCGCCCTGACCACGACCCCACGGGGCTCCCCGGCGTCGAAGAACCAGTGGGCCTTCGACCACATGCTCTTCCGCCTCTGCGTCAAGATGCAGATGCGGGCCTTCACGCCCCCTCCATCATCTTGTGGGCGACCGCCACGTTCCTGATCTTCTCGACGATCCGGCTCACGAGGTCCTTCACGGCCACGCACTCGACCCTCCCCTTGACGGTCCCGTCGAGGTCGATCTTCGCGTTGTCCGCCCGATCGGGCCCCCCGGGTCCGAACACCGCGTCGTAGAGAAGGCCCGCGACGTCCCCGTCGTAGAGGGTGAGGCTCACCTTCGAGTGCTCGTCGTACGCCGCCCCCCAGGAGAGGGCGAAGTCCCCCTTCGAGCCGCGCTTGATGGAAAACCGGAGGGTCGCCCCCACCTCCTCGCCAGCGGACCAGGGGACGATCCTCGCGCTGTCGCACCACTTCGAGTGGCCCTTCTGCATCACCTTCTCGACGACCTCAGGGATGCGCCAGGTCACCAGATACATCAGGTCTTTCCCCGCCATGACGAACACGCCATCACCTCGCCACGTCGAAGAAGTCGAGGAGCCTCTTCCTGTCCTCGCTCGTCACCCAATACTCGTCCACGAGGTCCCTGGCCTCCAAAAGGCCCATCCCGGTCGCGGACCGGATGGCCTTGATCGCCATGGTCTTATTCCCCGTGGGCGATTCGGGACGGCTCTCGATCGCGTCCTTGAGGATCGCGTAGTCGTTGCGGGACATGGTCCCGATCTTCCGGGGCCCCATGATCGCCCTGGCGACCCTCCCCTCCGCCCCGTCCTCCGCGATCTTCTCCACGATGGGCTGGACCAGGTCGCAGAGGCGCTCCGTCTCCCCCCTTCCGGCCTCCACCGCCCTCACGAGGGCGGAGACGGCCTCGGTCAGATCGCGCAGCGCCGCGAGGAGCCTCTCCTCGTTCACGGGGCCGCCTCCTGGGCCGATGGGTCCCATACCAGGGCCCAGCCCGGCCCGCCCTTGATCAGGTCCGCCTTGCGGCGCAGGAGGTCCCGCGCCTCGCGCAGGGCCTCGGCGTCCCACTCCCCGTTGATCTGGAGGGCCTGCCACCGCAGGAAGGCGGCCGCCTGCTCCGTGGTGATCTCCCTCTTCCTCTCCCAGAAGGAGATCTCCCAGCACGCCCCCGCCTTCTCGCTGACGTTCTCCACCGGCTGGCTGGCCCGGTGGAACACGATGTCCAGCTCGGCCTTGATCATGATTCGCGCCTCTTCAGCACCTCTGCCCACTTCTCGCCCCACTTCCAGGGCTTCTCCAGGAAGTCGAGGAGGTCCGCCGCCGTCCAATCCTCGACCTCCACGAGGTAGCGGGCGACCGCCACCACGTTGGCGTAGACCTCGTGCCACTCGCTCACGCCACCCCTCCGACCTCGGCGGGCTGGCGGTTCAGGTCCGCAGCCGCCCCGACGAGGCGCCTCACGGTCTCCGCCGGGAACTTGAACGTCTTGCCCGAGAGGTCCTCGGCGAGGACCGGAAACCGCTGGGCGCGGAGGTTGAGCCCCGTGATGCGGAAGATCCGCCCGTTGCTCTTGAACCTCGCCCC